CTCCTGCCCCTGTTCAAAAAGTAGGTAGAAGCATGATGAGGAATAATGGAGCTACTAGGGCAAGTAGGTTTGGACAAAAATTAGAATATGGAGTTAATAAAGTCGCCCTTAACGCAAGTAAGGCTGGCAGTATATTATCCGGCGCAGGAGGCTGGTAAAACTTATGATAGTATTTAGACGTAAAGAATTTTCTATTCCTGAAGGACATTATACTGGTCCTAAGGATATGGATAAAGTTCCAGGTGTAGTAGAAATGGCTACAAAAGGAGCTCTGGCTGGTACTGCTATAGGTGCTATTGTAGGTGGAATTAGCGAAAATAGGCAGGTACTTGATGATGCAATAACTGGTGCCAAATACGGTACTCTAACTGGTATAGTTGCTAAGTTTTTCTTAAATTATCTTCATAAACCTATGAATCGAGTTAAATATCAAGAAGTTGATAAGGCTATTCGTAGACAATTTGGTGTTTACCAGATTCAAGGTATTACAATTGGGGATAGCATAAGTAAGAGAGCAAATATAAATGAAAAATTTGAGTTTAATGACAGAGATGTTTCCAAATATAAACTTAATTTTGCAATCCACGATAATACTGTAACAATGTATACGTTTGGAATGTCCAAAGAAGAGTTTGAGAAAGTTGATAAAACATTAGATTATTATTGTAAGAAGTATGCTAAAATGGAATATAGTTCAAGAGCTATTAATCCTAAGGTCTATTCCTATGGAGTAGATATTACTTTTACAAATTATCAAGTGATTTGCAACTTTATTATGGAAATGAGTGAATTACTAGGAACAAAAATTAACCTCTTAGATAATAATGCAATTGTAGCCTCAAGATTACAAGAAGCTTCAGAAGATATAAAAACCTTTAGTGTTAGTGATCTTAATAAATATGACCTTATGAAGATTTTAACTTCAGGTCTTGGAAAAGGTATTGCTTCTTTTCAAAAAGGCGGAAAACAAATGGCATTGAAAGCAATTAAAACTGTAATAGAAGGAGTAGCTAACAAGTTCAAAGATGATGAGCTTATTAGACTTGGTTTCCCTAAGGCTATTACTAGAAAAAGTTTTAATAATAAATTCTTAGAGGATACGCTAAATAAACTTCATTATATTGAAGGATTTAATTATTCTACCGGTGATATCGATTGTGATATTCAATTAGGATTAGCAAGTGGACTTTTAGTAATTTCAGTTTCAAAAGATTGCGAAAATTTAGAAGATATAGATAATGCTATAAAAAAATTAATGATAAAATCAGATACTGGAAAAGTAATTCTTTATACATACACAATAAAGACTAGAAATGAATTTGAATTTATCATTAAGAAGTTTATGAGTACTGGAGTTAAACCAAATATTTTTGAAAAATGATTATAGTTGAAAAATGTTATTCTTATTCGTCAGGAAAGATGATAGAGAAACTGATTGAAAAACTAGATAAGAATGGATTTGAGGACTATGAGGTTGTAGATAAAATTCCTAATGATGTAATTAGTATTATACCAGATCAAAGTAAGGTAAAAATCTATATCCCAAATAACCTTGAATACTCTCAGTATGAAATAGACGACTTCTTGAGAAAAGAAGCTAGATTTGTAAGAACTAATACTGAGCAGGTAAACAGAAATATCTTAGAAATGTCACTGAACGGAACACTTCAAATGTCTCAAATATATAAACTGATTACTTATATTATCGATAAAGAAGGATTCTGTTCATTAATTAATGAATAAATGGAAAGTAATAAGGAAGGTATGGTGTCTTCTCAATTAGAGAAAGCCAATAAACTCTATTCTATTGGAGCACAAGCCATAAAAATCCAGTTAGCATTAGCTGGTACAGATTTTGTAGTTCTTAGACCAAAGGATAACTCTAAGTGGAAAAATGTATTTGGAGGCACTTATTCTTCTGATAGTACTTTAGAGAATGATTACGACCAGTTTACAACAAAACTAATAGTGAATCTTAGCGAAATGAAAGATGTTTGGAATCGAAATAGAGATACACTGGAGGTTATTACTAATGATGGTACGTTGGAAGTTGGTGATGAACTACAATATACGAGAGACAAGAGAACTTATAGATTTAAAGTAGTATTAAAACAGGGTTATTCTGAAACTGCTAACGTAATTTATAACTACACCTTGATGAGTATAATTGAAACACTAGATGAATAATGGATACAGAGATTAGAAAAGAAAATAAAGTACAAACAGGTTGTGATCAATTTACAAGTCCGGAAGAAATATCTGCCTTAAGTAAATATTTAAAAAAGAAAAGACAAGCTCTTGATGATAGCATCAATCTTGGAAAGGATAACCTAGGGGTTCCAGGATGGAGATCTGGTTCGTTGAAGGAAATAACCTCCTTAAGTGATAAAGTTGAAGTCTTGGATACCCGAGGTAATTCTGGAATTATATCTAAACTAAAGGACAGTAGAGAAACATTAACTACAAATAAAAATGTAGGGACTCTGGAAAAACAAAGAGAAACTATCCTTGGTAATAAAAAGGAAACTACTCTTGATGATGATATTGAAAATATTGCACCAGGTGAAAAGAATACTTCATTAGGAACTAAGAGAGAAGATCTAAAAATAAATGATAAAACTTCATTATCTGGTTACATAGACTCAATTATAGATAATCAAAAAGATCCAAGTCTCAGTAACGATCGTTTAGATATAGGGGAAATTAAAGATCCCAACCTAAAAAAGGAAAGAGAAAATGTTTATTTTGCAAAAGAAATAGATAAAAATCTATCATTAAAAAGAGGAAAAGATACTATTGTTGATCTAGAAATAGATGAAAAACAGAAACTTGATTATAATCTAAGAGAAAGATTAAAAGTTGAGAAAACTGTTGATGCTTTGCAAAATAAACTACTAGATATAGGAAAAAATTTCTCTGAAAATGAATTAAAACAGCAAGAAGGAAATATAATTAAAGGTGCTAGTGATAATGGATCACTGATTTGGTTAAGCGGTGAGAAGAAAGAAATCGAATCTTTAAAGAAACCTAAAAATAATATTGAAGGTGAGTTACCAAAGCTTAAGTCCTTAGGTGAAAACAAACCAGTTTCTTCAGCAATTAATGAAAACGGAGAAGTTGAAACATTAAAAAAGACTAAGAATATTACAATCCCAGGTAAGATTAAAGATCAACCTCTTAGTGATACTAGGGAAAATATAGATATAATAGAACTAGAAAAACTAAGTAAGGATCGTGAAAACTTGGGTATAAAAGAAAAAACAGAATTGTCTTCCTTTCGAAGTGATATCAAGGTTAAAGATGAGAAAGGCGTCAAACTCAGTAAGGAACGAGAAGACATTAATGATGTTAAGAAGGTTGAAATCATTGGAGAGCCAGCTAAGAAACTTATCAATAAACCTAAAGAGGAAGATGAAATAAAACTGGAGAAAGATATAGAATCTGTCCAGGGAAAAATACGAAAAGATGAATTAAATACTTCTAAAGAGAATATTATAGGGCAGGCTAAGGAAATAAAAAAGTTAAATTCAGAACCTGAACTTTTGGATATAGGTAAAAAGAATATCTTTTTAGAAGATAAAAAAGAAAAGATCAATGGAGATATACTTGAGCTGAAAAAACTTAATCAAGAAAAAGAAAATATTGAAGTCAGTGATAAAGTTCAAGAACTTAATACAAAGCAAGAAGAAGTTATCGATTATCCAGATCCAGAGGATGATAAAATAAAACTTTCAGGCGAAGCTATTAATATTAAGAAGGAATTAGAGGATAAAGAAGTTTCTGAATTAGAGTCTAGAGTTGATCGAATTGATACTAAAGAAATAAAAAATCTTGATTCAAGTCTAGAACAAATTCAAGACAAAGGAAAAATCCTCGATACACCAGAACTTAGCACAACCCATGAAAAAATTGATCCAAAGTTAATTGATTCTTTAGATAATGATCATTTAGAAACGCTTACTCCACAAGTTGATATTAATCTTCCAGATCAACCAGCTAAGAAAATTATAGAATCAGGGGACAAGATATCCGCACTTAAAGATAATAAAGAACGGGTAGTAAATAATGAAAATATTGAACCTGATAAGTTAAGTAATACTAGACTTGATCTTGAAGAGAAAGAAGTAGATAAACTTAGTGACAATTCAATTAAAGTTCTAGATGGTGATAAGGAAATAGAGGATTTAAGCCAAAATCTAGAAAATATAACTGAAAGTACTACTGAACTAGAGGAACTTAGTAAAAAATTAGTATCAGTTGAAGATATTTCAGAAATTGAGAGACTTGAAGATAATAAAGAACAAGTAGTAAATAATGAAAATATTGAACCTGATAAGTTAAGTAATACTAGACTTGACCTTGAAGAGAAAGAAGTAGATAATCTTAGTAATACTCGACTAGATTTAACTACAGAGGACGTTGATCTAAGCGATATCTTACTTGATATTTCTCCAAACGATATTGACTCACTCAGTAATAAACTTATAGACCTAGAGGTAACAGATAAGTTTAATTTTGAAGGTGAAGAAGATACTAATATTGACTTTAGGGGAGAAGGACTTAGTAAAGAAAGGTTAGATTTAAATACAGAGGATGTAGATCTCGAAGATGAATTAAAACCTATCTTACCCGATAGCACTACTAAGCTGAATGGTGAAGGAAAGGCTGATCATGCACAGTTCAATCCAGACACTGATTCTCTTTATGATATTGCTTTGGCAGTTACTGAAACAGATATTTACAACTTTGAAGGGCAGGTAGATACTAATATTGATTTTAAGAATGAAGGTTTAAGTAAAGAAAGATTAGACTTAACTACAGAAGACCAAGACTCTCTTAGTGATATTAGAAAAAATATTACACCTGACGACCTAGATAAAATAAATTATGGCTCTAATTATAAAAGAGATGAAGAGGATGATGAAACCCGTGATGATTATAAACATACTGGATTTCAAGATTCCCTTAGTAAGTCTAGAGAAGATGTAGAATCTGATGATACGTCTAAAACAAATTTATCCTCTGATGGAACCCATGCACAGTTTGACCCTGAAAAGGATAAACTCTATGAAGAGAATATAAAAACTGCTAAAGATGATACTACTAAGCTGAATGGTGAAGGAAAGGCTGATCATGCACAGTTTGAAACACTGGAAAATGGGTCCCTTTATGATACTAACTTGGGAATAAACGAGACTGATAAATTTAATTTTAGTGATAATACTGAACAAGGATCAGATAATGAAAACCTAGCCTGGAATAAAGAATTATCAGATAATCTTGAAAATGCTAGTAAAGATGATGAGTCCATAGATCACAAACAGTTTAATCCAGAAACAGATACATTATATAGATCTGCTGAAAAAGCTAAGGATAATGATGTAGATAAAATAAACTATGGACCTAATCACAAAAGAGATGAAGAAGATGATCCGACAAGAGATGATTATAAACATACTGGATTTCAAGATTCTCTTAGTAAGTCTAGAGAAGACGTAGAGGAAGAAGGAGATGAACATAGACAATTTGATCCAGATTCGGACTCACTATACGACTTGGCTATTCAGGCAGAAGAAGATGAAAAAAATACTGCTGAAAACTTAAAAACAATATTAAACTCTAGAAATAAAAGCTTAGAGCAATACTACAATAATATATTACGCTTTGCAGATAATAAAGCACTTGATAAAGGTTGGGCAAGTAAAGTTAAGTCTTTAATGAGTGCCTACTTAAGTGGAGGTGAGGTTACAAAGGCACGCGCAGATGAATTTGAACAACAACTTTTTAAAACTATTCTGGGTGATCAAGGAAATGTTCAAATGGCAGAGTATAAACTTTGTGTAAGCTGGACTAATGGTATTAATGCTAGTAAATATCTGAGATATGTAGCCGAACAAGCAGCTGGATTAGTAAAGAGTTCATCTGGGACTTGGGTATTTGGTCCTAACCCCTATGGAAAAAGTAGCGTAAGACAAATACTACTTGATACAACCTTAATGACACTTGTTGCAGCACGAAGAGTTCTTGAGATTTCTACAAAATCGAATAGAGATAGACTCCCAGGAAAAGATGTCGGAATCTTACAAGATGTAATTGCTGGTGGAGGAACTAAAGAATTAGCTAAAAAAGCTGCAAGTAAATTAACCAAATCAGTAATTAATAATGTAGCTTCTACTTTTGGTGCACAACAAATAGACACATCCCTTCCTATGAATAGACCAGAAAAATGGAAAGATGAAAAGGGTTGGGAATATGGTAATAATAGAACAAACACTTCAAGAGGTGATAAAAATAGTAAGGACAAAAATAAAAGTAATAGTTTTTCACTTAAAAAACTGGGAAATGCATTAGCTGCCGCTGCGGGTGAAGCATTACTTGGTGCGCATCCAAAAAAAGAATACGATTTTAAATCGAATTATATGCAAGGATGGGGCATAACTACTACTCTTCAGGATTTAGCAGGGGTTAAGCCAAATGATATACAATCAGTTGAAGATCTACGCACTGCTATTAAAAGTAGTCCTTATATGAATGAACCTACTAAATTTACTGCATCTAAACAAAATCCTGGAGGAAATTTAATAACTCTAGACGATAACACCCACTGGGAAATTATTCTAGAACCTTTTTGTGGTAAGGAAAATGGTGGGTATTCATATCTTCCATCATTAGCTGAAATTAATATATGGAATGCAGCACATCATGGAGTTAATACTGGATATAATAAATGGATACCTTTTACAGGTTTTGACTTAAGTAAGAGTAAAATGTCTACTAAAAGTCTTAACTTGTTTGATGGTGAAATTGTATACCCTATTTCCATGGAATTTACAAACGAACTAAGACTAACCATTGCTGATGATGCTTATAAATCTTGGAGAACTTACTTTGAAAGATGTTCCGATGCAGCTATATATAGCAGTGAACCTCATAAGATAGACTACTATAGTAAAGAATCAATAGGGTTTGGCATAGGTTCTTCATTAGTATTATTTAGTGATATTCCTCAAACGAAGTATCCAGATCCAGCAGGTATTACGGCAATTGATAAATCTTATGTTTGTCCTGCATTATACAAAAATGTAACTTTCAGATGTATAATTTATAGTCTTACTCCACAACTCAGTACTATTTCTAAATATGATCTTCTAGTTGTACTTAGAGATTTTGTAGAAGAGAGAACTGGTGATATTGATTCCGGCGGTAGTGATTTAAACCTAGTCTTTAGTATTGTAGGTGAGAACCCCACTACAGAACTTAATACTACCAGTTCATACTCTGCAGCGAATAAAAAAAGAAAAGCTCAGCTAAAAAAAGATAAAAAGAAGGACAAAGTAAAATTGGCAACTAGTGTAGTTTCAACTGCATTATCACCTGTATTAAAAGTCGTCGGATTATAATATGTATGTAAGATTAGGAAAAACAAAAATTAATTATACTTCTCCGGATTATGATGATTTCATGATATTTGCAGAAGTACCTGATGTCTCTATGTCCTATGAGAAACCAATCTTAGTACATACAAAAGATGAACTTGATATATGGTTTGGTAGGAATTTTAAAGATAGGGACTATTTTGATGAACTCTTAGAGTCTGGAGTAACACTATTTCTTTACAAACCTGTTTCAGATGAACCAAATAAATATCAAACCGATTATATAGATTACTCAACTTACGTAAATGAAAAAGGAATCTATTATATAGAGGATAACTCACAAATAATAGGGGAAGTAATTGGAGAATTTAGTTTTGTTGGTTTACCTGAAGAAGGAGATAATGGAATATTATATAAAGTTATTCATGATGATGGAAAATATGAAGTAGGATTAAATTCTCTGAGATATGACCTTCTTATATGGTTAGAGGACTGTCATGATTATATAGATGTAGAAGATCTAACACAAAATACTGGTGTTAACTCAGCATCCCTAAGTAATCGTGATGTTCTTAGAATCTGTAAGGTCGATTCAGATATTTCCTACTGTTATCCAAAATTTGGAGAACAATTTGAAGAAAAAAATTATACACTTTATTACAACTATAATAGAGGAACTTGGAATTTATTACCAGACGTAGTTATTGAAAATCCAAATTATACAGCGCATAGTCTAAAAGAGCTTGAAGAAGTAGTAGTAAACCCTAAAGTTGGTGATACTGCAAGAATAGATTGGGAGTATAGTTCTAAAGTAATTGATACTACAAATCTTGACTTGGAAAAAATTAATGAAGGTTACCAAACGTTAGTTTTTAATTATAACTTCGACAATGCTGACTTTTTTCAGAAAGGTTCTTATATAATTCTCCTAAACAAAGAAGGAAAAAGAATTATTATTGCCAATACTATAGGTGATATAAAAGAACCAGACCTATTACCTGACTCATCAGGAAAGAATAAATACTATGACGAACAAAGACAGTACACTAGCAGGGAATCATTCGAAAGAGTACTTAAAGAACTTGGCTATACTCTAGAAAATGGTTTAATGAAGGCGTCTTTTGCTTGTCCGGTAACTTATTTCTACAATATTCCAGGTTTAATCCTAGAACCTAATTTCGAAGAAACACACAACATATTATCAGAAATAACATTAGGTAGTTCTAGAATTGAATTCTGGAGTAAAACAATTGGTAATTCTGGAATAAAGGGAGATATTAGTATTCAAATTAATTCATTAGGAGACGACTATTATCAATTTATTATTAGTAGATATGATTACTCTGAATACTTTGAAGGATCTTTATTTGAGAATGGTGAAGAAAGAATAGACTATATAATTTCTAAGGAAAGCAACCTGGTATATTGTAAAGTAAAAGAAACATATAAGGATGAAAATGGAGAAATCAAATATTATACTATTGATGATATTCTGCCAGAAGGATCTTGGGTAATGAAACGAAGTAATATCGAATCAACTACCAGAAATTCATATTGGAAATCAACAGAATTATTATTCAACTCTACAATATTATTTGACTATTTCCTAGTTCCTAATCCAGAAGTATATTTAAAGGGATTAGATTATAATAGTATTTACACAACTCTATTAAATTATGCAATTGATAAAAATTGTCAAATACTAATAGAAAATACTAAAACTAACTTTTCCTATAACTATATCAAGGATAAAAAGAACTTTCTTATATACTTCTATAATAACTTTATACTCAGTGATGGTAACTATAGACCTGGATATTATCTCTACCTATTAGCAATACTTGGTGATATATACTCCCTTACTACAGACGTTGTATTATATCAACCGCCCAACCCAGCAGTAAATAAAACAACTGATGGTATTGTTATAAATAATCCCTATGAAAATACTAACCTTGTAGAAAACTTAGAAGCATCAAAATCCAACTACTTAATTGAAAATGGTCAAATGTACTTCTATAAATCCTATCAAGATGGTCCTAAGTATGAAACAAGCGGTATTATGAGATTTGTATTGGGAAAAGTTGCTAGAGAATTAGAGAAAAAGAAATGGCTTTTCTTAGGAGAGCATATGACTGGTAAAATTCAAGAAAAAATAGAAAATGTTATTAATAAAGTTAAGCTAAACTTCTCTGTAATTAGAAAACTTATAATTACAAACTATGAGGCAAACTTTTATAATAACAAAATAGAATTAACACTAGAGACAGAAATTAGCGACTTAGTCAAAAATCATATGACTCTAGACATAACTTTAAACGTAAATAAAAGAATATGGCAACAGTAGCAAGCCTGGTACGGTCAAGTGAATATAGTGGCCGTATGCAATTTATTGACTATCAGAACACTTACAAGGATAATAACAAAGAATTCCTTCGTGGTGATATGTATGAGTTAAAGGTTATCAATGCACCTAAGATTGTTTACTATCCTGGTGATGATATCATTAATGCTCGTCTTAATAGTGTTCAGGTAGGTATTGATTATTCAGCAACCGGTATTACAAAACAAATGCGTGGTGGATGGCGTATTGAACAACGTACTAATCAAAGTACAAGTGGAACTATTACCCTTAACTTCGTTGATCGTGAGGATGCTTCTATTACGTATTTTGTAACTGACTGGCGTAATAAGATTGCTGATCCTGAGACCCGTTACAGCTTCCGTAAGGATGACCTCGTAGCCGACCTTCAGCTGATTATTACTAATGCTCAGCGTATTGATGTAAAGACACTTACTTTCTATAACTGTCAATTCCAAGACGCTCCGCTGAATGAAAACGGTGATCTCGATAGTGAAAGTGATCGTGCAGATATATCTCTGACCCTCACATTTGAGCACTATAACAGAGAACATAATAATATTTAATAAACCTAGGGGGATGAGTGTAATAGCTTGTCCCTCTTTTTAATAAATTTTGGTATGATAACATTTAAACAAAAGATATACAGTGATGTAGATAAACAGGTCTTTATTGAATTTCTCTGCTCATTAGAGGGATTTAAAACAAGAACTAAAAATCTTCATTGGTCTGCTCCTAAAAATAATATACATACCCGCCTTGATGAATTTCTGGAAATAATAGATGAGTATGAAGATGGTCTTGCAGAAGGGTATATGGGAATCCTTGGACAAATGGGACCAAATGAAATCAACGGAATTCCGTGTAATGCATCTGACGCTATCTCCCTAATTAATGAAGTAGAGGAAAGAACAAAACAATTTTATGAATCTATTCCTGAAGGCGTTGAATTCAAAGGGATAACTAGTGAGTGCGAAACATTTATCCAAAATATACAAAAATATTCATACTTATTTAGCCTTTGTGTATAAAATGATAGTAAAGAGGAAGAAAAAGACCGAAGAACCTAGTAAAGCTAAACATGCAATTAATACTGCCGCTTTAGGTTATCTCGGTGGAAAAGCAGGTTCACTGACTGCTGGTGGTATTAGTGCTAATAATCAAACCCGAGAAGTCGGTAAAAGAATAGCTGATCTTCCAAATAAAATAAAAGCTGGTGATGAACAAGCAGCTAAAACATTACAAGGTATTAATTCTAATCCTAAAGCTTTTAGACAAGAGTTGATAAAACGCTCTATTACAAGTCCTAGAACGATGAAGGCTATGAAATTAGGAAAGAGAGTTGGTATTGGTGCAGGAGTTACTCTCGGTGCACTATCCTATCTTAAGAAAAAGAAAGATTATGATAATACTAAGAAATAAAAACTTCTCTGAAAGTAAGAAAGGGCCTGTTTTCAAACCAGGTCTTCATATCGATGGTAGAAATAAAAACGGAGAACGAGTATGTATTCCGGCTTACATAGATGAAAATGGAGAAATGAAGGAACTTACAGAAGAAATTTGGAAAAAGTATCATCCGGAGGAAAAGAAATATTCAGACGATGATAGTAAAAAACCAAAAAGATTACGATTTCTTCGCCGCTTAGCTGACCATAGTGTAATGAAGCACAATAGGTTAGCGACACACGATAATTCAATGATGTACAATAATTTAGCAATGCACGATCAAATGCATCGTGATGCCGTCAACTCTCATGCTATTGCAACTATGGGACATCCTATAATGTAGATACACTATGATAGTATTAAGGAATAAAAATTTTGGAGCTATACAGAGAATAAAGGATCAGTATAATGGTAGTTTAAAAGAGTATCGTGATCCTAGGGAAAAAGAGATATCTTATAAGTATATAATCAATCCTATGAAATCTAAAACGCTTCCAGAGGATGTTAGAAATAGAAATCGGGCATGGGCACAATACAAAGGTCAAAATCCTGACAAGGCTGAAAAAGATCTACTTAAACTACGACACCGGGAGGCTAAGAAGATGGAGTTTAAGTATAATAATCCAAGATTAGGGGCTATAAAAGATGTTATAGAATATAAATCCTGGAGAAAATAGTATGATAATACTAAGAAATAAAAACTTTTCTTGGTTTAATTTTAGCAAGAAAAAATCATCTGTAGTAAAAACTCCAGACTACACATGTCCTTCTATATCTGATCTTCCCACTAATATGCAACAAAGCCTAAAAGGAGTTGAAAGAGTGTGGAAAAAGCCAGATGTTCAATCTTTATTGAAGCAACTAGGAAAAGAAGTTGTGTCTGATGTAACTCCTTTTATGCCATGTATAGATCCTAAATATGTAGAGCATGTTCATCGTGAGATTATAGTTCCTTCAATGGCCGCAGATGGATATCCCAAATCAACATTAATTTATCCTCTTATGTGGGATATTAAAGGTTATTGGTTACTATGTTTTAATATAACCGAGAATAAATTCGTAACTATAGGAAGTGATGATTATGAGTTTGTTGATGAAGAGCCGTACATAAAAACTTTGCGGGATTATATTAAAGACGATATTAAGTGGCAGATAGAGGAAGAGGATGAGTTTTTAACTATGGAAAAAGATGAAGTGCTTAAATTAGCTCAAAAAATTAAGAAAGCATTTTGGATTAATTAATAGAAAAATAACTAAGAGAAATGATAATACTTCGAAATAAAGAATTGAAGTTTAGAGAGCCGGATGTAAAGGGAAGACCACTAAAGTTTAAAAATAAAGAAAATGAAGATAATTCAAACGAACCTAGTACCGAAAGGATACAAAGCGATGACGATAGGTCCCTGGATTCTAGCGAAACGTGGGAAAATACTGAAGGAGAATGATATTCTTCATGAAACTATCCACTGGGAACAAGAAAAAGAAACTCTGATTATCGGTTTTTATCTTTGGTATATCCTAGAATTCTTAATTAGGTGGATTATTTCTGGATTTAAGTGGAAGAAATCCTATAGGGCAATTAGTTTCGAGCAGGAAGCTTATGAAGGGGAAAAGAATCCCAAGTACTTAACAATTAGAAAACATTACAACTGGATAAAATACCTATGTTGAAGAATAGGTAAATTGAAAGAAGGATGTCAAACATGCTAAAAAGTTTCAAATAGATTTACTAGGGCTGTAAAAATGGTTAAGAGTTGGAGATTACGGGAACAATAGGTGCTCCGATCCTTGCAGTATCAGCTTAGAAACACAATAAATATAAAAAAAAACGATGATAGTACTTAGAAAAACAAAAACATTTAAGGAAAATTTTCCAGAGAAGACCCCACTAGAAAAAGGTAAGGGAAATAAAACGCATAAAATTCCTTCTAAGTTAGGGTTTGTGACTTTATATCATGTTACTAAAGTTGAAAATCTGCCTAGTATAAGAAAAGAAGGCTTGAAGACTAAATATTTTAAAACTCGTGAGGAGAATAAGTATCTTGGAATAAAAGATACTGGATTAATCTATTTAGTCAAAGATAAAAATAAATTAGTGAAGCCAATAAGACCTGGTGGAAGATATGCTCTAGTAACAATAAAAATTCCTACTGATGTTTACAATAGAATGGAGAAAATTGAAGGAGATCCAGAATGGTGGGTTGCTCAAAAGGTGTCAAATTGGAATGAAACTAAAGCAGAGTCATTAAGAAAAGCACACCCAAGTAAATTCGGAATGATCAGTACGGAAGATATTATGAAAGTTTCTACACCTTTAGATTGGGGTTCTCCTGAAAATTGTGTTTGTATTAAAGAGGATATAAGTCCTAAATACATTAGTCTTTGTAGAATCTAAATAAATGAACTTCTAGAAGATTTTTAATGAGAGTGATACGAAAGAAAGATTATATTCTGTATTACTTAGAGTAATATTAATTATTCTTGGTAAATAATAATCAATAAAAAGGAAAGACGATGATAGTATTAAGAAGTAAGGAGTTCTCTAAAGAGAACAAGTATGAGGCATACGGAGATATCGATAAGAATGCTCCAAATGATCCTTACTATGAGAAAGGTATCAATAAGTGGTCCAAGCGTGCAGTTGGGGCTGGTACTGGAGCCATATTATTAGGTGCCGCAGTAGACTCAAAGAAGGGTCATGAGGCTCTAGCGCAAATAGCTGATCATAAAGACAGTATAGAGAGTTCAAAATTCTTTAAGAAGGATCATTTTGGTCATGAAGGTAGCGGTAATTGGTTTGATAAACAGCTACAGAAGGATAGAAAGAGATTTACTGACAAAATCGCCAAGCACGAGAAAGCAATTAAAGAAATCTCCAGTAAGAATAGGGCAATAAAACGAGCTATAGTTGGGTCCGGGTTAAAGAGAATAGGAACTACAGTAGCTGTTGGTGGAGGTGCGTTTTACCTTGGAAATAAGATAGCTCAAAACGCTCGTCGTACGTCTAAGAAAGACCTTAAAGATGTTCTCACACAGGCACGTAAAGATTAGAAAACTTTTGCCTGAAGAACTTATGATGACTTTAATAGTTTAGAAACCAAAAATAAAGATAAAAAGTAAACGAGTGCTTACATCTGGTATAGCTATAGCTCAAGTACGAATGACCTGGAATAGCTATAAATATAAAAAGAAAGCCTTATATACGGAAAACTTCCCATAGCTTAAGTGAAATATGCTTAATATCTTTCAATAGAACTATGGGAACAAATAACAAAATAATAATATAAAATATGAATGGAACACCTATAATTGTACCAAAAGGAATTAGATATATTAGTGATTGGGAAGGATATGAAGAAAATTATATGTTTCCTTTCCCACACATACTAGACAAACAAATTCCTGGCTGTGGATATACTGAATTTTGTATTAAGAACAAGATGAATATAATTTTATGTTCTCCAAGACGAATATTATTACAAAATAAAACAGATCAACATCCAGGAGAAGTTTATTATGCAAAGAATAACTTAGATGAAGCTCTAACTGTTGATAAGGATACAAATGATAGTCCAGGAAAATTTAAAAGTATTAGAGAACCAGAAACATTCTCTGAAGAAGAGTTTAATAAAAGAAGAGCTGAAGAATATATAAAATTACAGAATGATATATCTTGGTATTGGAATTCATGTCAAGCAAATGGAAAACCTGCTAAAATTCTAGTTACTTATGATTCATTCTACCTGATCAAGGATATTCTTATAAAAGCTAATATTTTGCAACAGTTCTATATAGTTGTAGATGAATTTCAGAGCATTTTTACAGATGCAGTATTCAAGTCCTCTACAGAAAATTCTTTTGTTAAAGCTCTACAGGGAATTCCTACGGTAGTATACGTTAGTGCTACTCCAATGATGTCTAAATACCTTCAAATGATGCCAGAGTTTGCATCTCTACCAGCTTTTTGGTTAGATTGGGAAAAAGATGATCCCGGAAGAACAGGGAAACCAAGCCTACTAATACGAAAAGTAAGAAGTATAGGGGAGGCAATAAAACCAATAATAAAAAAGTATCTCGAAGGAAATTACCCAAGTAAACTCTCTGTAGATAAAACGACAGGTATAGTAACTGAAATACAATCAAAGGAAGCAGTAATATACGTCAACTCGGTAAAAAATATAATAAGTTTGATAAGAAATAACAAAATAAAACCAGATGACGTAAATATTCTCTGTGCGGATACTAAAGAAAATAGAGATAAGATAAAAGCTAAACTTGGATCCTCCTATACTATTGGCAGAGTATTAACTAAAAGTGATCTTGCTAGTGGACAAAAACAAAAGAAATTCACAATGTGTACTAGAACGGTATATTTAGGAGCTGATTTTTATAGTACCTGTGCTAAATCTTATATTCTCAGCGACGCTAATGTAAGTTGTCTTAGTATTGATATTTCCTTAGACTTACCACAAATACTAGGACGACAAAGATTAATAGAGAACCCATGGAAAAATGAAGCTGAATTCTATTATACTCTCCCTAATAAAGATACTAAAGAAAATGCTAAAGAACTTGGTAAAAAGATTCAAGAAAGAGAGGATGCCTCTGAAAAACTATTAAGAGCTTATAATTTTGCACCAGAGGATACAAAAGAGGAATTAGCAAAAAATTATGAACATATTTCTAAACTTTTAAATTATAAGGATAATTATATAGCAGTTGATAGAATATATGATCAAAACGGAAATATTATTAATTATATTCCTAAAGTTAATTCTCTTGTTAAAATTGCAGACTCAAGAGCATTCGATATACAACAAATCGACTATGCAGACAGATTTACAGTATTTAATCAAATCGGAGAAGTGTTTGATCTAAAAAGTGAAACTGAGGATATTAATGACTTTTTAGAAAAATATAATAATCTTCTAACTTTAAGAGATAAACTAAAGTTCTTTTGTGAAGCACCACTAAGTGATAAGCAAAGACAAACTTTAATAGATAATCAACTTAATGGTTCTGCTATTGCTCGATATTATCTTGAACTTGGCCTTGAAAAATTAAAAGAATGCTGGTATGACGTCACTGCTGTAAAACAAAATATGCTTAAAGAGGGAAAGTTTACAATTAATGATCTTAAGGAACTAGTTCAAGGGTATTTCCAAATTGGAGAGAAGTATAGTAGTGCTAGAATTAAAAATGACCTAGGAGAACTCTATAAAAGATGTGGATATACAAAACCACCTAAGGCTACTGATCTTGAAAATTGGTTTGAAATAAAATCAACTCAATGGAGAGAAAATGGAAAGAATACTCATGGTTTTGAGATAGTGAAGAAGAAATGACCCTAAGAAATGTCCTAGGGTCACCCGTAAGGGTGGATAGATAATCTAATAAAATCTAAGTGGAACATTTTTACTGACTATTCATGTATATTAGTAATCCCGTAAAAAGTCCGAAAAAAAGTTCCACTTAAAATGCACTATTTTTACTAACTATTTATGTAATATAGTAATCCCATAAAAAAACAGAAAAAAAAGTGCATTTAGTTTTCTTCGTCGTTATCGCTTCACTCCTTTCAGTCGTTCCGCTTACTCCTCAGGAGTCTTATTCAATAGCGTAGCTGCCAAAGCGTTAAACGAAGAGGGTTAAACGAGGGACTGCATCTGTCCCGAGTACCGATGAGTAGCTTTGGAATGCTTCTTTACATAGAGCCGGGGTGGGAGCGTTAAGTGGAATGAGGAATGAAGTGACGAATGTAGCAAGCGAGTGGCGGATGGAATCCGGGCAGGCCGGGATTTTAAATGAAATGCCACTATCGTGGACCCTTGGGCGCTTTTTAGCTCATTGAAACTGTATAATTTGCTATTATTTCCCCTTCCTATCCTTACTTATGATATGATAAAGAAAGATAATATTAAGTATAGCTACAATGACATCTCTTTGGTTCCGTCAAAGGTATCTGATGTTAGTCATCGTAGTGAGTGTGATCCTTTTGTCGATCATGAGTTTATTCTCCCTCTTTTTACTGCTCCTATGAGTAGTGTAGTAAGTTTGGAGAATTATGAATCATTTATGGAACAGGGAATTATTCCTATTCTTCCTAGAAACATTGATTATCAATCTCGCTTAGAGCATTCAACTAGTGGTTCATGGGCTGCATTTAGTCTTCAAGAATTCAAGGATACTTTTTGTGGAGGCCATCTTGGATTGGAAACCAAGCCTGGAATTTTTCGTGCACTAATTGATATTGCTAATGGTCATATGAGTGATTTATATAATGCAGTTAAAAGGGCGAAAGATAAGCATGGCTATAAGATTCAAATAATGGTTGGTAATATTGCTAATCCAGAAACTTATAGGGTATGTGAGGATTCTGGAGTAGATTATGTTAGATGTGGAATTGGTTCTGGTGCAGGGTGTATTACGTCAAGTAACACGTCGGTTCACTATCCAATGGCATCTCTTATTGAAGAAACATATGCAATAAAAAGTGAAATACATGGTAAGTGTAAGATTATTGCAGATGGTGGTATTAGAGGTTATGCAGACATTATTAAAGCTCTTGCTCTTGGTGCTGATTATGTTATGATTGGCTCTGTATTTGCTAAGATGTTAGAGTCCTCGGGTAAGACATATTTTTGTTATCCTGATTCTGACAAGTGGCGAGAATTTAAATTTGATCCCTCTAATCATAAGTATGAGTCAGGTAAGTTTTATGACTTAGATACAAGTACTGGAATGTGGGATGAAATTAAGTTAAGAAAAGAGTTTTATGGTATGGCATCGGCAAAGGGCCAGATAGCTATAAGTGGTAAAAAGACAAAAACATCAGAAGGTCTTACTAGGATGATTCCTGTAGAATATACAATGTCCTCCTGGACAAATAATTTCAAAGATTACTTAAGGAGTGCAATGTCGTATACTGGATCATATACATTAGAAGATTTTATTGGTAAACAAGATTTAGTAGTTATTAGTGAGAATACTTATAACAGTGTTAATAGATAATGACTAAGAAGGTTTGGAAGAAACTCTCAGAGTAGTAAGAACAAGATTAAAGTAGTATATTAAAAATAGTTTTATGTTGATAGCATAGAGCTATTTTTGTTTTTAAGTCGTAGATGCAACGATAGCAAAATATAAGATATGGAAATATTAACATCGCAACTCCCAAGTGGAGGTTATGGATACTCATTTGGTAGTATCAGAATTAATCCTTTAACTTTTCTAGAAATTACTAGATACTTAGAGGATATGCCTAAAGATGATGTCCTAGGAAAGTATTTATATGATATACGAATGCTTCAAAAGGATGATGAGAATATTAAGAATTGTTACATAATGGATGTAGACTTTTTGATATTCTTTAAGAAACTGTGTACAATATCGCAGGATCTTTCTTATCAGATTAGTATTAGATGCCCTCATTGTGGTCATGAGATTCAGAAATCTATTAGCTTTGAAAAAGATATTCATTTCAAGCAGATTGATGAAAAGATTATGAATGGTGCTAGGATAGAATTAGGTGGTCATACGTATGATACTATTATTCCTACTGTTAATGAGTTTATGAAGGTTTTTAATATTTACCTACGATATAGAAAAATTGAAGATTTAAAGATGATTAAAACGATTGCTCTTATTAAAGATTTTGATTCTAGAAGTAATCAGGTAGAGCAAGATGTATTAGGGGCAACATACAGTGATGTAACTCTTCTTATGGCTCTTCGTGACTTATATTATGATAGGCTTGAACCAATTGAGTTATATTGTCCCGAGTGCAATAAGGGCTTAAAACCAGAAGAAAGGAGGAGTGTGGCAGTGAGCGTTGATAGTCTCATTGTCGATTTCTTTCGAGACCTCTATATCAATAGCCCAATTGATGGATCTAAAATTCTATTTAAATAAATTTTTAAAAGTAGACAGAATTGAAGATTATACATTAGAGTCACTATTTGCACTTAAGAAAACTTATGATGAATTCTTAGAGAAAACTGAGGGTGTTGATCCAGATTTCCCAATGATAGATTTTGGAAGTAAGGGTACAACAATCAAAGGAAAGAATAAAGTACAAGTCTTAGGTGAAAATGGTGATAACGAACCATTTGATATTTTTGATTTTTAAATATAAACATATATGGCACAGAATGATTCCTATAGTGGAAATATTGATAAAAGAACAAAAGAGCTCAGTAACAGAAAGATAGAGTCCGGCCAAGGGTTATCTGAGCAGCAAATGGCACAGAATCAACTTCAAGCCATACAGAATGAACAACGAAATAACTTGGCTATACAAAGGACTCAAAATAATGCGGATGCTCAGACAAATGCCGTTCTTGCTCAAGCCGGACAGATGGTAACTGAAGCTGCAGGTCCTGGAACGCAGGCAACGCTTGCTAAGTATGGAATGAATACTGCTCCTAGAGTTATAAAAAAAGAGGGACATGATGTAAAAGTTGTTCCCCCAAATATAACAATTACTAATAATTATAATACTACAACAAACACCGGTGGACCATTAGCTGGAAGAGAAATTTCTTTTAGACAACCATCGGTCAATAGTAGTAATAATAATCCGAGTAAGTTTAAGACATGGCTCAGTGGAATATTCTTGCAACAAAGAGAGGCATCTGCAAAAAGAGAAAAAGAATTTGATAAAAGAGAATCAGCTCTTGTTAGAAGCAGTAATAAGATGCTTAGACGAATTGAGTCTGCCAGCAAAGAGATGGCCGCTAGTTTTAATCCTAAAAATATTGGTCAAAGTGTTGGTAATCAATTCAGGGTTCTCTTAATGTTATTTGCCGTACGATTCTTAGCAAAACATTGGACTAAAGTTCTTAATGTATTTGCTTGGATCGGGAATAAACTCACAGCCGCAGGGAATTATTTCGGAATAACGTCTGAGGGTCGTCGACTCATGGCTAATGGAGGCGGATTTAGAGGAGATGTAATACGATTTTTTGGAGGTGATCCTAGAAGAGATAATTTATTTGCTATTTTTAGAAAAATTGGTAAGGAAATTATTGATCACTTAATGTTGAAATTGGATCATGCAATGGAATTGAGAGCTGATGCAATAAAGGCTATCAAATTTCCAGCTTTTAGTGGTGATCTGACTACAATGATTTCCAGTATTGCGGGTTACCTAGGAAATATTCTCACTGCCATTGTTGATCCAGAGAAAGGTATTCAATCAGCCCTACGTGCAAATATTAATAATGCTTCTATATACAGCTCTAATAGCTCTCAGCAAAAAGAAAGCGGTCTCATAACTAGAATTGGTATGGCTGCAACTCAGAGTGGTATGGATGATAATACTAGTCAGGGTGAAGCAATCTTAGCCAATACTGGTAAGAATGGCCAACGTTATTATGGACTGATGGACGGCTCTATTAGTTCTGATGGTTCATCTCTTACAGATAAAGTCACATCTGAGATATCACAATCAATGGATATTATAGGAGCACTTAATGAGACTAAGAACGGAAAAGTACAAACTGCTAGAATGTCAGCAGGTTTACAAAGACTTCAAGATGTTGCTGATAAAAGAGGAAAGGTAACTGTCGATCAGGAGTTTGTAGAGAAAATGTTTGGCTCTGATGCTGCCAGTCTTGAACGTCAGGGTCATATCCGAATTCGACCAATGAAGTTTATTCAGGTAGAAAAGGATAGCACAGACCGTGATCGTGAAAAATCTTGGGGTCTTTTGGAAGGATCCTTAAGAACATATGCTGGACAAAAGACCGGTGAAAAATTAAATGAATACATCGGTGCTGGGGGTAACTTGATTACAGGTACAGCTGCAGGTCTTGGCGATGGAATCAGTACTATGAACGAAATCTTCAGCCACTTAGGTATTGTTGGTGATGTCTTGGGTATTGTTGGTGCTGCAGGAGCAGGTGTTGGTTCTGCTATTAATAAGGGGCTTTCTCATAAATATAAACTTAAACTAGTTGATGCAACGGATCCCCGTCCTGCAGCAAAAGTAAATGGAAAAAAGTATTTTTGGAATGCTTATACTCTTGATCCTACTGCCCTAAGAGTTCTAAGTGCTAAACTTACAGGACAAGAAAAAGTAGATGTTACTAATGAACAGTTTGTTCGTAATATTAGACAGCACTTAATAAGCTATGGTGGTGGAGAACAAGCTATTAGAAGTCGATATAGAGGAGATGGAAGTAATGAAGATTTTGATATAGAAGAGCAGTTTCGCCAAACACGAGAATTTCAAGCAAAAAGAGAAGGATTTGCTATGGAAGAAAATACAGATCCCTACAGTCAAAGATGGAATACACTTGAAAATAATACTATGAGCATGGCTAATAATGCTGTAAATACTATTGTAGGTGGTATTAATCAGGCAGGTAGAATAATAGGAAGTGCTATACATAGTAAAGGTAGCTTGTCTAAGGAAGAAGCGACCTATAGAAAGAAATATATGATGGATCTTTTAGTTAATCGGGCTGGTCTATCTCCTGCCGCTGCTAGTGGCGTAATAGGAAATTTGATTGGTGAAGGTCTTCTAGTTGCAAATCCTGGCAAGTTGTCGTGGGATGTTCATGGATATGGTGGTGGTATTGCTGGGTTCTTAGGTAGTGCTAACAAAAATAATCCATTTACTCCAGGAACCGAATTAGGACGACTCAAAGCATGGGCAGATTCGCAGGGGCTACCTTGGTATAAATTTGAGACACAAGCTCAGTACTTGGTTAGTGGACAAAGTGATAACTCTAATAAAGCTATAAGAATAATAAAACAAGCAACACAAGGAAAATCAGAACAAGATAGTATTCGATTAGCTGCTATCGGTTGGGGGCGTCATTATGAAAAATTTATGGGTTATGATGCCTATAACGATAACCTACAGTATGTATGGCAAGGAAAATCTTATGCTGGTGTAACAGGTGCTCAGAATTATAATAAGAGAATGAGATTTGGTGCAGGTGTATATAAGGAATTAGTTTCATCGAATGGTGGAGTTAGTTTAGGAAATATTTCTATGCCTACAGCTACAGCAGGATCAGTTTCTTCTGGTGCAAAAATAGGTTGTTGTGGTGATTCTTGGATGCAAGGGTACTGGATTAATGGTAATTTAGAGAAAAAATTACAAGCTAAAGGATTTACCCCAATAGGTATACAAGCATCCAAAAGTGGAATGGTCCCTCCAACAAGACAAGGAACATTCTTGGGTGGTGCTAATGCAAAACATATTATTCAATTTGTTAAATATGCTATTAGTCAAGGAGCAAATACAATTATAATTAGTGACGCCCTTAATGAAGGTCCAGATATTAACCTTCAAAAAGCTTTAAGTAATATTGAGTCTATAGGAAAGAATTGTGGCTCGGCAAAGGTGTACTATATCACAAGTCTTCCATGTCAAGATAATAGATTTCCAGAATCTTTAATACAGCAACTTAATGCTGGAATTGTGGAGATGTGTAAAAGAAACAGTTGGGAAGTTATAGATCTTTATCAGATTAAAGATAAGCTTAAGATTCCCGTTCCAGGATTTCATCCACAAGGAAAGGATTATCCTATTATTGCTCAATTTATAGCTGATACCGTAGCTAAAGGAGGAGCTGGATCTTATACAAATTCATTGCAACAAGATTATTTCCCTGACAGCGATGCTAGTGGTTATATTTCAAGTAGTGGAGGCTATTACTCTTCCGGTGGAGATATTTATGCGTCTGATGGAGCGAATTGGACTGTAAGTTCATGGAAACCATTTGATGTTAAATCTCCAAAAGAAGTGGAAAAAGAAAATAAAGATATGGCGGTTGTAAATCAAGGTGCCCAGCTTTGGACAAAACATTCTCAGTATTTTAAAGAGAATTCTTCCCAATCTTTTGATGATTTTATAAAGGGTTGGAAGGAAATGCCTAAAGATAAGCGTCAACATCTTATTTCCAATATTAAAGCTTGGGAAAGAGGATATAATATAAGCTCGTCTGCAGAAGATAAACTATTAAATATATCAGATAATTTATTTTCAAAAAATGGTTTAGCAACTAAAAGTCATTTTGGATCGCATTCTTTTGGCACTAAGAAAGATACAATAGGCAAGTTATATGAGTTATTACTTACTGGAAATACAGAGGGTGCCGATAAATTATTTAGAGATAATTATTTTGAAGAGTATCAAAAAGGAAATAGAAAAGGAAATAGTTTTAATGCTGAAGAAGAAAAATATAAAGATTTTAAAGCTAGAGTTCTTCATGGGGACGAATATGAAGAAGTTGTTAACGGGATAAAAAATTTAAAAGATGAGTTAAAAGTTTCAAAAGATTCTTCAACTCAACGAGAACTCCAGTTTAGAATAGGAGAACTTGAGAGAAAGCGTGACGTTTATCAGACAAATGAGATAAGTACTCGTGAAGGTGATTCAAATTATACTATTGGAAAGGTTGATGAAGAAAATAAAAAAAGAACAGCTGCACGTCTTAAATTAGCTGAAGCTATACATAAAAAAGAAAATTTTGATAAATTTTTTGAAATTACTGTAGAAAATTCTAAGTTATCTGCCCAGGAATTAGCAGAATTATATGATAAAATGTGGAAACAAGTATGCGATGACGTAGAAATAGCTTCTAAAAACATGCAAGAAATTGACGGAAAAAGTAAAGAAGAAGTAGAAAGAATAAAAAAAGCTAATTCGAAGCATGAACTATATCTAAAACAAAATAGAAATGACTTAGCTAAAGAATTCTCTAGTATAGGAAAAGCTGGTGAAACATATCTACAGGAAGTTAGAAAATTATATGAAAAATATGGTGAAGATGCTTTAAATCACCTCGGTATAGCATTGTCAGATCTTAATGAAACTTATCTCCGGACACAAGATCTAATGTATGATAAACTTAACTTTTTCGAGAAAAGCAATGCAATCTATTTAGATGAAAAATTTGGAAAGATTACTCCAGAGGAAGCTAATAGAAAAAGAGCTGAAAATTTTATGAATGCTTGGGATACTCATGATGGAGCTTATATTTCATCTAAGAACTGGGAAATTAGAGAAAATAGTATTCGTGAAGCTTCTGAAGTAACTGGTATGCCAAAAAATGAAATTAGAGAAATTTTTGATGGTGGTTATGGGAAAAATAAAGGTGCTAGAAATCGTCGGTTAGCTATACTTACGAAAAAAATGAATCAAAAAGGATATAAAATGAATCAAAGAGGCAAAGTTACCACGACTGAGGGAAAGACAGCATACAAAAATTACGTAACGAAAAGGCAACCGGACACTGAATATCATGGTAAAATTCCATTTTGGCAACGGACATTACCGGAAGGAGATAATGTTATAGGGGGTTTTACTTCCGGTGGTTATACTGGTCCAGGTGGTAAATATGAACCTGCTGGTATTGTACATAAAGGAGAATACGTAATTCCAGCTGAGCTTGTTAAAGCTAATCCAAGATTAATTAACTCTATTGAAAACGTAAGAATAAAAACTAAGAATTCTAATGGCTATGCTGATGGAGGAAAAGTAGGAGGAAATAATGAGCTTATCCTTCAAGAGCTAAAGAAGGGTAATGATATCTCAACTCTTATTGCCAAAGGAGTAGCTGCTGTTGCTGATGAAACTTGGGCAGGTAATAGACCAACGCCGCCAGTTATTAATAGTTTAAGAGAACACGACTCTTTTACCAAAGCGATGTCTGGTAGAAGTTTAGGATAAAAATAAATAAATATATTATGGCAAAAATTACTGAAACTAATCCTTGGCTAGATGATAAATACAGTATAACTAATAATAATGCTGGAAAGACAAAAGATAATAACTTTTCTAGAAATATTAGTGGATTTTATTATGATCAACAATTAGAGAATCCTGTACTTAGAGTATCATTACACCCAAATACAGTATATGTCAAAGCAGATGGTGCAGCTGCAGGAGAATGGAAGCATGTTGCTTATCCAGAGGAAACAACAGAAATTCCTGAGGTGGAAATGTGGAAATATTCAACAATCCCCATTGCCGTTGCTTTATGTAATGAAGATTTTTCTGTTGATATAGTAAATACTTGGACAGATTTTGGTGGTGATCCTATTGGAAATATGTGGAATGATAATAAGGCTTCAGCCCCGTATATGAGAGAATTTGCTAAAGGTCTCGCTGACATATCTTCAAAAACTGAATCATATTTGCAAAATACAGATACTAAGTTGTCTAATCTTTCTAAAGGTGCTTTCCAACTAATAGATGCAATTAGTAAATTTGGAGCAAAAAAGCTAGATGAACAAGCAAAATATCTTTCTAGGGCATTAATTGTTAAAGGTACAAGATTCTCTTATTATTCTGGAACTGGTATTGCTTTTGGAAATCTTATTATGAAATTTACATTATTTCCAAAATGGGAAGGAAGTACGTTTGTTTCGGTCATTGATCAGGTTCAAGGTATAATGCCGTATATTATAGGTGATTATATAGATGTTACGGAGTTGGGAGATGGTGATCTTGGTGAGTTTGTTAAAAAATTTGCATCATGGCAATTACCTCCAGGTGGATTCGAATCAGAAATACAAGATGTAGATATAGTGCAGAAAGGAACTTTAAAACTTAGATTTGGAACTTTTTATGCATTAGATAACTTAGTTATAAATAACTGTAATCTTACATTTTCTAAAACTATGGTTAAAAATCCATCTTCAATAACTGGTCCAGATCTTACACCTATGTATTGCGACGTTACTCTTAGTTTAAGACCAGCAACTAAATATTCTAAAAATAAGCTTATTCAGTTCGTTGATGCTAAGAGTGGTAAAGATCCAGCAACAAAATCTTATCTTGAGCTGGTTAATACCAATATAGGTCAGTCTTTAAAACAAACTAAAGATAAAATTAATAATGAGCTACGAACACACATTCAAAAGAGTGGTGATAAAATAGTTTTATAAAAGTATGTATAAGAAAAAGAATATTACGACCTCAGGTAAACAAGATTTGTCGAATTATATAGAGGGATTTGATGTATATAATGCAGAGATTATAGAGTTAATTAATGATCCAAAATTAAATTGGACTACATATACAATTACAACCTTTGAATTTCGACCAGATCTTATTGCTGAAGAAGTATATGGCGATGTTAAATATTTGGGAGTACTGTTTTTATTGTGTGGTACCTCTTTTGAGAATTACACAAAGGGAACAGTACTTTCCCTTTTACCAAAAGAAGAAATTAATAAAGTATTAGAGAAGTTATGAAATATACGAACTCATATAAAGTATCTATTGATTTCTTGCCTTGGTTTGATAAAGAAAATGGTCATCATAAATTACTGTATGTTCATATGTATGAAGAACTTGGTGGACGGGTTGCATATGGAGAGATACAGATGATAAATGATGGAAGTCCAACAGCTAGAAATTTGATTGAAACTGAACATAAAGGAAAAATTATTCTTAAAGATGAGAAGCCTGAAGGATTAATTTATGAAATTCCTATATTCATCATTAATAGAAATTTTGAAAATAATTATGTTACTTTATATTTTATTTGTGTAGAGGATAAGAAGTTTGTAACAGATCTTCATCAGATGGAATATACAAAGATAAAGGAGACCATTAATGCTTTGTATCCTGGAAAGAAAGAATTCAGAGTTGAAACAGATATTCAAAATCCTGAACTTAAGTATTATCAGAATAACGAAACTGATCATGATTTTATAGAGCGTCTTTGTTACTCTTACAAGCGTGAATCCGTATTTGCCTTTGGTTGGGAAGGGTTTATGATAAAAGAGACTTATGGCAAGCTTAATCATAAAGGTGAAAATGAAAAAGACCCTCCAAAAATATGGCTTAGAGAAGATGCTAACCTTGAACAGATTGATCCTAATTTCAGAAAGTATGACCCCGAGATATATCATCTTCCTTATAATCCTTGGGAAAATGCTGAAAAGGAGGGTGAGGATTATTCTGAATGGGAACCTAAGAATCTTAGATTTCAAAAAAGGTATGATGGTATAAAAGTAGTACACACGGATTATCTTCCACTTCAAGAAAATAGAAAATACAATCTTCTTTATATGAGATCAAATTTCTTTAATAACTTTAGGATTAGGATTTTTGAAATGCCGAGATATAAAATTGGAGATGTAATTGTTTATAAAAAGGAAGGTATAGTTCAACATCCCAATATAACAACTTGGCCATATAAACTTTTTTTGGTAAGGAGTAACGAATTATTTATGTCCACTGAAGAGTGTAACGAGTTTGATGATAACGGATTTAGATTTTCGTGGACATCGAACTTAATGGGACTAGAGGAAAATGGATCATTAGCTTTGGGAACGGAATTAGATCCAACAGATCAATAAAATTTATAATATGGAAAATAGTGAATTTTTTGGAAAAATTGTAGAGATTTTAGACCGAGATGAATATGCAGTTTTGGTTGATATTCCAGGCTATAATAAGAGATTACCAGCATTTCCTAAACGTAGTGAAATTGATGAGCCTCGAGTAGGCGATATAGTATTTCTTAAGGAGGTTGACCCTGATTATAAGTCTTATTACCTCTACGAAAGAATTAAAGACAATTCCTTTGTAGGAATTAGAACAAGAGGGAAACAAATTAAATTTTCAGCTGATTTTATGCGTCTAGGAATACATGATCCAGATGCTGAATATTGTGATAAAAATAAAGAGGATACTACCCCAGAACCTACTTCTTGGATTAAAGTAGATTCTAGTGGAAACTTAGAGATTGAAATGGAAGGTGCAGGTAAAGTCCATATTACTGCTGATGATGAAGTAAAAATTGATGGAAACTTGAAAGTGGAAATTGGTGGAAATGCTGAAATTAAAGTAAGTGGAAATGCTAATATAGAAGTTTCCGGAAATACGGAGGTTAAATCCCCAAATATAAAAGTCGATGGTGCACAAGTAGAAATCACTGGTGGAATGCTAAAAACAAAAGGAACTGCAGCACCAGATATGCAAGGTCCTTATTGTGGACTTAAAAATTGCATTTTTTCGGGTGCGCCACATTCAGCCTCGATCGTATCCGGGACTTAATTACTAAATAATTAAATAATTATGGCAATGGTAGCAAGTGCGATGGCAAGTTCCATCATAGGTAGTATTAATCAGGTTTCAGATGCTGTAGATGCGAATAATAAATTTTATAAAAGTTTATGTGATTATATAGAAGCTAATGCCCAAGTTTTTTATGCTTGGGAAGCCACAACCCCTCCACCAGATAATGTTCCAGACCCTATGATAGTGATTCAGGCGAAAATAAAAACTTCTGGATCATTATCCCCGAGTGGAGCTACTGATTGTGCTTCAGCATTATCTACCTTTGCATCAACTCTTAATGCCAATGCGTCTTTATGGGTAATTCAGTGGCCAACAGGCTTTGCATTATCTCCAGCTTTTGTAATACCTACAATAACATTTACACCAAGTATGGCAGATAATCAGCAATCAGCAATGACTCATGTATGTCAGGAGATAATTGATGGACTTAAAAAAGCGACTCCGACAGCATCTGGATCTCATGAATCATTTATTGGTGTAGCATCATTTACAAGTATATTATAATTATGAAATACCTACTTAGTACTGGAAAAACTACTGAAAAAATTGAGAGATATATTTTAGATTTATTTAAACTAAATCTCTTGATTTTCCCAGGTGATATACCGGGGAATAAAGGAATAGGGTTTGACTTTATTCTTACTGACACCAAAAAAGATGAGCTTGAATCTGTAGTTAACAGTCGAGTAAGTTCTTTAGTTAGTAAAATTAGCAATCAATTCAAGTCTGGTGTTAGTATAAATTTGGAAAAAATTGAAATTCTTGATGAAACGCGCATTAGAGTTAGTGTAAGTGTAAACCAAGAGAGTGACAATATAGAAATTAATATTGGTTAATGATATGAAAAGTTTACAAGATTATATAGAAAAATTTAGAGAAGTTGGTAAAAACTTAGGTTATACAGGCCAGGGAGTAGAAGTTTTAGTACAACTCTTAGCTAATGCATCTTACATAGGTGAAGTCGAGAATGTAGCTTATATGAAGGAAGCATCTCTAGAAAAATGTTCTCTAATGAATTCTAAAATACAGCATTGTGTAGATGATATGTATAGTGTATTTAGGGGGTCATGTCCAAGAGTAGTATTGAAGATTAAGCCAACTAAATACTTAACTTTGGTTCCTTATCAAGAGCTTATAACAAGTCAAAATTTTAGGGTTTATTATCTAGGATATTGGTCTAATGAAGAGTCGCTTTCTAATTTAAATGAATCCTCTTCTAAAGTTGTTATGAATTCAGCTTCAACGCAGACAACGACTACTGTAGATGTCAATATTCCAACAACAGCTACTATTGATTATAATAGTATTGATGGAAAATTTATCTATGGTTCTAAAACATTTTATCCAGCAACACAAGATGATGAATGTTATACTATTATAGGATTTCTAGCAAAAGAGGCTGTAGAGACGCAATGGGAACCTGTAAATACCTATAATACATATTTCAAAGATTGTTATGAAGATAATCTTAGTGATGATATGTATGTTACTGTTGAAGGAGAAAAGAAGAATAGGACTAGAATCTTTGCTGAGCACATACTAGACCATTCTATATTTGATCTTACTCTTCCTAATTTTGGTTCTAGACTTTATTTTGCGGATTTCTATAAAGATATATCTGGAAGAAATTCAGAGGAAATTATAGGAATGACGACTAACGCTAATATTCAAGCAAAGTATTTCAAATACTCAGAACTAGATGAATACAATGAAGTTGAACTTAGCCGTCTTAAAGTTCAAGGAGCAGAGCTTATTGACTTTGATGAAGAGTGGCTAACATCACAAGGTTTAGAACAATTATCTAAAGGGCTTTGTTTTATTAATGCTGTACCTCGTGATGGATTAGGTACTATTCACTATAAAGCTAATCGAGATAGATACGTTAATTCTATCCTTAGATCAAATTCAGACATTGGTGTTGTGTTAGAGGAGGCTTATCCCGATATTATCAAAAGTGGAGGTACAACCTATGTTTTTAGAACTGGTAATGTAACAACTAGTAGTGTAGTTATTTATTACATTCCAATTAATGAATCCAAACTTCTAAGTAAAGAAGCAGAGGAGAAATTTAAGAAGGAAAAACTAGCTTATTATGTTACAGATACTATTGATATAAAAAAAGGAAATCAATATACAGCAATTTTTGATATAAGTTTAGAATTATTTAATAATAGTAGTGAAGATTGGGAAACTTTGATTGGTAAAGAGATTCTTCAGGATGGGTATCAAAGAAAATTTGATATAGAATTTAATGAATCTACAATTAATGAAATTAGATCACTTATTAATAAAATTTCAAACGTTAAAAAGATCAATTCATTATCAATTTCCTATCTTAGTCCAAATAATGTAGCGGTAAATGCAGATGATATCATAGATAATTCTTATTTTAATATCAAGTATAGTATTTCTGCAACAGTTACTTTAACAAACAATAATGTGTAATGAAAATTTATATACCAAAGCACTTAAGAAAGATAAAGCTTATTGATATGTTATACAACATGATTAGAAATTATGAATATACAGCAGAGACAGACTCCTTTAGTGATTATCAATATATAATGAAGACTGATCCTGTTCGTAGATTTTTAAATCTAATTTATGTTGGAGAAGAAGATAAAAAGATTGAAAAGATAAATTATCTAGCAACTCTTTTTTATAGTGTAAAAGGAACTTACAAGGTTCTTGATTATATTACAGCTTTTGGGATCTTGAAGGACTGGGAAAATATAGATACTACTACACAAATAACATATACAGTAAGAACATTAAGTATGACAGTTGAAAGTATAAGTGTAGATAAGACACTATTCTGTGAATATTTTGAAGGATTTATCTGCGCACTCTTATACTTTAAATCTATTATACTGGACATCGGTGAAATAAGAGCAGAGGTTGATGGAAATGCAGTAACCAGCATTAACTCAGGTTCGTTTTTATTTCAATATTATGAAGCAAAAGAAGAGGGACAATGAAAGTAATTTACGAAGATGAGAAAAAAATGAATCCTAATCCTCAGTTTAAAACGATAAATAAGATTGTTATAAAAGGTGAGGATAGAGAATTAATTAAATATTATGGAAGCGATACAAGCCTCTTAGAACTTGATGACTTTAATGAATATGGCTGGGACTTCCTCGTTCGTAAATTAAAGTATAACTCAAGGTCTCCCCTTGATTTCTTGGTTGATGAAAGAAAAGAGGAGATAGGAAAAGACTTAGATGATATTAAAAAAGTATCAAAAACATTCTTTCCGACATTAAGTTCTACTGAAGAAGATCCTTCATTGCTCGGATATTTTGGTACTATTTCTGTAAATAAGCAAAAACTTCTTATGGTTAATGTTCCGAAGAAGTTCAGTTCTGCAGAATTCTATGAAGATGATCATTTAATCTTTACCACTAAATTTGAAGAGGATGAGATTAAATACTCCAAATTGGTTTGGTTTATTATTACTTATGGTGATGAAACCGTAGTTGAAGATATAAATATTTCTTATTTTTCTTGGCTGACGAACATTAATCCTCATAGAAATATGAATGACTATCTTTTAAGAAATGATAAGAAAGCAGTAGTTGATGCTGGTATAGAGGTAGTTGAGAAAGTTGACAATAATATATGGATGGATCTGAGTTCTAATACTATTGTTGGTAATAATACAATAGAAAATCACCCTATTATTGATAATAGATTAGATTATGCCTCTAAAGATAGTGGTATATGGAGTAAAAGAATAACTTATAAAGCAGGAGATAAAGTATCTTGGAGGGACAAAACTTGGCTCTCTTTAATTGATAATAATAGAGGAAATTACCCACTTCTATCTAATGCTTGGGAAATAGAAGATGAAATTCCAATTGGAACAACGAGATGTATGATAACTACGTACATACGTGTTCCACCACCTAGACCGGGTTGGCAGCCAGGCCGAAGAAATGTCAATGGCTGTCAGATTACTCCTAATATCTTTACATTTCCAAAAAGCGGAGTAAAAACAGTCTCTTGTTTACCAATTAATGGATATATTCTACTAAGTGCCTCAGAAAAAGATAATTATTATGCTTATACTGAAAAAAAGGCATTTGATCTGAAAATTACTAAACAGGGACGACAAAATACAATCCCTCTTGAATGTGTAGTAGGATCAGGTATTGGGACAATTAAAAAATATACAGGCAATGATTGGGAAATTATAGAGTCTGTTTCATTAAATATGACTGAAGAGAGTAATATTAAACTTCCACTCTACGGACACGATTCAATAACTAGTCTGATAGTTGAGTATGTCTTAGAAGGGAACATAATGGAAACTGTAGAATATGATATTTCAGTTTTAAAGCCTGGAGAAAATAGTGATATGATATTTCCATTTACTCTTGATAGACCATGTTCAGTTACATTTAATTATACTTTATCTAATTCACTGTATTATATATCCCTAATTGAATATTCTGGATTCTATGTGGATTATACAGAGAGAGAGGTTATTCCAGGGGGTAGTACTAATATAACATTTATTCCTATCAATGAGAATAAAAGAGGTATAAATATAGTTATTAATGGTGATCAGGAAAAGAAATTAATCCTTGGAGAAGAAGATCAACAAAATACAGTAAGATTAAATGATGGTCTCGATGGTGTTCCTGGTACTTCTCTTTGTATATCTTACAGACCTGAAAATAAACGATATATATTAGATATATCAAAAATTAATCAAAATTTAACATTAGAGGTATATGGAAATTAATAATAAAAGTATACAAGGTATCTTCATATATGCAGAAGATATAAACTTTGAGAAAGGAGATTTCGTAGTTGAAGATGATAAAATTTATATCTGTCAAGCTGATTCTATTGGAAATCTCCCTTCAGAATCTCCAACTTATTTTAAGGCATATCTAAGTGATAACATTGCCACTGCTGGGGATTTTGAAAAATATGCAAAAGGTACTGGTGATGATAAGTTTATTAATGCAAAATATTTAGGAAAAATTCTAAATCGCTATATGTCTGGATTTGATGAAAAGGGCATTATAAGTAATACTATTATTTCCAATGGATCTAATCAATTTGAAATTTATATTAGTGATTATTTTGGAAATACAACAAATATAGGAGCTTATTCGGAGCCACTAGACCAAGTTTTAATCTCTGAGGACTTGAATAATACTATTTTCCGTGTTGACAAATCTGCAATTAAAAGTTTATATGGAGATATTTATCAATCTACTAATTCTTGGGTAATTCTCAGACAATATACCTATTTGAAATCAGCGAAGACAGCTTTACAGGATGATATATATATACGTGTCCAAGAGTTAATCAATAATGAAGAGCATGATATTATGTATAGATATGCGTCATCCTCTGATTCTTATTCGTCTCCTACTAAATGGGAAAGTGTGACTTGTAACAGTTCCTATGTCTCTAAAATTAATACTATAAAAAATTATTATACTAATTTGATAATTCAAACCAATAATGAAAAAAATCAAATTAAGAATAATTTTAGGTTTAAAAAAGCAACTATTGGAATTCATACAGAGGGTAGTGCTGAGTGGAAACTTAGGCTTAATACTGATATTCCTATGGGAGGTAGTAGTCATCCTTATATAATAACGATTTGTACTGAATCAATAACGGATGGCATCGTAAGATCATATTCTCTCACTGCAGATATTAGAAGAATATTTGATCATATGACATTAAAATATGGTACAGATGGAAATTCAATATTCTCTTTAAATACCGATTCTTCAGGAAATATAGTAATTAGGAGAGAAAAAGGCACCGAAGAGATTTCAGTCATATACTATCAACAAACTTATAAAGACTATACTTTAGGATATACTACTGAAAATCTTGATAATTATTATTCTGCCGGTGTTAAGTTTACTTCTACTGACGAGGAAAGTGGAAAATATTCTTCAGCAACACTTCCTACAGAGGCTACTCTTTTAGATGATAGTGGAACGGTGGAAATTACAAATGATGATTATCTTGATATTACGGTTAATGTCTTAGTCGAATGTTATGATGAACAGCATGAAGCCTGGGATGAGCATGGAGATAGAATTATTCACTTTTTCTCAACTGAACAGGACAGATTTGTTATTCCTGTTCAAGATATATCTATTAAAGAGAAAATTTATACTAATGTAATAAATGAATCCCTCAAGAAAGTTAGTCGGATAAAAGTTTATAAAGATGATACTACTATTCACATAGTTCCTGTAGTAGTTGATGAAAATGGAAATCAGGATATTGGAATTTCTAGAATGGATGGATATGATGAAGTAGTAACAACAGGACTAGAAAGTATATATAGTATAAATTGTATAAAATATGATCAAATTTGATATAGTATCATCATTATCAAAATCAGGATCTTTATATATAAATAATGACATCTTGATAAATGGTAATTTTGAGGTCTTAGGACTAAGTTCATACGACCGACCATTATATCTTAGTGAATTAGATAATATTCTAAAAAACCGAGAATATCATGTAGTTAGCCGTAAATTAATCTCTGATAACAAACTTTATTTAGTAAAAGATGAATTTTCTAATACTACATCAAATCTAGGAGAGGATGAATATTATAATTATAATGATAATATTGATAATTCCATGTTAATAAATGATGTAAAAATAGAAGATGATTTTGATAATAAATATATATCAGGGAATATAACAATAGGTGATGAGTATAAAAATATAATTGAAAAAGAGGCTGGTATGACTTTATATAGTACTTCAAAAATTATTATTGATATTCTAGACGGCTCTATTTCACTAAACTTAATTGAGCCTGATGAATACACTAATACAATTAGTTTAATAGATGTTAAGAAAAAAGTAGCTCAAGTTGGGTTATCTGGAAAGATCGATCTTACTGTTGACTATACAATAGATGGTATTATTTATGGCAAAGATTTGACCTTTGAGGCTTTTTCCTATAATGGCGTTTCTCAAGATAATCCAGTCTTAGTAGAATCAGATTTTGTTAGTTCTTATGACTACTTTGATATTGAATATATTAGTGGAATTATAAGAGTTATACCAAAATCTGATAAGATAGATGAATGTATAATCAGTAATTGCATGTTGACATATGGTTGCATCTAAGATAACCGAACTGCTTGGAACCCGAGGACTAGAGAATAGCAACAGACTTGTCGTATATAACTCAAATACATTCGGGAATTCCGATATAGTAGAGAGTTTAGGTCTTCAGGAAAAGGAAGCACTTATCTTACAGACCGAAGCAACTCTATCTACTTTACAAACTATTTATGATATTCTTATTCAACATAAAGAATTTGCTCCGTTAGTAAAAAATGAAAATGAAGAATTTATTTTTCATAATGAAACTATAAATTCTATTAATGGTCAAGGTTTTAATACTATAATCTTCTTGGCAGACGAAGAGATTATTGGATATACAATTTTATTACAAACTCAGGCTGATACTATATCGACTGATGAAAATGAAGATAATAGTCTTAATAGGTGGTTTGGAATTGGAACTGTAATTATAACTATTTCTTCAAATGGAAGTGAAATACGAGTAGATAAGGATAACATAAATCTTTATAATAATGTTATTAATGAAGAATTAAGAATTTATTATGGAGATAAAAATTATAATTTTTCAAAAAAGAAGGATCTTGTAAATTTAAGAACTAATAATAACTATAATATTTATCTTAGTTCAGTTTTAAATGGCGATCCTGCACATGACTTCTTTACAGATACTACAATAGCAAAAGTAAGTGCTCAGGGTACTGTAGAGATGTCAAAACTAAATTTTAGAAAAAATCTTGAACTTGGTGATGAGTATACTAATTTTAATCATGAGCAAATTGGATACTATGAAGGAGATCCATCAATTTATGTTTGGGATGATTTTGGAAATTATTCAATTTTCTCCCTTACTAAGATAATTGATTTTGGGGAAGAGGTTAGACCATTACCTTATACGGTCCCTAAAGTTGGAATATCTAAAACTAAAATTTATACTCTACCAATAATTAATAAAGACAAAGAACAATCTATAGAATATTTTGCTGGCAAATACATATCAGTTCTATCAGGGGATCTTCGTTATATCCTTGAGATTCCTACACAAAGTTGGATAAGAGATTTTAAATATTCAGAATATAGTTCAATTGATTATTACAGGTGGAATGGTCTTGAATGGGAAGAAGCTATTTTAGGAGTAACATCTGAAGATATCTATCCTAATTTTGGAATTGTCCCTGAATCTAAAAAAACAGTAGGAACTATTATTGGTATTGGAAATAAACCCTACTTAAATAAGTTTATTTTAGATTCTATGGATAAACGAAATAAAATTATTAGATTAGAGGATTTTACTTGGCAGAGCTATAAAAAAGCTATTGAAGATTGTAGTGATTTAAGCAATACTTATATAGACTTTGATGCTATAAGACAAAGAGGCATTATTCCAATTAGAAAACATGGAGATTGGTTTATTTTTAAAGATACTAATGAACAAACCTTAGTTTATACAAATATGACAAAGGCTATTAAAATGAGATCTGATGAAAAACAACCAATTTTCGTTAATAATCAAACATTAATTGCCAGAGAGTCTGATGGTTCTTACATAATTTATGATCAACCTGGATATTATATTACAAAAACTTGTAAAGATTTTCTAACTTTAAATAAGAGTGATATCTCAATGGACTCTTTTGGAATTTCTTACAGAACTTATAGTAATGCCGAGATGATTGATAATTCAATTCGGTTTAATAATACAGACTCTCCGATTCTAGTACAAAAGAGTTTTCTGTCTTCTTATAGACGAAATACACTCCCCCGTACTTTATCTGATTTTAAAATAATTGATGCGTTCGCTGGTTTAATATACTATAGAATAAATAATAAAATAAATTATCTATAATATGATTGTAAAATTTGAAGAAGATTTTGCTTCTCTATTAAAAGAATATGGAACAACAGTTACATTAGAGTACTTTAAGCTCGGAAATCTAGATGGACCTGTAAGTGATTATGGAACTTTTGAATCTCTTTGGTATGATCAAGAAAAAAGTATGTCCATTACTCTAAATCTAAAAGGGTATGATACAAGTCTAGATGTAATATATGTTTACTATGGTAACTTAAATGGTGAACTACAGGGACTAGCATTTACTCTAACTGAGGATACTTCAGATTTCTGTTTTGATAATGGTATTAATTATATAACTGTATTTTTTCCAGAAGATACTACTTTAAATTTAGTAAATAAAGTTTCTAGTGAATCTTCTATATTTCTTGAAGATAAAACAAGAGAAGTTGGTATAAATAGTTTCTTGGCTAGGGAAGAGGATGTTTTTGATGATTATGATCTTTTAACAAAGGACTCATATTATAGGTACAGAAGAAATAAAGTATCTTCCGAAAATATAACTCCTCTTTTCTTAGATAGAAATGGAGAAAAAGTTTATAATATAACAACATATCGTCATTACAAGAGTATCTATATTCAAGCTATAAATCTAGCTGGAACGCAAAATGAAAAAATTCTTAGATACTATGTCGGAAGTGGAAATGATATTGGAATAACCGGTGTTGTTATTTATGATCTATATCGAGTGATTAATGGAATTTATACTTTAGTAGATTCAGATATTAGAGAAGATATAATTAACACTACACTGTATCAAACTAAACTTGGAACAGATATCATTGTAGATGATGATGAAAAAAGTGATAATTATATTATTAACCAATCTTCGAAGATAATTAATTTTAAGAAAGAATTAGAATCTTATACAGTAGATTTTATAGCTGGTTTAACTTTTACTCCAGAAATTGATGACGAAGAATATGGATATATACGAGGTCAACAAACAATAATTAAATCTAACATTATAGAGTTTATTACTTTCTTAAGATGGTCTGCTGAATATTCTACTAATGTATACAATGAAAGTGATTATATTCCTGTTTTATTGTTTGATACTAAAGCAGGGGATAATGGTTGGACGCCAGAAGATAAAAATCCTACAAGGCGACCTGGAACAATAATATTATATTCTGATTATTCAGTTAATATTGAAAATATTATTATAACTTCTGAAGATGAATCAAAAGATATAATATTTAATGAATATTTTTCTAAGAAGATAGAAGATAAAGGATATAATAAAAATCTGTCTAAGTATGAATATGTAGTAACTATATCTACTAAATTAGAAAATGATTCTCTTAAGTGGTATCCTCTTATAGGTAATGAGAGTTCACTAATTCTGATGAAGTTAAGAATTGTTGGAACAGCAGACGAAATTAAATTTTATTGCGTTCAACGATTTGCTAATAAACTTCAAATAGTTACTTATATAGGCAATTCTTGGTCTACTCCGGAAAAGATTGAATTTAGTAGTTCTATTGGTTTAAGAAAATATCCATCAAATTTATATATTACTTCACCCGTATTCTTGGAGGATTATAGTGTCTGGGAAGCATATTATGATAATTCTAGAGTAATTCTTTCTCATGAGAGAAATTCTATTATATCTACAGAAACTTCACCTACGCAGGAATACGGTATAACTGCATATACGAAGGTTCCTTGTACAAATGCAGGTTCAATGGGATATCTTGGTAGAATTACATTTAAAAGGCGTAACAGTATAGGTGGATATAATAACCATAATTGGAAAGATGTTATGTATTGTAGTGAACCCAATAATATCTCTATATTGGCAACTACAGAAGATCCTGGAACAGAGGATTGGAATATTTACCCACTTGTTGATGATGAAGTAAGTTCACAGGATTACCCAACCGAGAATTTTTGTACAAACCAGAATGGTTATAATTTTAGATTATATTTATTTAATCAGGAAGGTGGAGAGGTAAAAGGATTTAAAATTCACACTAAAGAGTCTGATTTGTCGATATCTTTTGAAAATAAGGATGAAGAAACTTTATTTAAAACATACTTTGATATTAACAAGACTGTAAATTTAGCTGCAAGACAGGGAAACGATAATATCTTTACTATAAAAATTACATCAAAAGGATTGCAGGAAAGTGATAATACCTCTTCTTGGTTCCCTAGAGTAGAAGGAACAGATAAAAAATATTATCCAATTCCAATAACTATTAGAAATAATGATCTAACTCTTCAAGAAACATTTTACTGTGCCTATCGCCCAAACTTAAAAGATACTATTAAGTTTTATACAGGCTCTTTTGTTGAGGATGATAAAGGAAAAATAATTGGTTTTGATCCAACAGAAATATCAGAAATAAATTTCTTAGAAGAAGATAAAGGAAGCGGTGGAAATAGCAGTGAGTATAATAAAACAGTTTATATAACTTCTACAATTGAAAGCGAGTTTCCATATTGGGCTGTTTTATCAAAGGATTATGAGATTAGTGTAAAGAATTATGGAGCATCTTCAATAACTTGGGATAACTCAGGTCAGCTTATTTATGCAAAAGACATTGATGTAATTAAAGCCTGGGTAACTTCTAATTATCCTAGCTTTATAACAACATATACATCTAGGAAAGTTCTAGAAGACATTATTTTTGATAATACCGTCTTTATAAGAACAACTTCAGAAAGACATGTTTCTACTCTCCTGGATCTATATAAAGATTGGAGAAATCAATTAGTAGAAGATGAAACCTATACACTTCCTGTAAAAATTGATGCTAAAAATCCAGAGGAGTCATTAACAGTACTATTATGTAATCCAAATGGAGAATTTGTAAAAATTAATGAAGGTGATTTTATTGAACTTGATTATATAGGTCTTTATAAGATTTTTGTAAAAAGTGATGATAAATTTAGAGTTTCATTAGATGCCACAAACGTAAGAGATGGATTCTATTTTTACGATATTGATAAAAATCTACCAAAAGAAAATATCCTAGCAATTGATGAGGGATCTTTTGATGTAAATAATGGTCGTGAAATTTGTTTTGCATATTATGGTTGGGAAGAAAATACATTTAGCGTAATCGAACAAATTCTCAATACTAGTATTCACGTGATGAATCTTGAGGATGGTTATTCTATTACTATTCCACTTCATAGGAAGTATTATTTAGGATATAACTTAGTTGATGAGTCTTATATATATAATCTAAATACTAATATAACACTACTAGGTTCAGATAATATAAGTGATATTTTCTTAAAAGGAAAGGCTATAACTAGTAATTTTAATTATTTATCATATCTTGAATCTGAGACTGTCTTTAATAAAAATGAAAACAGAGAAGATAAGAGTGTAGATATTTTAGAAGGTGATATTAATTCAAAAGTTACTTTTAATTATGGTCAGTTCTCAACTATAAGCGGGGATAGATATACGAGAGGATATATTAATACTATCAGCGAGATATCTACTAGTGCAGTACCTGGTAGTACTTTAACAGCAACTTATCCGATCCTCCCAATAGGCGAAATAAAAATTCAAAATCCAGTAAATTTTAACAAAAAGGCAAAAACATATCCAGTATATCACTTATTAGATTGTCCTGGAATCAATACCTCTATTATTGGAAATTATACTGCAGATAAGAATATAACACTACAATACATTACTGGAGAAACTGCTAACTTCTTTGTAATTCCTGATGGAGAATTCTATAATGTTTATTATAAGCAGTATGGAACTAGTGGAGATGAAATTCTTTTTACAGGAGACGAAGTTACAGTTGAATTAAAAAATAAAGAAAAGTTTAAAATAATAAGAGTAGCTGAACTTGATGAAACTAGAAAGTTTGCTTATCGAATAGAGGAAGTTAGTGGTAGAAACTATGAATGGCAAATAGATGAGAACGGAGATTATAAAACAGACTCTGAAGGAAATAAACTTACAGCTATAGAAAATATGACTATAGGAACTCTAAGATTTGAATCTTACGTAAGTAAAGATAAATTTATACGAGATATAGATGGAAATATAAAACTTGAGAGTAAATATGATCAGGATTTTGTAGACGATAAAGTTCCTAGAAAGAGTACTGAAATAAATATAATTCGACTTAGTAAAGCTAATTCTAAATCTTCTATTGATGGCAATATGGATATTATTAGTCGAAGAGGGGAAACTCGTGAGTATACAATTCATAAAATTAACCAAGAATCTGAAGTAACAATTCCAACACAAGATATAACTTATGTTCAAAATTTAACATATAATAACTTAACTAACACTGTTACAGCAATTTATCGCAATCGTATTGCTCGCGAAGGTTATAGTAGTGGAATATATAGTGGAACAACCTCTGTAACCTCACCAAGTGGATTTTCTGGGTTCGTAATATCTCAAAACTATTTAAATACTATAACAAAATACTCAGTGGGACAACCAGATACTAATATTAGTATTAAAGTAGGAACTGAAACTGTAAGTACTAAGAATGTTGTTCAAGAAGAGTGGAAACAAGGAATTCTTATAAATGGTTATCTTTATTTAGGAGAAGGAAACAAAATCTCTAGTACTTTAGATTATAATGACTTATCTATTGCCTATCGAATTGCTTTTGTTAACTTACCAACTACAACAACAATTAAGCAGACAGAGATGACTAAAGAGGAGTATGATAATGCTAGGTATAGTAGTGTTCGTAAACCGAATCTTGAAACTGATATTCAAATTAATGGTCTCGAAAAGTCAAATATAGTATTAGGGGATACACTTAACCCAGATAATAGATCTTCCTATAACTACTATGGTTATACTCTTAGTATAAATTTACCAAGAAATTCTGGAATGTCTACACTTGGTCCCTATACTTTATATATAACTGATGGATATGGAAATAGCGTTTCAATAGATATTTATTCAGAAAAACGATCAGATTTTGAGATAGAGTTATTTAATAGCTGGAATCCGAACGATATTGATTCAGATGGACACTATATTATGAGATACTCAGATGTCACTAGAGCATTGATTTTTTCTTCAAGTGGCTATCTTAGAATTCCTAAAGGCTATGTATACTTATGGACAGACGCACCAAGTGATAGCTTACCAATAATAGAATCCGATACTGATAATAATACTCCTACTATCTATGTAGATGGAGATATTACTAATACAAAGAAATTCGATGGACAATCATATCAAATGAGTGAAAGAATAGTTCAGACAACATTACTTAATGAAAATACAGTAAGAGAAAATTCACCTACAGTTGGACGTCTTTATCGAATAACATTGTATTCAAAAATAAATACTGTTAGCTTCTATGGGCACTCATGGTTCTTCGATAATCAATATCAATACAATATTCTTGATTGGATGGGGCATAATCCATACTCTAGAACTTTATCTATTAAAGTTAACGGTAGTTCAGTAATTAAAAATTACATGGCATATTACGGTTGTTGTAATATTCAGATTCTCGGTCCTTACCTTACATATCTCAGTGATGATGGTTCTATTATAAAACATGTTCCTGACTTTGGAACTGAGGATAGCAGCGAGCGAGATGGATATACTAGTACCTGGACTTATAAAGGTACTACATTTACATCAAATACAAATTATGAGATATCATACTTCTACGATACTTTCAAGTTTGATGATACTATTTATATTAGGTATAAAAATTCAAATACAAAAAATTATATTGAAAATTGGAGTAATAAATATGGAAAAAATTTTGCTAAGTACGGTTATTATAATGGTTTTCAACTTAATTTAAAAAGATTTGAATGGGAACCACTATCCTCAACAAAGAGTGGAGAATATAAAATTATTACATTCTCTCATGATCTTTATTCTGGCAATAAAGGACTAGTACTTATATCTACAGATTCAAGTGATACACAAACTGAAATAATAAATAGTGGAACAGAATCAACTGAAATAACGATACGAAAATATTATAATTTTGCTTCAGAAAATCCTCCTTCTTCTGATTGGACATATATAGATAATACTACTTCTAGTATTTACATTGGAGATCCTAACTATAGAGTCGGTATTCTTTTTGAGCTAGAAAGTAGTAAATTCACTAAGTCTAAATCAACTACTTCTAATGATTACATTTATACTTTGAATGGTGCTGAAACTTTTAGTGTATCAGAAGAAGGTGATATTGATGCTGCTCGAGCTGATGCTGTGCAATTTAATATTAAAGTATCATTAGCTTTATAATATTAAAATGTTTGAATTAATTATTAATAAACTCAAAGACTTCATCCAAGGAATCATTATGATTGATGAAAAAATTGGATTTAAAAAATTTATAAAGTATATTTTAGTTTTACTAGGTATATTTTGTTTATTTAACTTACATACAATTACTAAAGAAGTAGTTGAGTTTGTTATAGATATTTCTGGGGAGATACATAATGAAAAGCTCAGATTACGTGATGAATATATGACAGAACTTACTCCCCTGTTATCAGAATTAAGAGCCGAGACGGGAGCTGATAGAATTTTATATTTTGAATTTCATAACTCAGAGGAAAACTTAGATGGATTGCCATTTAAATTCTTCAATCTTATGATTTCAAATGCCCGATATGGAATTCCTGATGTTCCCTGCTCGACTTATAATGATATTGGATCTGGTACGTATGTATATCTTTTTAATTCACTTAGTGAAGGTGATATACTTACTTGTCGAGGCCCACATGATAAAAGTTTTAGAATGAGATTTAATGGTTTTTTTGAACTTTTAAATCAAAATGACGGAGCATTGCAATTTACAATATTTCATGTTCCGGGAGTTAAAAAACCAATTGGATTTATCGTTCTTGAATGGCTTAATGATACAGAAGAAATTGATGTGAATAAAAAGAAAATTTCTGGATTTATTCCAAGAATTAATGCAATTAGCGTATCTAAATTCAAGAATTAATAAAAAATGCTCCTCAGCAAGACTTAAATCCTTGTATATGATTATGGAAAGAATAGATTTTGAAGAACAATTAAAATGTTGACGAAACCTATTCTTTCCTATTTTTAAAATAATTAATAAATATGTTAGATATTAAACAATCAATAATCCAGATTTCAAGAAGTAAGTATATTGAATCTAGTCGAGAAGTAGCGATCATTAGATTGAATGAGGATATTGAACACTATCCAGGTCAACCAATATTGATTCGCTATAGAAAAGAAAGTCCTGATAAATTTCAAGGGAACGTCGATTCTATTCTTGCAATTGGAATTAAACAAGGTTATGGAGAAGATTGCTATAGAGTAATAGACTTGGGTGGTCGAGCTGTAGTTAGAGATATAACTGAGTCTATCCCTGATGTTTCTTCTCTTGTACATAGTGAAATTTATGTATGGAAAAATCCGGAAGATGAAAAGTGGATGTATGTCTACAAAAATGAAGATGGACCAAACCGTTTAGTAAGAGATTATCTAGATGAAACTAAAGATGTTATTTTCTATAACTTAGAAGATGGTTATATTTGGTTCTATACCTCTGGAAAAATGAAAAGGGCAGATGATTTTTTCACTATTGAAGAAACACACGATCTAATTGAAAGTGCCCTAAACAGTAATTTTGAAGTTGTTTTACAAAGTAATTCAGGACAACTTTATAGAGAAGGAACAATAAATGATATAGAATTTCAAGTAAGAGTTACAAATACTGTTACTGGTGAAGATATTACTAACCGCTGTACTTACAAACTTAATGATATTGATTTAGTACCAGAAGAAGATGGATCTTTTGTAGTTAATAATATTAGTAATACTATTGATTACTCTATTATGGCTATTTACCCATTGGCACCTGGGATTAATGTAAATCTGAAATCTAATATAATTAGAATTACTTTTGGTAATTTTTTCTATTTTGGCCCAGTGAGCAGTGATTGGGTAGCTAATGCAACATCAATTCAAAATTTAACGAGAAGGTTATGGTATAATGCAACTTTTAAGGTAAATGATATTAGCCTTGAAAAGCAGAGGTATGTATTAGCTTATCCATATAAATATGGAAACTTAGAACATATTTTTGACGTACATGGATTAGATTATATCTATACTTACGAAGCACTTGATAAGAAAATTAAAATTGATGGAGTTGATTATCTAGTTTATCTAAAAAAAGATGTTGTAAGTATTGTTGACTTGGATCAATCATTTGTCTTTACAACTTCTGAAAGTTTAGAAAATTCTGCAGATAATAAGATTACCCTTTTAGAGATTATTACTGCTTGGAAAAATAGAAATGCTAGTTCCGGCTTGGTAGTAACTGATGCAACTAGTGGTAAAATTGATGAGAATCTATATAACTTAAATGCTTCCAGTACATTTACTAAACTAGCTGGTATTGTTGAAGATGAATTTCCGACATCCGGAATGTTACGTGATGAGTTATATTATAGTAAAGAACAGAAATTAATTCTAAAAGCTACATCTGCAACTAAAGGCATTCTTGTAACTCCGGAATCTCAAATTATATATGTTTATGAAAATGATTTCTACTCATGGACTGGAACTAGTTTACAACCCTTTAGTAGAATAGGAACAAAGAAAATTAATAGCATAGACGAAATTTATGGCTGAAAATATTAAAGGTACAAATATATCTTCTCCTATAGCTCCATTTACTTCTGCTGATACCTATCCAACCCATCTTGCGGAGTATGGAAAGGGTGGTTATAGAAGTGTAAATACTATTGCAGATCTTAATAAAATTCCAGAAGCTAGGCGAGAAGAGGGTATGCTCGTATATGTTAAGAATGATGAATCTGGTATACATACATATCAATATCTCAATGGAGCTTGGGTTAGAAATAAACTTGTTCCTGGAGCAGGTATTCCAGTTTATGATCAAAATATGATTGATAAACTAGGAGATGATGCTGAACCAGATTATGTACATATCCCTAATAAAGATGCTGATCTAAATGGGGAAATTACAAATAATACATATACAACTACCGATAATGGAACTTATGTAGATATTCTTTTCAAAGCCCTTCGTGAACTTCAATCAGAGGTAGCACGTCTTAGAAATGCTTTTGATTATGGTATTCATTCATATACAGGAAAAGATACCGCAATGTCAAGAGTAGAAGGAGAGTATGAAGGTGATGTCGAGGAAGAGCCACTCTGGTCAATTGAAGAGGATAGCCTTTCAGAAATTGATGGAGCCTCGTTAGCTATGGATGTAACTGGTGCCCAAATATTGTATCCTTCTGAGAATGTTAATGCTACTACGGATGGTGTACTTGTTATTAATAATGAGGGTGCATCATGGTTAGATTCTAAATGTTCAAAAGCTGTTGAAGATGTTAAAGATCCTAAATTATTCTTATATCTTACTACTAATAGCAATACTGTAACAATTAAGATGAAGGATATGGATGGTGGTGATGAAACTTTTGAAATAGATTTATCACAGCTTAGAGTATCTACTCTAGATATCTATAATTACTTAATTGTTCTTAGTAGAAAACAAAAAATCGAGGACGATAGAGATGGCTCAATTTCATATAAAGGAAAAAATTACGTATGGATCTCTATTGGCAATCCTAAAACAGACTCTACAATTGTTGAAGGATATTATAATAATGGTGATATTGTTAGTGACTTAAAAGAACTTGATACTAGATTTACATTCTCTGAGGTAGAATTCCGCGATCTTAAACTTAGTAAATGTAGATTTTATTCTAAGTATCAAGATTTTAGTAAAGAAGTTATTCCTAGCAAACCAACAGACGATAATTATACCTACAAAGCAGCTCATATTACTATTAGGTCAGTTGATAAATTTACAACTCTTAGTAGTATTCAGAATCAATTGCCTGAAAATGAGTTGATTTATGTAGAAGATTTAAAGAGACTTTATATAAAAAATAATTATACACTTATCGCAATAGGCGGTAGTACTAACCCTGAAGATACTGGTATGACACAAGAAGAAGTATTGAATTTACTTGCTCAAATGGGTATTGTCGCCAAAAATGGAGATACCGGCGAATTATCTATTGCTACTCTTTCCGATATCACATTTATACATGAAGATACTGGTAAGATGTTTAAATTTGAAGTTGATGCCTACGGTGACCTCAAATCAACTGAAATAGGTGGAGAGACTCTTGCTGGAAGAATAGAATCTAGTAAGGTGACTCTAGCTGATAATACTTGGCGAGGACTGGTAGGACAACTTAGACTTAAAGAACAAAATAATAAGTCTGTAGAGACTGGAGAATCTGCTCTTACACAGACTCAGGATATCGGTCTTTATAGTGATCGTGTGAAAATTGGTGCTTTTTATGCTCCAGCAAGAACCAATACTACTTTTGGTTGTTCACATGGATATATCGAGTTAGAGAATACTAGTGATGCTGATTTCCAACTCGATGGATGCTTTATGCACTATGTAAGAAGTGTTGATAATGTATATAGAGTATCACATCTCCCTCTTAAAGGAACTATTCCTGCTGGCGGAACCTTTTTGATTCGCGGTAAACAATACGCAAACCTAAATGATCCTAATGTCTTCATTAAAGTAGGTACCTATGATATGGAATGGTACGAAAATGGAGAATTAATAGATTTCTCTCATAATGGTATCGTAACTGAGAACGCTAGTGGTTCTAAAATTGGTTCGGATCCTCATGGTTTCTGTTTAACTTATGGAAAAGAAGACTTAGACTATTCAACATCAGTTTGGTCTAATAATGATAGTGATAATAAGAGTAAAGCACCATATTTATATAAATCATATTATATTGATAGCGTTTATTACAATAGTGCTATTACTTCAACTTCTGGAGCATATTGGACAACTGCTAATATGAACATGAATATGATCGTAGATGGTGTTTTTGTTGATGCGATCTATAAAAATACATTTGAACTTGATCCTGCTAAACAAGCATACCAATCTCTAAATACATATGATAGCTCTAGAGTTCGTCATGGAAGTGCAAATGACTATCAATATGTAAGATTGGATAAAGAGGTTATTTCATTCCCAAAAACTACAGAAACTTATCCTGTTTCCAAATTTACACCAAAGGCATCTTTCGAAAAGAAGAATGTATTAACAGACAAAAATAAACTTGATCCTAATAAACCAAATATGGTTACTTGTTCATTTGGTATCAATCCTTATACTACAAGAACGTTTAACTGGGTTAGTGCTGGTTTATTTGATGAGTATGTTTGGATTAAGAATGAAGGTAGTTGGACAAAATTTAGCTCTTATACAAAAGTTACAACAGCAAATACGGAAGGAACTTCATATCCTAGACGTAAAGAATTCAGTATAGATATTAACAATATCATCTATGCTAGAATGTATGGTCATTTCCCTGGAGATGAAGCTAGTTCATATACTGCTCATAAATGTATTATTGCATTAAGAGCAGATGCACCAAGTTCTCCGGAAACTTACACTTATGTTGTAGGTAGAGCTAATAAAGATGGCAATGCACCTGATACAGACCATTGCTCAAATGAGATGACGTTTACTCTATATCCAGACTCCTATATTCCTAGGATTTACCAAACAACTGATCAACAGGGTTTTCACTGGATTGAATATCAATCTTGGGGTGCTGCAGCTCAAAAGGTTAATGAGAGAATTAATGCTGATAAAACTGCAAGTCCTAATATTCTCCCTGTTCTTATGAATACAGGTGATATGACACAATCGGGTGCCCGCATCAATGAATGGGTTGACTATTATAATGCAGGTATTAATTTGTTTGATCACTTAGAACAAGTCAATGTTGTCGGTAATAATGACCTTTGTGGAACAGATTTCACAATTCTTGGTACAGGTGATGATATTGGTAAATCAAACTCATATTACTTCCATGTATTCTATTGTTATGAGGTAGATACAACTGCAGGAAGTATTCCTATTATAAACGGAAAGTATGTTCCTTCACTCTATTATATTGACTTTAAGAATTATCGTCTTATCATGGTCAATAGTGAAATTACATATGAAAATTGTAATAACTGGTTTAATGTAAAGAATAATGGACAAGTAGTTAATGTGTATACTGGTTGGACTGTTCCTACTACAGGTGAACCTACATTCTATGGTGGTTTCACTTCAGTATATACAATGTTGTATAACATGACAAATACAACAAAGGAGATGATTGTTGCTTGTCATGAAATGCCATTTACAGTTATCACAAAAGAAAATCTTGAGGATACAGCTAAAATAAAAAGTGCAAGTAGAAGCTTAAGTGGAACCTCTCTTGTTGGTAGTCATCTTAATCAATTAAATGCTAATGATACAGTTGGTATTTATTGGTTTAGTCGTCTACTTGAATTTAGAGGTATTCGTCTTTGTCTTGGTGGACATAAACATACTTATTCATGTACTTATCCTGTAATGGAAAATTATCTTTATAAAGATTCTGCTTCAGATAGTACTTATAAGTCAAGCTTAAATCATGGCCCTATGACAATGACTCAAACTTTGGAGCATGACGATTTAGTAAATTGGATTGGTGATGTTGTTATTAATACAGCTACCACCTATACTGGTGCTCACTTGAGCAAGTTCCCATTAACTAAGAGACCTAATAACCCTGGTGCTGGAGCTGGATTCTTCTATCCTATGAAGTATGTTAGTGAATTTGCTGGTGGTAATGCGGGTGTTATTTATCTAATGTGTCAAGCTACTGGATTTAAGCTGATGTCTAATAAGGAGCTCCCTAGCCCTAATCAAGCATTTTCAAGATTGCTACCTCAGTCAACTTATAGCGGATCTTCTGCAAAGGCTAGTCCAGAACAGAGATATCCTATGTATGTTATTGTAGATCTTGGAAACTCTAATATTACAGTTAAATTAATTCGACTTAAGAATATTCAATCTGCTCCTACTAAGCTCTTTAGTCAATATGAATACGGAACTGATGCTACTCAAGAACAGTATCTGTATGAGAACTATAATTGGGCAAGTACTACTTGGCAGATTGATTCTGGTGATGTTATTAGTAAGGTTGCAACAGACAGCACTTGGAAGTATGGCAGCTGGACTACTACAGAAACCGCAATTATATCTATATCTAAATAATTACAATGAAAAGAAACGGAAATAATATTATATTTTCAGATGATGTTACCATTGAAAGTGGTTCTAATAAAGGCAAAAATCTTAGAGAGATATTAGAAGCTCAGGATAAAGCTATTAAAGAACTCCGTAGTAATGTCAAATGGATATACCAATACGGGGGTGTCGGCTCAGGCTCTGGTGGCGGTGGAGGCACCTCCTCCCCTTGGTCTATTTCAGCTCGTTTGGGAGATCAGGTTTTAATAAATAATTCAGAACCTATTAATTTCCCTGAAGCTGGAACATATAAGTTATATCTTCATATTAATAACCCAGGAGGTGATACTTTTACAGTAACTTATTCTTATACGTATAATAACGTAAAAGAAACTAAGACTGTAAGATTGACACAGGATAATAACTGGACTGCTGAAAAAGATATTTCTATTTCAGGCAATGCTAGTATTACTATTACTGCATTAGATGGTAATGGTGTTGATAAGAGTATTACAGGATACTATATTACTAACTCCTACTCATTTAACTGTTTTTTCGCAGATAATCAAGGTATTGGGTATACAGTTCTTGATAATTCACTCTTTATCTCAACTATTAAAGCAGGTGGTTTAAAGGTTGCTGTTAATTACTATCTGGCCACTACTAGTTTAGGTATTGTAAATTATTCATACACAAACTTTAATGATGATACAGGATCAGGTAGTATTGACTCTTCTACATCAAGTGAGGGAACTATTTTACTTGATGCATTTACTGATATTAGTTCCGTTACTAATAATAGTGCAGGTAATTATAAATTTACTATTCAATTCTTAGTTAATGGTATTAGAACTAATAAAACCTTATCAGTTAACCTTATTCCAGAAGGATTATATCTTAAAGTAGTGCCAGAAAAGGGAATAATCTATCAAGATGAGAAACCGACATCAAATTGGTACGAGTATTACACCGGTTCTCAGTCTTTTGCCCTCACACCCTATAACGGAAGTACTAACCAAGGTCGCTCTTTCCCATATACTGTTTCGCTTGATGGAGTTATCCAGGAGGAAAAAATTAACAACCTTGAGGAAAGAAAGGCTACAAATTGTGTTCTTAACTTTACTACAACTGGATGGCATGAAGTAATTTTTACAATTACAGATTCAAGTACTGCAACTACAAAAACCTATAAATACTGGATTTATACTGAGGAGCTTAAATCTGACCTTAACTGGTATCCTATAAATCCTGATGAAGAAGACGATCCTGTCCGACCTCCTGTTCATAAAAGCATATATAAACAAGGTATTACTGACCAAACTACTAGTGGTTTTTCCTATAACGATAACGGTACCAAAAGTAAGGTCAATGGAATTATAACAATGTATGCTAACTCAGATGCACGAGATATTGATATTGACGATACTCCATCTGAAGCTAATGATTGTTTAATTTGTATTGGTATTCAATATAGTGCTACAAATGATGATACTAAGCCGATCTTAACTATTAATTCAGATAATGATGCTAATAGTATTATAATCTATCAGAATAAAATTGTTCGCGGAGTAACTGAATTAGGTAGTATGTATCTTGGAAAGGAAGAGACATACGGTGCAACTATTGCTTCTAATTATCACCTTATCTCAATATATCGTCGATTTATTAGACGTAATGATAATACAGGAGATCAACTTTCTGAGCTCTGTGTATATATGGATGGTGTACTTGAATTAGTATATCCTAACTATATCACTACACAGGAGATCTATAGATCTATTAAGCTTAGTCCAAGTAACTACTTCATAAATCTTCTTGAAGTTTCATACTTTAAACATAATAGTCCAGAAGATAAACAATATACTTATATGACTGACGCTGGTATTGTAAGATACTGGTATACATATAAGCAAAGAATCCAAGGTCAAACAAGTATAGAAACAAAATTGCTTAACTATATTGAAAATGGATTCTCTCTATCTGATGATAACCACGTTGAAGTAACTGTTGGTAGTATTAATAGTATTGCACGATCTACAGATGTTCCAGTTCTTGTTCTAAAATATGATGAAGCTGGATATAATCCTAATCCAGGAGAAGGACAGACTAGTATCCCAAGATTTATTGAATGGAGTGATAAGATTTACGGTGCTAACTCTAATGATAGTAGTAAACTAAATATTGGTATTGCTTGGAGTAATGGTAATTCTGAAGTTCAAGACATTGATATTAGTAATATTGCTGCAGGAAATGGTTCTATCGCAGCACAGTTTACTCTCGATATTCAGGGTTCTACTACAAGAACTTATCATGCTAAGAACTATACTTTAGGTATTCAAGCTGCGGACAGTACTGCTGGATATACTCCACTATTCTCTCCAAGGTTTAACCCTAATGACACGAATACTTACCTTCCTGAGAAAGCATTTACATTAAAAGCCGACGTTGTTGACTCAAGTCACTCTAATAATACAAGTATGGGTGCTTTTGTTAATGCTAATACCTCTAAATTCACTCAAGCTACTGTAGGTGATACAGGAAAGTATACAAATTACGTGAAGAACTGTCTTACTGGTTTTCCAATTCTTGTATTTGTTCAAATTAATAATCCAGGTGGCAAAGCTGATAAGACCGAATGTTACTATCTCGGAATTTATAACTGTAACCTCGGTCGCTCTAGCTACTTTAACTTAGGATATTGTGCAACAAGTAATCTTCCTGATGACTTAAGAGTAAGTGATAATGGATTCTGTGTTTGTGCAATCCAAGATTCAGCATATGCTCTTAAACCAAATCTAACAGTATCTGAAATTTCAGATAATAATATATACTGGGATTTCTCTGAATATGGTAGTTCGATTCTATTCACAGTAGAAAGTGGTGTTGATAAGCAGTTCATGTTTGATGATACAGAGTCTGGTGCAGACCCATCTATTACAAACCAAAGAATTCAAGCATTTGTTGAACATACAGCTCGTGCTGGCGGTTATGTATTCTATGCTATTGGGAAAAGGATGAGATCTCATAAAAATAGTTATCGTGAAAAAGGATCAGTTCCTAATGTTTATGATCAATATAATAAGAGTGTGTCTTCTACTGGTGTTCCTAGTTATAAGAAAGATGATTCTAGAACTCCTGAAGATCCTACACAAAATGATCTTATTTACTACATTAGTGGACAAACGTCTGGCACTGGTACTGTTGCACCTTATGTAGACTTTCCAAGCTTAGTTGAATATTATACGGTTTGTATGGCATTTGGTCTTCTAGACTCAGTACAAAAGAACCTTAATATTAAAACATGGAATTCCGGTGGTACATTCTACTTTGCCTTCTATGATATGGATACCTGTCTTGGTATTGATAATGATGGTAAAGATAGTACATATTTTGCTTTTAGTGATTTCTGGGAAGATAAATCAGTTAAAGATAGTGAAGAGGATTACTATAATGCAAAACCTGTAGAAGTATACAGAGACTACTTTGATAAATCACAGGCTGATGGTATTGTCGGTTATGATATTGCCAGTTCATATGCTTTTGCTGTTGCTAAGTATGCTAGAGCAATGAATAATAAAGATGAATTCTTAAAGGAGGCTGATCTTCAATCTCCTCAGAATCTTTGGGCTACGTGGAGACAAGGGACGGGACCACTTGCTAATGCTGATAAGTTCATGGAAACTTATTATTCTGGTTATATGAAGAATGTTGATGAATTAATGTTTAACTTTAATTATCGTCATAAATATCTCTTAACGAATGCTGATAAAACTGGATTTAGTACTGAAATTAGCCGTTTCAAAGGAAGACGTATTTCTTATGTCAGAGAATGGCTTAATGGTCGTTTACATATCCTTGATGCTTATTTTAATATTATCGGTAATACATCTATTACAATTTCAGATGGAAAGGAATACTTAAGCCGTGATAAGCAATATTATGAGGCTTACCCTAATGCAAACGTAACTGATACAACTAATAATGATATTTATGTAATCAAGGATATTTTTGGATCTGATCAATCTTATCAGGATAATCTCAGTTTCATAATTAAAGCACCAGATTATTCTCCTCTTATTATGAAGATGGGAGATAGTCTATATTATAGATATTTATTGAAGAAATCTACAAATAAATATAAAATTGCAACTACTGATATTACTGGTAATAATAAGTGGATCTTTGGTGGTTCTGCACTTTGGACCTACTTGGATAGTATTAATAGTTTTGTTAGAACTCCTTTTAATATTAGTACAAATCGCCTTACGACATTAAATGGTAATTCTGGTACTGTTAGAAGCTGGAACTTAAATATGCCTGCTCTTCAGGACGTATCTTTAACAAGTTCTGATTATCAAGGAGAGTTAGTCTTTGATGCAAGTGCTGTTGATAATTTCCCTAATCTTAATAACATTGATATTAGTAATAGTAGGATTCAATTGAAAGTAGTTGCAGAAAATGTAAAAACTGTTAATTTAAGTTATATAAATACTTCATCAGTGAAACTTTCTGACTGTAATGCTTTAAAAACTGTTACTTTTGGAAATTCAACCATAAGTGAGTGTATTATTAATCCTATATGGACAAATGAAATTATTCTAAGAGGAAATAGAATTAAATATCTTACTCTAGATGCAAAAGAAAAAAGGAATGCTAGTCTCACTATTGCAGATAGTGCACTTGAAGAACTTACGCTTACTAATTTTGAAAGAGTTACTATAGAAACTTGTACAAAACTTAAGAAAATAACTGTTGACGGACCATACATTACTTCTTTGGCAGTTAGTTCTGAGAATTCAGCAAATAATCTTGAAAATGTAATTATTAATGCTACAAACTTGGTAACTCTCAATCTTGGAGGATGTTCAAACCTGAAGAGTCTTACTATAAATGGAACTTGTGATAAACTTACTACCTTTAATATTGATTCTGCTAAACTTTCTAGTATTACATATAATAACATTCCTAATACAGATTCGACATTACTTGACTTATCTCCTATGACAAGTTTAAGTAGTGTTACTATTAGAAATAATCCTGTCGTAACTAAAATTCGTTTTGCTAATAATCGACTTAGACCTATTCCGATTTACACCCCTTTTGAAAACTGTACGTATCTTGAGAGGGTATATGGTAATTTAATTATAGGTTGTGACTCTTGCTTCAAAGGTCTAACAAGATTCTCTATTCATGGTAAAACGTCTGAGGCATGGGGTAATAGTGCTAAAACTAGAAGTAATGGTGTAGTTCTTATGCCACTTGAAATTCTGTCAAATATTGGAACTTCTGATGATCATGATACTATAGTAGCAAAACTTAATGGACTCATTAGTTATAATAATAATCAAGATCCTAATGTATCTAATCCGATCTTCTATAATACATCATCGGGTTGGTGGAAGGATGGTGATAATGTAACTAATATTCAATTTGATAGAAAGAAAAAAGTTCTTGACCAGATCTGCAACGATACGTCTTGTACACAGTTTGATATTTACTATATTCTTAATGCATTAGCCTTAAGTAATATGAAGGTTGATCAATTAGGTTATAGATCATTCTGGGGTAATAATAGTGGAGAAAAGAGATTTGCATTTAATGAAGGCAATCAACCTAATCGTTATATGTTCTATGGATGCTCTAGTATTACCAGCATTAGTGAAATGATTACGGGCTCTGATAATACTAAATTTCCATGTCCTGATCATGATGCTGAAGGTAATGTAACTATTGATAATGGTCTTATTAGTCCTCTGGTTAATTTAACAAGTTTTGCTAGATTATTTGATGTGGGTGGTTATATCAGTCGTTTCTTCTTTAGACGTAAGAATGATACAACTCATCCAACTTATCCGTATTTAACTAATATAAGTTATCAAGATTTTCCATATATTTATGATGAGATTGATTCATTAGATTATAGTAGAGTTAATTCGCTAGAAGAGCAAATATCTTCGCATAATGATTCAGTTATACAAAAGATGGGTAACATGACTGATTTCTTTAAGGATCTGCCAAAGCTCACATCAATTAACGCTATTTGTTCACCATCCTACCTAAATTATGATACCTTAAAGATTTTAACTGGAGTAACAACCGTAATAAACTCATTTAATACCAGCTATGGTAGAGGAACAATTGATCTCCAAAAAATATTCAGCAACAAAAGAAATTTGGATACAATATCTAATTCGTTTAAAGTTTCCAATGCAAGTACCGATTATAACCATTGGGATAGAGATGGAAAAGTTAAATTCCCTATTACCTCTGGAATGTTTAACGGATTCACTAATTTACAGAATATAGGTTATCACGATACAGTAGATAATAATGGTGGATTTACTAACATAACTGTAGATAATTGGACAGGTAATCCCAACACTATAACTGGATTTAATGGTAGTGGTTTAAGGAAATATATTAATCAAAGTGAATTCCCATACAAGATTTTTGATCCATGTAAAGACGTCTTAGTTAATTGTCCTGGATTATTCCAAGATATACAACTTATTGATGGAGGGGATTATGCTGGTATTACTCCATTTGAATTCCCAGGAGATTTATTCTCTGAATGTAGGCAATTGAGGAATGTAGCAGCATTTCTTAAAAACTGTAATATCCCTTATAAACTAATTTCTGAAGGTTTTAAAGATTGTACTAAGCTTGAGAATATTACTCAGATATTCTACCACGATGTATCCAATAATAATAATTCACAATTAGAGGGTCAAATTCCTGCTAAATTATTCTATCATGGACATGTTAAAACGTCAAAAGTTTATTACGGAACAGACGATCCAGATGAGGCATATACAAAGAATGCTGAAGGAGTTATTACTTGGAAAACAAAAAAGGAATTTGATTTTAACGACTCAAGTCACATAAAGACAGTTTACTTTGCTAATTACAATAGAAAGATTCGTTACGCATTTCAAGCATTCTATGGATGTGGTAGTATTGAAAAATATGATGTAAATTACGTCACGACTTATGGTAATGCTCAAAACTTAATTGATCGCTTGACACCAACTACAACTACTGAAGGAACTCCTTGGGAAAATATCGAGTATGTAAATACTTCATATATACCATTCAAATATACAATCTCGAAAGAGAGCGGTATGTGGAAAATAAGAAAAGATTCCAAACAAGAAACAGTCTTAGTTGATATTTCCAAAATTTATGATGGAAAACAAGATAAACTTAAGGCTTTCCTAGGAGACACTAATATTGATCAAGTATTCTGCTATGAAGATATTAGCACAGACCTTACTCCAGCAAGAAGTAACAGCGAGAAGAAAGGTTCCACTCTTAATTTCTTCTGTGCTCCAGATCTTCTATCGTATATGAAAAACACAAGCACTGAATCAGCTAATGTAATTGGTATGTTTAAGTGGTGTGGAAGTGGTGAAGCTACAAATGGTATTGATATAAGTAGCTGGATGCGTGGTCGTATTTGTCCATATCTTCTAGTCTATCTTAATGAGGTTAGAGACTTTAGTGAATTCTTCTATAATTGTAAAGGTCTTTCAAGCTTAGCTAAGTTGGATGAGGATAACAAAGGAGAAGAAGAAACTTACTTAATCCCTAAAGATTTCTTCTCCTATGCTCCAAAGATTACAACACTAAATGGTACATTCCAAGGAGTTTACTTTGGCAATAATCCATTTCTCGGAGTTTTTAATTCACTTAAAAATAATAGTTTGGATATTAGAGGAATCTTCGCTGCTTGTAGATACGATGATCAAGATGAAAATACTTATTCAATCTCAGGAATTTTTAGTACTAATAAACTTACAGATATTGCTGGTGCATTCTGTTATAAAGCTGTTAGTCCTATTAAAGATACTAAGACAAATCGTATTAATATTACATCAGGTACCTATCAGGAAGAGACTATAAATGAGAAGATATCCTGGAATAATAATTTCCCAGAATCTGTACAAACTTCAATTAAGAGTTCTTGGATTCGATATCTATACTACGGTTATAGCAACGAACATGCAAAGGAACAGTATATTGATCTATCTACGAACTACAATTTAGGTACTAGTGGTAATTAAAATAATTTTTAGGGAGGATTTACCTTTTGATAGGAAGTCCTCTCTATTTTTATAAATTAAATAATATGTCAGCAATTATTGCAACAAACTTTTCATATAAAGGTGAGGAATTCTTAGATTCTCGTCAAAATCAATGTAAAAGATCATCTGACTTAAAGAATTGGGATACTCCCATACCTGAAGGTTTTGAAACATGTATTGATGGAATTTGGTATATTTACGACAGTTCCAGAGAGAATGAAGAAACTGGACATTGGTTTACAAGAGTTAGTGACTCTATTGATTCGGATAGTTACCAACGTGCTATTTCTGTTGGCGCCGTTAAAGATTATGCTGATGATATAAATGCCACAGTGGACACCCTTCAGGAAACTGTTGATGAACTCGAGAATAAACTGTTCCCTCCTAGTATTGCTGCTGTCATAGGACCGGCTTATACAGGAACGGGAGAACTTGATAATGTAAAACAAGACTTTACAGAAAATATTATTAATCACATTACAAATAATACTTACTCAGATGATTGTGACTTTAATGAAGATGGAATTATTAATGAGCAAGATATTATTTTAATGGAGACATTAATAGAAAATGAACGAGTATCCTTACAACAAAATCCTAAAGGCACTTCAGAAACTTATTGGATACCTGCTGGATCTTGGATACTTCCAGAAATAACTTGGACATTAAATAAAAAAGGAGAAGAATGTACTTCTATCAGATCCACAGTTACTGCCCCTATTATCGGAACAACTGAATTAAATAGATGGGTTGGTAAAGAAGGGTTAGAAAGTAATACGAATAAAACTTATACCTTTACTATCACTTCTTGGCTAAATAATAAAAATTCAGCTACGACGAATGCATATATTAAATTTGGGTATAAGTATTTCATCGGAACTTCATCTAGTGAAAGTTTAGGAAATAATATCTCTTATACTTCCCTTAGTGAATTTACTTCTTGGTATACTGAAACTGGAACAATGTCAGCAAACTCATTTGACTGTTCAGGAGGTAAGTATGCTTATATCTTAGTGCCGGAAACTTTCTGGAAAACTTCTTATAATACGTATGTCGGAGGGTTTTATAATTCAGATTTTAATCAGACAAATATAAATATAATTAATGAGAGAGGGGTTGTTATCCCTTACGTTCAACTCAGAACTGGATTTATTCAAACAGGTAGTTCAATAGTAATCGAAATTAAGTAATATATGTTAGTAATCTTAGATCCCGCACATCAAAAATTAGTTGCAGGTAAAAGAAGTCCTGATGGAAAACTTCTGGAATACCTTTGGTCACGAGAACTTATAGGTATGATTGAGAAAAGACTCGATGAAATTGGAATCGAGCACGTAAGAACAAGTCCTCCTAGTGAGGATAATGGAAAAGAAATTGGTTTACTAAATAGATGTAAAAGAGCTAATGCCTTTGCTAAAGCACATAATGGAAAATCAATTTTTATAAGTCCCCACGTAAATGCAGCTGGAAATGGAAAATGGATGAATGCTAGAGGCTGGTCAGTTTTTATTAGTCCTACAGCAAGCTCTAATTCCAAAAAACTTGCATCACTAATGGCTATTGAAGCCGGTATACGAGGAATAAAAGTTAGAGTCCCAGATCCAAATCATAAATATTGGACAGCTAAATTTACAGTCTTGCAGAAAACTTCAATGCCAGCTATCCTAGTAGAAAATCTATTCATGGATAATAAAGATGATGTTAATTACCTTTTAAGTGATAATGGTAAAGAAACATTGTGCGAAATAATTATTAAAGGAATCTGTGATTATTTCAATATAGAATACAATTATGGAAGAGAATAACATTTTTATTTTTACAGAGGAGGGAGAATATATATATCCTGGTACATTGACTGATGCTATAATGCATACTCAATCTAGGAAAAAACTTACCCTTCTCTTAGAAGAATATAACTTAGATGTTCTCTGGCCACTTGGGGAAGGAGAAAAATATACTCTCCTAACTGCTATAACCACTCTTGTAGATAATCTAGAAGACTCAGTTAAAGTTCCCGGTGTAAAAGCTAAATTTATAGGATCTAATGGAAATCTTCAAGTCTGGGAATATTTTAGTTCTAATTTTTCCTTTGATAATGAAAATGGCTGGAGAGAAGTTGATTCTGGGGTAATTCAAGAATTGCAGGAATCTGTATTCCCAGTTACTATTAGTCTCAATTGTAGTACTTTAGAGTATACAAAAACCGAAACAACTTTAAACTTTACTTGGGAGATTAGTAGACGAGGAAGAAATGTCACAACTGATTCTAAAGTTCTTTTTGGTAGGGCAGGATCATTAGTAGATGTTTCAGGAACTACTGGAAAAACAATAATTACTACTGAAAATTCATACTCTACGGAAACCTATATAATCACTGGAACGTATGAAGGAATTTATAATTCAAAAAGTTTATCGGTAGTTTTTGTCGATCCTTGTTATAGAGGAATTGTTGGAAGTTCTTGGATACCAAGTGTAGAGGATATTAAAACAACAACAAAACTAAAACAAGGAAGCCGTAATTCTACATGGAGTGAAATTAATCTAGATGCATCTTCCCCAACAAGTGGTAGAGTTTTCTATGCTTATCCTAAATACTTTAGCACTTTGAACTCCATTAAAGATGCTAACGGTTTCGAATATATAAATTCATATACAAAAACTGAGCTTAATATTGATGGAGTAGACTATTATGTATATACATTAATTGAACCAACTACTATTAGTGGATTTAAACAAATTTATAGTTAATTACTATGGCTTTAAAAATAGGTGATAATTTTAATTATCAAGGTAAAAAACCTAATTTTTCTAGGGACACTTTTAATACCTTGGATGAAATGAAAAGTTATCCAGAAACTAGTATAGATGAAGGACATATTTCCCTATGCTTAGCTGATGGAAAACGATATAAGTTCTCCGCCTCTAATAGTATTGATAGTACTACGGGAAAATGGAGACTTATAGTAGACACCGCACTGAACGAATCCTCTGAAAATCCAGTTCAAAATAAAGTCATTTTACAAAAATTTAGAGATGAAGAAACAACAGTAGCTACAACTTTATCGCTTTTTAATAATACACTTAATACAAAAATTGATACTCTAAATACAAATCTATCAACAAAGATTACAGCTCTAGAAACAACAACAACTAGTCTTGGGGAATCTATTGAAAATTTAGGAAATACTAAAGCTGAAAAGGAAGAAGTAAAAGAAGCTCAAAAAGTTCTAACTGCTGCTATTACTGAATTAAAAGAAGCATTAGATGATATTAATTTAGCTGTTGCAACTGCCATTAATGATGTTAGGGATGTAATGGTTACTAGAGATATTGATATCAATGGTCATCCTTTAGCTGATGGGGATTTAGTTCTTACTAAAGATGATATTGGATTAGATAGAGTTGATAACACAAGTGATGTTGAAAAACCAGTTTCTACTGCACAAAATGAAGCTTTAAATAGAAAGGTTGATAAAAGAGAAGGTTATTCGCTCGTTTTAAATACGGAAATTGAGCACCTTACAAATCTTCCAACTAATGATGAACTAGGTGCTTCTTTTAGTGCTCTCAATAATCACGTTATTAATACTGAAAATCCACACTTGGTAACTCAAGAGCAGATCGGTCTCGAAAATGTTGACAATACTGCAGATATTGATAAAGACGTAAATAGTGCAGTACATGATGGTGACGGACAAAAAATTACATCTACTTATATCGCTGATATCTCTTATAATGGAGCACAAACTACGTTAATTCATGGTGATGGTTCTGAATCTTATGTAGAAATGCCTGTTGCTACTCAAGAAGGGCACGGATTAATGTCTAATACTGATAAAGTAACTGTAGACTCAATTGAGGGTCTTCAAAAAATAGTAGCTGCTAGTCTTTCAGAACTTAAAGAAGATGCCGATGCTAGGGAAGTGGTAATAACTACTGCTGTAACTGATATCTTAACTCGAATTGATGAAGTTTTTACTAAACTCAATAAAGTTGCTGATTTTGTAAACTATATTGATCCTAATTCTACAACAAATGAGGGGGAATAATACATGGAAAGTAGAAGAATTGCCGTAACAAGTCCTGCTGGAGTCTGGGACCATAATTCTCTTATCGGGGCTTCTGTACATATCAAATCTCTACCCGTATCAAGTCTATTCTCCTTTGATGATTCTAAAATCTATACTATCTCTGATATAAAATTCAGATTAAATTCGTATGGAAAATGTATTTCTTCTATTCACCTAGATGGAGTAGATAGAGTGTTTGCTTGGAAAGACCTAGAAGTTACTGGTGTGGATTTGACACTTTATAAAGATTCTATTTGTGGTGAATTCTGTTGTGGACAATCTATATGTGGATATGGACAAGGACTTTATGGCAGAACGAGAGATGAGATTAAGAAACCTACGACAGATTGTGATTGTGATTGTAATTGTGGAGATGGACCTGAATTAGACTAAAGATTATGGCAAGAGACAAATTTAGATATACTCGTTTTACTGAGGTTTTTGAAACACGGGACGAGGCTATCAAAAAATTAAACAAAACTGCAAGATATTACGCCGAAAACGTAGCTATCAAATACAAAAAAGGAGATTCTTTTGAAGTTATTTTAGCTCTTTATAAGAGTGAAGAAAAAGGAGATTATACTATTAACTATGACTCTGGAGAAGGTGGACCTAGTAGTGGAATAAAAATTTATGATATTACTAAATTAAGCCCAGAAGAAAGTGATAAAGAGGCGCTAAATAGATACTCTTTTGGCAGGGAACCTAAAGAAGGAGAAATGGCTGTTATTCATACTCCTGGAGGAGGAGATGTTGTATACGTGTATCACTCTGGGATATGGATCTGTATTACTCAAAATCTAATAATAACTGGAAAGAAATCAAATTCAATAGAAATATCTTCTATAAGAGATGAAGTTACTGATGCGTGGGTATTAGAAGCTGATGTCTTAACTGATAATTCTAGTATAGTAGTAGGTGATGAAGGCTTACAAGTAGGATATGTAGATTGTGGTAACCTAAAAGATCTTAAATGAAAAGTTCTTATAACAAAACTAAATGGGTAGATAATAGAACTCCTGTAAATGCCCGAAATCTCAATAAAATTGAATCAGCCCTTAATGATCTTTATAATAACGCTCTTCAAGGCGAGGAAATTATTGAAGGTGATGGAGTTTCTATTAATGACAGTAAAACAGGTGAAAAGGTGATAAGTGTAGATGATACTGTTCAAAGATCACAAACCTGTACTGGAATTGAGTGGGTAACTGAAGAACCAGAAACCCCAGAGATTAATAAACTATACTTAATTCTTGATGGAGAAACAAAACTCCTTAAGAAAATAGTATTAAATGGTGTAACTATATTTAACGTTAATTAAAAGCTATGCCGGAAAAACAAAGAGTAACTCTATTAAAAGGAACGCTTGATGATCTTAATGCATCTACTGCAATTCTAAAAAAGGGCGAACTATGTCTGATAGACTCAAGTGAAAAGGGTTATGATTCTCTTGTAATCGGAGACGGCATCCACGAAGCTAAGTCATTAAAACTTATACCATTGAATGTTTCACAAGGTTCAGTGTTCTTAGGTATTGCTAATATAGAAACAGATCCGGGAATTCCCCAAAATGATGTTTTTTATATTACTGGAACAGAAGGAACATATACAAACTTCGGAGGGATAGTTATCAATAAGGGGGAAATAGTCTTCTTAGTTTATCGATATGAATCCTGGAATAAAGTTGTTATTCTAACCATAGACTCTGAACTTGATGAAACTTCTGAAAATCCAGTTCAAAATAAAATAGTAACTGCAAAACTAAAAGAACTGGAAGGGAAAATGATACATACTATAAAGGTAAATGGAACTGTTCAAACAAAAACTAATGGAGCCGTAGACCTAAGAGTTGATGCTTCGTTTTCTGATGTATCAGAGAATCCTATAATGAATAGTACCGTTACAGCTAAGTTCAATGAGTTTAATTGGTACGAGGGTAAAAACTAAAACTAAATAAAATAAATATGATTGGAAATAAATTTCTCTATTTTTCTACAGTAGCAAGTTATGAAGCCGCCCTTAGCGAAATTCAAAATACTTCTATTGTATTTGTCGGTCAGGCTGCTAATGCATCTGAAGGTCTTGAAGAAGTACACTTTATTGAAACTCATGGCGTACGATTTGATACTGATGCCGTTGCTGAAATTTCACAAGCTATCGCTGCTCTTGATGTTACAAACTTGACTAATACTAACGCTGCAGCTAGAGGTGTTACATTGACCATAAATGAAGTCGATGGTAAAATTACTAGTATTGATATTACTGATCTTGGACAGGCTAAACTTGGAACTTATTCTATAGGCTCTGATTCTACTGCTATTGCCCAAGGTGATACTATTGCAACAGCTCTTGCTAAACTTGAAAATCAGATAAAGGCTAAAGTAGGATCTCTAAATAGCGATATTGCCACAGGTTCTGACAAGTACTTTACTGGTATTGAACTGAAAGATGGTAAACTTGTAGATCCAACTGCTGCTAATAGTAAAACTACCGTTGCCAATGTTGATACAGCCAAACTCTTAGACTACAAAGCAAATACTGGCTCAACCGCTCAAACTATTAGTACTAATGATACTATTGCCGGAGCTATTGCTAAGGTTCAAAAGAATGTAGAAATAGAAACTACTGCTAGACAAAATGCTATTGATGCAATGGACTATACCATCCCTTCAAGTAAGCATATCGAAGGTAGAGCCGTTACTAGTGTCAGTGAGGCTAACGGTGTGATTGATGTAAATGAGGGTAATGTAAAATCTGATTACGTATCATATACACCCCAAAACCTTGACGGCCCTTCTGTTACTACACCAGATACTACAAATACAAATGTTCAAGATGTTCTAGCTGAAATCTTCCAGAAGATCTACGATAATGGAAAAGCAGGTGAAGTTAAGGTTTACAAGAACAATACCGTAGTCAGCACTATCTCAGCTGATGGCACAGATTATGTAATCAAGCAGGGAACTAATACCGTAGCTACTCTCAATATCGCTAAAGATATGGTCATTAGCTCAGGTGAAGTTATTACAGCTAGTGGTACTGAAAAGAAAGGTACTAGCGCTAGTTCTGACTCTGCAGGTTTGACTTCTGGTGAAAAGTATATCAAACTTACAATTTCTAATGCTGATACTACTGCAAATCTTCTTTATATCCCTGTTAACAGTCTTTATAAAGATCATACCGTAGAGAAAAATGCTGCAAAAATACAACTTGCAATTAGCTCAAGCAATGTCATTAGTGCGACTGTTGTAAGTGGTTCTCTCGTGAAAACTGATCTTACTTCATCTTTACAGAATGAAATCACATCTGCTCGTACTAAGATTACTGAAAAATCTACTGGTCATGTAAGAATTACTAAAACTGCCGGAACTGGAGCAACTCCTGATAGTTATACTGTAAGTGAAGATGACATTGCATCTGCTTCTCTAGTTGGTACACTTCCTACAGGTACCGCTGCACTTGGTGAGACGACTGTTGTTGGTTATGCTGAAGCTTATGCTGATAAAAAAGCAGCTGATGCAAAAACTGTTGTAAAGGCTAAAAATACTGGTCATGTTCAAGTAGGTGTTACTACTGATGCCACTGACGGTCACCAGGTTGTAACTGTAAGTGAAAACGATATTGCTAGCGCTGCTTATGTTGGTACATTCACAGCCGTTGATGGAGAAACTACTGTTGTAGGTCATTCTGAAAAAGTAGCCGAGGCCGCTGAAAACGCTGCAAAGACATATGCAGACAATATTACGGTTAATGGTCAATCTCAAACAAACCAAAATATTACAGTAGAAGCCGATGATATTAATATCGCTACAGGTTATGCTAAAGCTTCAACTGGGGCTGATATAGCTGCTGGTGATTCTGTTCAAACTGCATTTGGTAAGGTAGAAAAGAAAATTGATAATCTTAACGTAGGTAGCCCATTTGCTTATACTAATGGAACATCTAAAACTGGAGGTGTATCCTTGAAAAGTGAAGGATTAAATACTACACACGAAGGTGAAGTTGCTATTGGTAAATATAACAACTCTGTTACTGGTGCCGTTGCATCTGCTAATACGGTTTTCTCTATAGGTAATGGCTCAGGCACTGCAGACAGAAGTAATGCTATCGAGGTGAGAGAGAATGGTGATATCTGGATTAATATTGGTTCAGATTATAAAAAGCTACAAACCATTCTTAGCAATGAAATTGATTGGTACGAAGGATCTTAAAAAATAAACAGGGGATCCATAATAGGGTCCCCTTCTTAAAAGAATAGATATGGAAGAAATACAAAATAAATTTTTATGTTATCAAACCGAAGCAACCTTTAAAACAGAATTAGCTGCAGGAGGTATAGGTGATACGTCTATCGTTTTCGTCCTGGATAAACAATATATCTATTCTCATGGACAATATTTCTACTGTGGTTTCTCTAGCGAAGTTCAAAGAATACTTACGGCTGCATTAACAGAACTAGCAAATGAACAAAAAGAAAAAGAAGATGCTGTCGCAGATGTCTTAGTACATCTTGAGTTTGATAAAATTAATAGAAGTGAAATCGATATAGATGAAATTAACTCTTCAATTGCCTCTATTGGTCCTACTATTGAATCTCAAGTTAATTCTTCTATGGAAGAGGCTATAGCAAGACTTAATCAAATTATTGAGGATATTGGAATTGAGTCTATGCAAAAAATTATTACTGCCGCTATAACAGACCTAGAAAGAGCCATTAAAGAAGATCAAATTGCCACAGCTACAGTTCTAAATGATATGAGAAACCAAATAGAAAACCTTCAGGAACAAATAAATAAACTTACGACATCATGATAAAAAATTATAATATCGATTATGCTTCGCATCCTCAAGAAGAACTCCAACTGGTAAGAACCTATGGACAGTATAATACGTGGAGGGTTTACTTTGATGTAACTGAACATGAGGATGAAAGACGTACTGAAACTATTACTGTAATAGAATATGAAGAAAAGACTATTACAGTAACTGATCCTGAAACTGGTGAGAAAAAAGAGGAAATTATTACCATCCCAGTCGAAAAGGAAGTAGAGGTTGAATATAGAACCTATGAGTCAAAATATATTGAGACTAAAAGACTTAAAACAGCTGTTATTACTGCAATTGATTTAATGAAAGATCAGGTTCTTAAAGAAATTACTGAATATGATATAAGTGATTCTGTAAACTCATTTTATCTTAATGGAGAAGAAGTCTGGCTTGATAAAGATACACGAGTTGGTCTCATGAATAGTACTAATATCCAAAAAGCAGCTGGCGTAGAAGAAATAACTCTCTGGCTTGGTACAACCCCTATTACTATTAACTGCGATCTTGCTATCCAAATGCTTGGAGCTCTTGAGATTTATGCCCTTACTTGCTTCAATAAAACAGCAGAACATAAGAAAAATGTACTTGCCCTAGAAACTATCGATGAACTATGGCAGTATGATTACACAGTTGGATATCCAGAAAAACTTAATTTTGAGATCTAAGTCATGAACGTGATCATATCTCTGGCGATACTAAGTGCCTATACTCTTTGGGTTTGTATAAAATATGGAATTCCAAGCTCTCTTTCACAATCCTATTATGAAATAAAATGGGGACCTATATTCACTCTAGTATTATGGACCAGTGCTCTCTTAGTGCTACCAACTTGTATGGATATAACACCATATACGCAAATAATACCATTTGCTGGAATATTTGGATTAATATTAGTAGGTGCTGCTCCTAGAGTAAGGGATTATGAGAAAACAATTCACATAATAGGAGCTAGTATAGCAGGAATATTTTCACAACTCTGGGTGATATTCTATAGAAACCCTTGGTGGATGATGTTATGGGTAATCCCAATAATAACTTTTATAATAATATTTATAAAAACAGTGAATAAAGAAAACCTAATCATAGAATTAGATAAAGTTAAATTTATCTTCTGGTGTGAGATAATATGCTTTGTTAATCTCTATATAAATCTTTTATTAGGGTAATGGACATAAAGAAGTTTTTCGCAGAAGAAAATAAGATTTTTAAACGCAAGAAGTATAATATACTATACGGAAATGAGATCATCATTACAAAGAATGGTGAAGACTCTATTGATAATTATGAAATCATTGATAAACCTAAAGATTGGGAACTCGGCCAGGTTTATAATGATTAAAATTAAAACTAATTATGAATTATTTAAGAAGTTTTGATACAAAAGATGCTTGGAGTAAAGCTGATAAAATATCAACTCCTGGTATTGACTTAGTGGAGGGAAAGTGCTACTATAATCCATATCCAGAAACATCTTTTGGTGATATAGCATTATATAACTCTAAAACACAAAGTATAGAATTCATGAGTGCAGATAGCTATAAGGATAATGGATTTCATTATGCACATTTGACACCAATTGGAGTTGTTGCAGTTCCATATAACTATTCTCCAGATTACACTACACGTATTATGTCTCTTGTAAATATGAGCTGTACAACTCCTGAGGTTGGAACAACAGCAACAAGTGATGGTGACGTAAGTGATAACCTAAATCTTAGCTGGGGTTCAAATGTAGATATTCTTAAACATTATACCGTAAATAATTATGTCAATGGAAATACCGGTGAACTACAGGGAGAGTTTGATTCAGTAAGACTTCCTAGTGACACTGCCTTTAATGACACTGGTACTATAGATCCATCTGGAGATTATTACTCTCTTAACTATGATTCTTCAACTGGTACTGATGAGGATATGCCCTTTGGTCCTAATCCTATCCTACCAGATGGAAGTAAAAATATAATTTACTATGCTGATAATAAGGCTACTAATGATTTTGATGGAAGAGGTAATACTGACAAAATCTTAACTGCAGTTAGTGGTACTGATTGGAAGACAGCAAGTAGTATAGAAAATACAGCAACTCCTGGAAATTATCCGGCAGTTATGACCTGTTATCGATTCCATACAACTGGTACTAATGTTGGTGATTGGTATCTTCCTGCAGTCGGAGAATTAGCATTTATAACTGTTAGATATGGAGCGATTAATGCTGGTTTGAATGCTGTTAAGAGTGTTTGGGGTAGTTCAAGCGCAATTGAAATGGGTCGAGATACTGCTTATGGCGACTGTTATTGGTCTAGTTCTGGGTTCTCTGGTTTGGCTGCTTGGGAAGTGAATACGAGTCTTGGTTACGTGTGTCCCGACACTAAATTCGTTACGGATGCTGACTATCGAGTTAGGGCGTTTTTTGCACTTTAACCCTTCAACTATTTATCTTCTGGTGTGAGATGATATGCTTTGTTAATCTCTATATAAATCTTTTATTAGGGTAATGGACATAAAGAAGTTTTTCGCAGAAGAAAATAAGATTTTCAAACGCAAGGAATATAATATACTATACGGAAATAAGATCATCATTACAAAGAATGGTGAATATTCTATTGAAAATTATGAATTATTTAAGAAGTTTTGATACAAAAGATGCTTGGAGTAAAGCTGATAAAATATCAACTCCAGGTATTGACTTAGTGGAGGGAAAGTGCTACTATAATCCATACCCAAAAACATCCTTTGGTGACGTAGCATTATATAACTCTAAAACACAAAGTATAGAATTCATGAGTTCAGGTAGCTATAAGAATAATGGATTTCATTATGCACATTTGACACCAATTGGAGTTGTTGCAGTCCCATATAACTATTCTCCAGATTACACTACACGTATTATGTCTCTTGTAAATATGAGCTGTACAACTCCCGAAGTTGGAACAACATCAACAAGTAATGGTAATGTAAGTGATAACCTAAATCTTAGATGGGGTCCAAATGTAGATGTTGCAAATCTTAAAAATTATAGCTTAGTAAATTATGTAAATGGAAAAACTGGTGAACTCGGTGGAGCAACTGATTGGGTAAGAATACCTAGTGACACTGCCTTTAATGACACTGGTACTATAGATCCATCTGGAGATTATTACTTTGGTAACTATGATTCTTCAATTGGTTCTGATGGGGAAATAAGATTTGGACCTAATCCTATCCTACCAGATGGAAGTAAAAATATAATTTACTATGCTGATAATATGGCTACTAATGATTTTGACGGAAGAAGTAATACTGACAAAATCTTAGCTGCAGTTAGTGGTACTGATTGGAAGACTGCAAGCAGTATAGAAAATACAGGAGCTTCTGGAAATTATCCGGCAGCTATGACTTGTTATCGATTCCATACAACTGGTACTAATGTTGGTGATTGGTATCTTCCTGCGTGCGGAGAATTAGCATTTATAACTGCTAGATATGGAGCAATTAATGCTGGTCTGAATGCTGTTAAGAGTGTTTGGGGTAATTCAATCGCAATTGAAATGGGTCGAGATACTGCTTATGGCCACTGGTGTTGGTCCAGTACTGGGAACTCTTCTACGAGTGTTAGGAACGTGCATACGTATAGCGGTCACTTATACACCTACACTAAGTCTGATACGACTGCTACCTGTCGAGTTAGGGCGTTTTTTGCACTTTAACCCTTCAGCTATTTATCTTCTGGTGTGAGCTCGATTGGCCAAATTGAACGAGAACTCTATTCGGAGTGAGATAGGTCCGAGCCACACCCTTTTAATTTAAAAAAAATATAGGAAATATGATATCGGAATCCCTTCCCATATACATAGATCTCTATAATCTTACTTGGAGAATGAAACGTCTTTTGAAGACTGGAAAAATAAATATTGGACCTTAATTCCTTAAAATAGTAGACTTAGATTTTTATAGTCTACTTAATTTTATTATTATGTGGATATATTATAAATATAATAAGAATTCTAAAAATTATACTGACATTACTTTAAGAATTCCCTTTACCCTTAGACTTAGTGATTCAGATCTGCTAAAAATAATAAATAAATTTAATTGTCCTAAGAAGTTTAGCATGGAATGGATTAAAAAGAAATTAAAGGGTAACCCCTATCGATACCTAAATAGATGGCTGACTAATGATATAGAACTTGATAGAAACGGATGTCATAGATTTGAGTGTACTTGTTCTATATGGTGGAGTGGAAGAGGAAGAAGGAAAGGGACTAAATTACCTGAATGGAAAAGATTAATAAGAGATGAATATCTTAAGTTTCCTCTATTCTTTGGGTCTTTTAGAACAATAATATTAACTGAAAAATCACTTTTTAAAAACAAAATTTGGATAGAAAAAGATATATTATTATACTGGATAAAGAATAATGAGAAAAACAACTATCTAAGTTCTTTTAATAAACTTATAAGACTATTGATAATAAAGGGAATTGAAAAGGATCAAAATCCTTAGATATGAAATAATAACTATTTTGGAGTATAGTGTAATGGTAACACAACAGATTTTGGTTCTGTACTTCCAGGTTCGAATCCTGGTACTCCAACTTTAATTTTCCTTCTTTCTAAATCCTTAATAGTGAAAGATAGAAATTTCTATAGCCAGAGGAATACTATCAACCATTCATACGAGACTAAGTTAAAACTAACTGGCGAACACTTGGAGAAGATATAATACCAAAAGGTTATATCTTCTTTTTTCTGTACTATTTTTTCGCGCCTAAGGAAACATATTATTTAGATTCCACCCCTAATACGACCTCAAAAAACTCGGTCGTTGTCGGGGTTTCATCTTTAATTAAAGCTCTTGTATAAGACCCAGAGATAGATTGTGATATTGACCGAACGAAGCGAAGTGGAGTGATGGAATAAGGTAAAGATGTACCATTTTTTGAAGATATAAGTATTCTTTACATTTTCCGAAAATTTGCTAATAAAATGGTACACTTTTGCTCATATTTCAGTATTGAAAGCCTTATGTTTGAATGTTAACCTAGGCGAGTTTTGAGGCTAGGTTATCTATAAGAGTAAATTTAAAAAAAACAATAATAATTATGAAAAAACAAATAATAGAAGTGCCAGCGGGAATTAGATATATTTCTGAGTGGTTAAATTTTTCTCTACCTAACTTTCCACACATACTAGACAAACAAATTCCTGGTTGTGGTTTTACTGAATGGGCTATTATGAATAATGAAAATGTAGTTTTATGTTCACCGCGTAAGATTTTATTACAGAACAAAAGTGAACAACATCTAGGGGACGTGTTTTATGTAGTGAATGATTATGAGAGAATTATAGATGCTGGAAGGGATCTATCAATTAGGGGTAAGTCTGTATTTAAGCCAGATACTTTTGTACCAACAGAAGAACAGAAGAAGGAATTCTTTAATAAATTGACAATAATGATTATGGAATATATTAAGTCCAGAAGATCTATGGGAAAACCTGCTAAAATTCTAGTTACTTATGATTCATTTAACTTAGTAAGAGATATTTTAGCATATCATTCAGAACTTTCTATATTTCGTATTATTATTGATGAATTTCAGAGCATTTTTACAGACAGTAGATTCAAAGCCTCAACAGAGCTTAAATTTATGTCTTACGTTCAGGGAATTCAAAGGGTATGTTTCGTTTCAGCAACACCGATGATGGAAGAGTATTTAGATCGTCTTGATGAGTTTAAAGATCTACCTTATTTTGAACTAGATTGGTGTATAAAAGATCCTAATCGTGTTATGAAACCTAATTTAATAGTAAGACATTCAAAAAGTGTATTTACTACAGCAAAAGAGATTATCGAGAAGTATAAAAATGGACAATACGAGAAGTTCTATCGTATTGGTTCTAATGGTAAAGCGGAATGTGTAGAAAGTAAAGAAGCAGTGTTTTATGTCAATTCCGTTAATAATATCTGCTGTATTATTAAGAAAAGTGGATTATTACCTGAAGATGTAAACATATTATGTGCTAATACACCTGAAAACCAGAAGAGAATAACACGTAAAATTGGTAAGAAATTCACTATTGGTAAGGTACCTCTTAGAGGTGAGAAACATAAAACCTTCACTTTTTGCACTCGAACAGTATACTTAGGAGCTGATTTTTACTCTACATGTGCCAGAACATTTGTAATAAGTGATGCTAATATTGAAACACTTGCTGTTGATATTTCCTTAGACTTACCACAGATTTTAGGTAGACAGAGATTAATAGAAAACCCATGGAAGAATAGTGCAGAATTTTATTACAAACCTATAGCATTGGATAAGCAAAAGGCGAAGGAACAGTTTGATGATGAGATTAAAAAGAAGTTAAAGAAAACGCAAAATCTATTAGATGCTTATTCATATAGTCCAGAATATACTAAAGAGGATTTAGCGGAGAAATATGAAAAGGACGCTAATAATAGTAGTTATAAAGATGATTATGTTTCTGTAAATCGAGTCTTTAATCCTGAGAGTAATTTATGGTTATTTCAACCATTGCAGAATAATCTTGTCTTAATAGCTGAACAGAGGGCATATGACATACAACAGATAGATTATAAAGACCGTTTTAGTGTATTCAGTGCACTAGATACCAATATACAATCTCTTAGCTCCAGGGATGAAGAAGTGAAAAACTTTATGATAATATATGAGTCTTTGCCTAATCTTTATGATAAATTAAAGTACTTATGTAATTATCAATCCTCTAATATAGATTATATACTTGGTCAAATTTCAGAAAAGCACTTTAGGGAATATTATACTGTCATTGGTCCGGATAGATGTAGAAGTTTAGGGTATAATATTAATTTACTTAACAAAGAACTTAATGTAGTATCTTTTAATCCACTATTAATTAATGTTGAGGTATACAAGATGTTTAATATTGGTGATAGATTAAGTAAAGACAGTATAAAACAAAACTTATCAACGTTGTATTCATCTTTAGGTTATAAAAAGACAGCAAAAGCAACAGATCTAGAACAGTGGTTTGAATTAAAGTCTGTATTGTTGTCTGAAAATGGTAAAAGAATTCATGGTTTTGAGATAATAAAAAAGAAGGGAGATTAATTTCTCCTCTTTCTTTTCCTTATTTGTGATATGAAATATATAATAAGAAGAAAAGAATTACCAAAATTTTTTATTAGAAAAGAGAAAGGTGATGGAATTATATCAGCAGAATCAGGAGATAAAGTAATCACTTGTTCTGGAGAGGTTGAGTTTAGAAGAAAATTCAAATCATATAAAATGTTTACTAAAGCAGATCGAAGTTCCTTTAGGTATTGGTTTGCTCATTGGTGTTCATATCAGGTAGTTGCTCTTAACAATGGTATTTGGCGTCCAAAGTATCTTTTACACGATATTGAGAAGCCTTGGCTGAAGTTATGGTATAGAGGAGACTACAAAAAGGTTCAATCATTTCATCGTCTTCATAATTGTCATCACTTAGAATATGGATTAACTAGGGGTTGGGATAAAATGGATTGGCAAGCTCTTGTTATTGACTGGGAGTGTTGTGCTTATTCTAAACTTGAGTCTCAACTTGATACTAGAGAAACTTTAGAATATGAAGTAGCTCGTGATAAGTGGAAAGCTTATGAGGAGATTATTCGCAGAGGAGTTGAACCAATATTAAATAAACTTGGATTATGACGTATCAAATAATAGGAGGTAATTTTGGTTCCGAACCGAAGGAATCAGGAATTGTAAGACAGATTAGAGAAATCTTAGGAGGAGACGAAGTAGTATGTATTAATGGTGGTTTACTAAAAGACCTACCATCAGAATTATGTGGTGACCTAGTATTATGGATTCCTAACATCCCTAATGAAGAAGAGAAGCATTATCCAAAGAAAAGAATTGGATCTGTTCTTATATGTTCAAAGGTTATGAGAGCAGGATATAAAAGGGCTGAATCGATATCAAGAATTTTTAAGATGCATGGTAATGCTGTAATTGAGATTCGAAATAGTATACCAGGTTATTATACATTTACTCTTGTTGATGCACTTAATAATATATGGTATGATGGAGATGATATTGAGGAGTTATGTTTAGCAATTCTCAGGTTTTATATTTTTACGAAGGATGCAAAAAGAATTAGTACAACTTTAATTACGGATGTTAAGGAAGCAATGTCTGCAGCATTAGAATTAAGAGCTAATTCTTGTCAAGTCATGCTTATTTCGAGATTGATAAGAATAAATAAAAACCTAGCTGATGTCGTTAAAAAGAGTTGCGGAGATAGATTCTTTGGGAATATTAGTACTAGATGTCAAAAATTATTTCCCTCAATGAGAGATAATAAGAATCATATTTTTGTAAGTCCTAGGAATAGTGATAAAGAAAGTTTGACTTTTGGAGATATGATCATTTATAGGGATGGAGATGAATATTTTCCAACTTTTGTGAATCTTAAACCTGTAGATATTAAACCTAGTGTAGATTCTCCAACACAACTTAGAATTTATCAAGGATGTCCAAAAATTAACTTTTTGATTCACGGTCATGCTTTTATTGACAATGCTAAGATGACTGATAAGTATTACCTCTGTGGTGATGTTCGTGAGGCTGATGAAGTTATTAGGATGATTGGAGATTCAGATTGTGGGGCAATTAATCTAAAGAATCACGGTTTTTTAATTTATGCGAATACTATTGATTCCTTAGAAGAACAGGTAAGAGTTTTACATAAATTTACTATTCCAAATGCCACAAACTGATAAATATGGAAGAACTTATCATTTTCCCTTTAGTCCAGGAGCTACAAAGGATGATAGAATAAATCATAATTGGATAAAGGATTGTCAATCTATAAACCAGTTAGTATTTACTGAGAAGTTAGATGGTGAAGATACATGTTTATCGAGAAATGGCGTTTATGCTAGATCGCATGCAGCCCCTACAACAACACCTTGGACATCATGGATTAGACAGCAGTGGACTCTTAAACAATTCGATTTACCTGAAAATATTGAACTTTTTGGAGAAAATTTAGAAGGAATTCATAGTATTGAATATAAAAAATCTTTCATCATTATTTTATATGTTTGCTGTTAGGGATAATGATAAAGATTTATGGCTAAGTTGGAATGAAGTTCGGTGGTATGCAGAATACTTTGGATTTCCATGTGTTCCAGTATTAGGTATATTTTCTCCAATAGAAGTGGAAGAAAAAGTATTAGAGATTTCACGATCTAGTAGTATTTTTGATTCTTATAATCCTATAACGGGAGAAAAATGTACTATGGAAGGCATTGTAGTTAGAAATATAAATGAGTTTAGTACATCCAATTTTAGGAATAATGTCTTTAAGTATGTTAGACCAAATCATGTTGTTACGGATGAACATTGGACTAAGAATTGGAAAAGAGCAAAAATAAAAGGGACCTATTAAAGTCTCTTTATTTTTCATCTAATGTAAACCAGATTATACTTTTTTCAGGATGTTTAATCATTCTATCTATAACTTTCCAGGTCGCTTTGTCATATTGCCATTTAGAAATTTGTTTAGCATCTAATGATTTTTTTAACGGTATTTATAAAGAAATTTCCAAATTTAGAAATCTCACGTATTAATTTAGTTTTAATATTAGTTTCTAGTTTTTCTTTTTCTTCTTTTCCTAACTGTCCTATAAACCTAGTCCATGGAAGAGTCCAGTTTAATTCTCCTTTATCAGTTCCAATAATTTCAAATTTTCCTAATAAGCAGGATTTAAAAAGTAATTCTAGGTTTTTGTTAATTACGATATAATAATAATTCTCTTTCACTACTGCTCCTACTAAGAAAACTGGCTCTTTTTTAAAGAAACTTACATATTTTCCTGCACTACATTCACAAATCTTATATATTTCAGCTATTTCCATCATCAATTTCTATATAATCATGATATCCAAACTTCTCTATAAGTTTAATAGAGTTTAGATTAAATTTTTCACAATCAAAGAGATCTATGCCGCCTTCTAACAGAACATCGACTAATTGAATTCCGCAATCTCCATGAATATTTCTAAATTTACAGTTTGAGCAGTCATATTTTTCCGTCTTACTTAGTTTCTTAACCTCTATTACAAATCTTACAGTGTTGTCCATAGTATAATAAAAGTAAAAATAATTTGACAAATGTGAATGAATTGATCTTGAATTAAATTAATTGCAAGCTTATTTGCTTTTGCATTATCTACTATGTAATGAATAATTCCATTGATAAAGAACATGATCATTATTATCCAATCTTTAGCAAAGATTATCCACGGAAGCAGAATCATGCCAGACCAAGAAAATGAATGAATAACCAGAGCCATTTTATAATCATTTTTATATAACTGGTTATTAGTATTTTCTAACCAAAATTTCTTTTGTTTTAGTTTACTTAAGCATATTGGTTGAAATACAAAGTCATCTATCACATGACAAATAAACATTAATATAACTAATTTTATCATAATCAAAAATAAGGAAGAGAGTTTATTTCTCTCTCCTTTTATTTTTACCACCCACCAGTAATATGTCCGTTTATGACTTTTCTCCAGAATCGATTATTTCTTTTATAGAATATATTCGTTGGATAGTCAGGACAATACTTACTAGTTTCTTTTAATGCTTCAGTGATTACTGAAAAGCCATCTTTTGTTCTTACTGAAAATGTTTCATCCCAAGTTATTCTGAATAATGATTCAACATTTTTTCCTTTCATTGAAGATACACTAACACCTTTACCATTCTTTGTTAGGTCTAGAATCAATGTAATATATCCATTATTGTCGACAATGTGATGTTTACTTTGTCTAATAGATTTACCATAATCATTTCTTACAACTGTAAATGGAATGTCTTCATCTAGATTAAATCCAGTATAGCCAGCCAAAGATACTATTTCTTCTGTCACTTTTACTTTTAGGCTTATCATAAATAGTGTTAGGTCAATAGAAGTTCCTTCGGGTGTCTCTATTATGTTGAAGTCGTTTTCACTTTTAAAGCCTCCCAATCGAATCATCATATATCTTATACTATTAGTACAGCCTTTTATTCTAGATTCTGGGTATGTACTTAGGTCATTAGAAGTAATTCCTCCATGATAATTCTCATTTACTCTTTTCCATCCCATTTCAGTAGGCATTATAATGAGACCAGGAGCAAATTTAACTCCTAAAAAGTTGCAATCACTCTCACTTAGATGATTAGCGACGGGTACTCCGGGAATGTCCTCAGTATCGTCCATAACCTTTTCAAATACTATAGAGTGTCTGTTATTTGCCCAAGTTACTTCCTTTACTGCTCGATAGATACATGAACTTAGTATTGATGTTATACTATTTTTGTTTCCTAAGACATAAAGACATCCAGGAACAATATCATCATGATCTATAGTAGCAATTCCGAAATTTTCTATTTCATAATCTAGGTTTTTACAATAGTCATTTGGATCCACGACTGAAATTTGTCTACACACTCCAGTGGCGAGTCTTCTTTTTCTTGTAATCAAGTATTCTCCTTTTTCCGTAAAGGATACTCTTACTGTCTTTCCTAGATCTTTATAATAAATCATTTCAATTCTTTTACTTCTACATGCCCATTGCCAAAGAGTTTCTTCTGTTCGTCGGCAGTTTGAATAGTTTTTCCATAGACTTTCTTCATTTCTGTAGATTTCTGTTCAAGTTCCTTAACTTGCTCCAATCTCCTAGTTCCTGTTTCCCTAAGAATTTGATTAAGTTGTTCAACAGTTCTGATATTAGCATTCATTTCTTCAATCAAGGTTTCGAACTTAATATCGTCACGAACAGCCTGATTAGCAATATCGACCGTAACAGATTCAACGGCTTTAGATGCACTCTTCATTAAGGCATCAGCTGTTTGATCAATCCCATCGAATACATCACAATAATATCTCAGTTTAAGGGCTTTAATAGCAACCTGAGCTTTCTGTTTCATCAGAGGTATTGTTGTTCCTACGACTCTTTGTGCCTTTTGACAAATCATTGCATCATCAGCGGTCATAGTTACAATTTGAGCCATACTACTCTGAAGGAGATATTTTTGTTCAATCTTTTGGAAAATATCATTATTTAAGGTATTTCTAAAGATAGTTAACTTTTGCTTTTCAGGATCATTATCATCCATTTCATTAAGTTGTTTATCAATAGTTGCCAGTTTATATTGACCAGCCTCTATTAATTCCTCAATATCATCTTTATATTTAGATATTGATTTGTATAAAAGCTCTGTTTCAGATGTTCCTTCTTGAATTTCAGTTTTGATAATGTTTACCTCTTCTTTAATTTTATCAAAACTATCTTTTACTGTATCATATCGACTTGTAAATTTTTCGTAGTCATCTAGAACCGGTTTTAAGAATGGAATATATTTTATTAGTTTTCTTTTCCATCCTTGAGCTTGACCTGGATCATTTAACTTAACTTCTCCAAGCTTAGAAAGAAGTTGTCCAAGTTGTTCACCAACATCACCTGCATTTGATCTTCTAGTAGCTTTAAGTAATTCATCTGCTGCTTGTTCAGCCACGTTACTTAACTCTGAACCATACATCAAAACAGAATTAGGTTTGGTAATATCTAATGATCTAGTTATTTTTTCGTATTTTTCTATTTCTTCTTGACTGTAACTTTCTAAAGGTCTAACCTCTGTTACATCTTTGTTCTTCTTTACAATATCGTTTGCCATTTCTTTTATATATTTTTATACAAAGATAAGGAAATGAAAACCTCAGGACCTATAAAGATCCCAAGATTTTTTTCATATCTATTAATAATTCTGCAAATTTTGGAATGACCGCGATATCTTTAGCTTGTAAGTCATCCTTTATGTACTCTGTTAAATCTTTTCCTTCTATCATCCAGTCTTCAACCATTTGTTTCCATGTATCAAAGTTAATAGTTCTAAATCTAACCATTCTTTCTTGATTAGAATATTTCCTAGCACTATTTGGACTTATATCCATTAAGCGATTTCCATACTTGTCCCTTAAATACCACATGATACAAGGAGCTTTTTCAGCAATCATTTTAGTCATTTTAGTTTCTAAGGCTGTTTCACCAAACATAGAAGACCAAACAAGATCCATTCCTCTATCCTTTGTTAAGATAGGGGATATTTTTGGTCCGTTCACTGGATCTAAGTTACACATTCCCATTGTGTCACCATTAACTATATCTAACATCATATCAGGAATCATGTTCTGCATTTTCTTAAGAAGTTCAACGTGATTTTTATTATAGGACTCAAAATCAAAGATATTAATTTTCTTTCCAAAAAAAGTTCTTCTAAGATTTGCTCCTACTTTTATGCCTAATGGATCTTGAACTTCTAGAACTTTATTCTTAGCGTAATCCTCTTCTTTTGCAAAGCCTATAAGTATTTCTTTAAAATACTCATATGAGGTTTCATTCCACTTAAATATTGCCATTTTTCTTAAATTTATATTTATTTAAAGGACAGTCAATGCTACATTCCATAAAACATACTTTTGTGCAATATTCTTTTATATTACTAAGTATATCTCCAGATTTAGCTGTAATATTAGTTTCATCAACCATACCCTCAACTTTAAATACATTGTGTATATCTACATCACTTTCTTCTCCTGTTACTCGATTTATAGTAGTATAGTGTCTAGAAAGATCTGATGATATATAATCTTTAACAACAACACCCATTCTAGTTTCTCCTTCGTCTTTAAAAACAATATCCCGTCCTAACATAGAATAGTCATGTTGTGCTGCAAGATATTTTCGCTTAGAGGGAAATATTTCTAGGTCTTTTACTTTAAAGCCTAAACTAGTTTTTCTTTTCCCCAATAATTTCATTATTAATTTTTTCATGACATTAATAAGGAATTATTGCGCCTGTTCATATAAGTCAAAGGTTTTATCGTACTCTGATCCAATGATTGCTGGGCTATGAGTCATAATAATTAATTGTGCTTTGGTATTAATCATTCTCATATATTTTATCAATACCTCTTGCCATAGGACATGTAGGCTTAATTCAGGAGTATCCATCATAAAAATTAACTCACGATCAGGGAATAGAGCGGCTAGTATATACATAATTGAAAGATATCCAAAACTTAAATGTTGGATAGGTATTTCTTTTCCCTTAGAGTCTACAAACATGTATTTATTTTTATTGCTAGGATCTACTACGAAATCTAAATTACTGCTTAAGGTTTTAAGAAATTCTTTAATAACAATAAAATTTTTATTTTTGCAGTTTAAAATAGTTTCATATCCATCTTCTGGTTGATACCTTGCTTCCTCTGAACTATATCCAAGAAGCATAAGATCATCTAAAAACCCATCTTTCTTAATACCTCCATCCTTAGACCACTCTATCCAGGCGTTATTATTAAGAGTAATTTTTAGATAATTGATTATATCGGAATTAAGATATTGAGACTCATTCCGGTTATATACTGCAGCTAGATATAGATAGAATATAGTATTAAATAATATTGTTTTTCCATAACCATTTGGACCTGTTACGTAATTTATATTATTGTCCAAATTCCAATTTAACATCTTATGATTTTCACATAAGTTTCCTATTTTAATTTCTTTTATAATCATATCATAAGTAAGGAAAATAAAAGGAGGAGCCTATAAGAGACTCCCCATGAAAGGTTTTACTTCTTCTTGCTCTTAAGTTCAAGAATTTTCTTTTCGAGATCATCAGCAGACATTTCTTCCAGTTCCTTGTCTTTCTTACGAGCAAGGGCGGCTTCGAGCTTTTTAATCTCCTCATTAGTATTAACTTCCTCGCGCTCTGCTTTGATTTCAGCTTGCTTGGTAAGATAAATATCCTTAAGAATATCAAATCTAAGTTTGATTTCTTCTACTTCTTTAGTTTCAGTTTTACCTTCTAGGAATGATAATTCTGAATCTGCATCACCAGTCTTTGACTTAACCTCTGCCAAAGCACTCTTAATCATAGGCTCTAACTGAGAGAGCTTCAGATCATACACTTGTTCTACAGTGAGAAGTCCCCTTTGAGAAGGAAATCTCAGCTTCATTTGAATCGCTTTCTTGTACATAATTTTTTAAATTTCGACTTTAATTATACGTTTATGTGTTCCTCCTAAACGAAGGATTATTTCGTCATGGACCGTTGAATCAAATCCAAGGCCACTAAGTTGACCATCAATAGATTCAACTTGTAGTGTATTTCCTAAAACATCTAATACCTTACGGTGTTGAAGAAGTTCTGGAATAAGATTCTCATTATGGAATGCACGAAGCTTTCCAGGAGCTTTACAATGGTCAAGCATGAAGAAGTATAGTTTATTACCAACTCCATGTTCTTGCCAGTAGTTCGGGCTAAGACACATTAGGTTAACTCTCTGGAATTCGCCAGTATGAAGGCCATATATCTCTTCACTAAATCCATCGCTATTAGTCAACCATTTAGACTGATCAATATGATCGAGTTCACCATTTTTTATATAAACAGTAGCGATATCTATTCGCGCATTTGTAGCAATAGGTGTGCTTACAAAATATTGGAAGATGCTTTCACCAATAGCAATTTCTGCTTTTGCTGTGCAGGGTTCTCCAGCATAGTTATGGATAAAGAACTTATATGCCCCATCTTTAACTCTTTTCATATCAGTCCAGAAGATATTCTCAACACCTGTCTTTGCTGGACGAATCATGTCAATATCAAGCATACCTCCACATACTGGAGTTTGATGTCCTTTGTAAGTTGAATAATAAATCTCTGTTCCCGTTGGTTCAATAGCATGAGCATCAAGGTCAGTACTAACTCGATTGTTCTCCCAATCTTCATTCCACATAATAGAGAATCGGAAAGGAGCATCTACGAATCCACCAGCTGCCTTAACTGCCTGTTTAATTTGGGATTTACCAGCCAGGTTTCCGTTAAATGTCCAACTGAAGTTATTTGACCACTTCATAATTGGCTTTGAATCTTTGTTTTCTGATGTTGTCAGCGTTACAAAATTTCCTTTCTGACTGGATTGCAAGAAAAGTTCAATACTTGTACAGGTTGGAAGAATATCATTCATGAATTTATCAATTGTTACTTTTTCCACCTTATCAAATTCTGATCTTTTATGACGAGATGATACAGCTTTCTTCATTTCATCAAAGATAGAGACTTTCTGAATCTTACCATCTCCACTATTAATATGAAGAATATCAGCAGCTTTAATATCATCTAGTGTGGCGCACCTACGAGTAAAGCTCTCTTCAAAACCATTCTGTTCAATAAACTCCTGCGCGGTTTTAATTTGCGCTGCAGTAATAGGAGCTTTCGCCTTCATATAGTTAGTCGGATCAATACGTATATTCCACTCTTTACAAGCTTCATTTAAGTCTTTTCCCTCTGCTAATTCAGTACATAGTACACCAATGAGTTCGTTCTTAAATTTAGCCAATCCGAAATCAGATTTAGACCAACACCAGTTATCTTGTTTGTCCGATGGAATTCGATCATACTCTTTCTTTAAAGGTATCATTGCTTCAACTTTAGATAAGTGAGCAGTACCATCTAACAAAGATCCTTGGTTTATAAGATCCCTTACTAATTCATAGGTATCTACTGGAATTTCTTCCATACATCTTTTAAAGACACTATATTTATCTCTTCGTTTGCCCATTAATGCTGCTACACTTGAACCAGAGGTATCAATATAAAGGCTAGGGCAACTTACATAAAGATGATAAAATACTCGACTTTCACCGGATTTTACTACACCTGGGAATTTATTAGCTTCCTCCTCTGTATATACTTTTGCATTTTTAGGTAATCCTAGGAGGAATTCAGGGGCATTCTTCTTACATCTTTCATAAGGAAGATTCTGCAATTCATCGAATGTTTCTACAAATGAATCTACAATAGGAGCTGCCTTAAGCATATTAGCCATTGCTTCAAAACTAGCTTTGTACTCTGCAGGACAATTGCTAATATCAAACATAGTTATGATATTATAATTTTCATCAAGACCTACAATATTTCCATATCGACGGATAAAGTTATTGCAGGTTGAACAATTGTGGACAGAGAAGTCAGGATTTCTAAATACTGGATCCTTACCAAAACCTTTCATATACTCATTCCAAAGTTCAATACCACTTACTTTGCTTCGGAATAACTCATTACCGTTTGCAATCTTCTTAAATTGCTCATTCAATAATTTACTAATATGTTGCATAATCGTTAAATTTTTATACACTTATAAGGAATTTCCCACCCCATTCAGACGTACAAGAAAAAAGAAAGATGACCTAAGCCACCTCTCTTGTTCATTTAAATTGTTTTCTTATCAAATGCTGTCCACTCAAGTCGTTTAATATATCGATTTAAGTCAGACGTCTTTGTTTTTCCAGAAAACTTCTCAGTCTGCCAGCTACTATCTACAAATTCTTTAGGATTGTGGAGTCCAAGATCTGTATTTTCATAAACAGCTACTGGTTCAAGCCAGATCTCTTCCCTATTTCCACAAATCTTAAATACAGCAAACTGTGTAGGAGACCAAAGTATATCAACATACCGTCCAGCATAGAATCGATAACATCTCCATCGAAGCTCATCACGAAGATTCACAATGATAGATTTTTGCATGTTATTATCCATACCCATCTCTATTGCTGGAAAGTCTTCTTTACCTCTAAAGTATAGTACAGGATTATCCTTTTTAAAGAGTCCTGAAAGGTATTCCATACCCTTTGTTTCAATTTCATCTCTGCTATGAATGAGAGTTGCTAGTATATCACTACTCATCATATTATTTTCTGTAGCAGAGTAGTCTCCCTCTGAGGTAATTTCTCCTACTTTATTAATTGATATTAATGGAACAAGTTTCTCACTGAGCCCTGGTGTAGTTATCTGATACAGATATGCTGAACGACCAAGGTTAATATTATTCAGATACATAGGGTAATAATTACCAATTAAACTATTCTTAATACAGTATTTTTTCATTTTTTCTTTTTGTTTTTATTGTTATTACTATTATTAATAGGAGTTATTACAACTGAATTAATGCGCTGAACAATTCGCCCTTTTGTTAAATCATATGGCGTCATTTCAACTTTAACTTTATCACCAACTAGGATTCTTATATAATTTTTTCGAATCTTCCCAGAAATCGTGCATAGAATTATAGGCATTCCGGGATTATCTAGTTTTACTCTAAACATAGAATTACCCAATTCTTGCTCTACCACACCTTCGACTTGTAAGTTTCCTTGTTTCATGCGAGTTTTTCTCCTTTATCGTAAGCTAATTCTACTTTTTGAAATTTGCATTTCATTATATCAAATTTAAGGTTTTCGGGGATGTTTGCAAGATTTCCTCCAAAATAATTTAATATATCCTCAAGCGTTATTGTAGTTGCTATCCATTCTTTGGGTGCAATCCTAGTTCCAGAATTGTAAACTTCATATATATCACAATTAGAACCATTACATTGATCTCGCTCTGAACAAATCTTTCGAATTGTATCACATAGATCTGCCCCAAACTTGTCCCCTAATTTAGTAAAAGGCATCATATAACGGCTACTTGTCTTACGTTGAGTTATAATTACTATACCATCTGAGTATAAATTGTTATATAAATATTTTGAGGCATAATTTACATATCCACTAAAGTTATCAGTTATATCCTTTATATCAAAATCTTTAATAACTTTTTTTGCTATATCTTTAGGATCATCAAGCCCGAGATCTAAGAATAGGAGTTTGTAATATAATGAACGTTTACTATTTCCATCCATCATGTTATCTCTATTGTAAAAGAGTTTTAACAAGTTATCTGCTGCAACGTCATCTACTTTGCTTTTATCTCTTAAGCAAGAATAACCATAATAATTTTGGATCATTGTGATGTACATAGATTCTTTAATGCGGTCTTTAATATCTACTATTAGATTTATATCAACTTGGCTTAAATCCTCATGACCCTCACTTTGGACTGTAAAGATATCTAAGAATGATCTCATTCCCATAACTTCTTGACTAGTAGGAAATCTCTTTTTTGCATTTTCTACCATTTTGGGATAATAAGTCATAATATCATCTCCAATGTCATTTTTGAGAAATTCTCCGTCATCTACCATTAATCCGGCAGTATAAATTATTCTAAGATCACTTCTTTCAGGTCCAAAACTTTTTGTTTCTAATACTTCTTTACAAGTTTTCTGACCTTCTAGTTCTTCTGTAACAATCCATGCATCTACCATATCATCTTTTGAGAGATAGACTGAGTCAATACCACTTCTCCTACTTTTAACTTGTGCTATGCAATAATATGTGCTAGTTTTAGAGAAGAATCTATGACCTGGAGTCCATTTCTTTGTTTTAGAATAAATATCATAGAAAAGAACTCGTTTCATTTGATTCTGTAATTTTTGATATGAAGGCATACTAGATGTTACTAGGACCACTCTATCTTTGATTAAATCACTAGTAGCAATCTCAAATTCAATATCTCCAAAATCACCTCTATTATTATCTACATTAGTGAGCATTTCCCATACATTTTCATTAGAATCTAATTCATTTCTGAGAGTATACCACTTATCGTCAGGAAGATCTTTATTTTTGACTTCCATAGACATATTATTTCCAAGCCTAACTAAGAAGGAATTTTTAATTTCCATTTCAATGAATGATTCTACATCCTTCTGTCGTTTCTTTAATCGTTCAATAGCCTGAAAAAGAGATTTACTTCCTTTTCTGGTAATATATAGCTTATGGTTTTTATTATTAACTAAAGCTATAATATCTTGAGCTAATATCCAACTACTCATCAATTGTAATTTTTATTCTTTGTTTAACACTATTAAAACTAATCTTAGTGCCTCCTAAGTATTTTTTTACAACCTCCAAGGCATCTCTAAGAGATTCATCTGCATTCTCCACTTCTTCTGGGCTTAGAAGTTCTACTGTTGCTGAACTAAATCTTCGTCTTGCTTCATCTGGATTTGTAATAGATGTACAAGAGAATAAATGTCCGCCGGTTAAATTTTCTAAGTCTAAGAGTTCTGGTATCTTACAACATTCCATATTAAATCTTACTTCAATATAATGTTCAAAAGATGTACAAACCTCTTTTTCAGTTGTTGGAGTACGTTTCAATTCAATATATTCTTTCTCATAATATCTAAGAGTATCATTAACCCTCTTCACTAAGTCTTTTATTTTTGTATCCTTTTTCATACAACAACAAACTTATTAGATTATCCATTAGATAAATATCTGATTCAGATGTATCTAAGTTTTTCTTTAGTTTATATTTTATTACATTATCTCCCCAATCACTCTCAACACTAGCATATATTACCTCTTTAGTTATCGTATTGGTAATTTTGTAATATCCAGGAGATATTTTTCTATTAGGAACACCATAACTACCTCTTTGATGAAAAGAGCAATTAACCTGATCTGGATTGAAGTCTAAGTCTTCTTCATTACAAGACTCTACCATCCATGCTTCTAGATCAATATTAGACGATCTAAGTAGTTCTAGAGTATCCTCAATATCATACTTAGCTGGAATACAGAGAGTATTAAACTCACTTAGGTACCCGAAAACTCTATTACCTATTGCATAATATTGCCAGCTTTTAACTACTTCTTCAGGTCCTTTTATAAAATCAGGAAAGACCTTCATTTTTACATAGTCTCCTTTCATTCCTAAAAGTTTGTCATATCTTTCTTTCGTAACTAATTCAATTTTCATAGTCTTGTTTTCCTTTTTGAAAATATTCAACTATTCCTATGCTATTCCAAGATACTCTTTCAGTGCTTCTACTAGTAGGTGCGAACATTTCTTCAACTGCATCTACATACATTGAGCATGAAAATTCATTTCCTTGATATGTTCTATCCCACTCCTCTTGAAAAAGGCTTTCTTTAATTCCTAGCTGCTCAATAGCTAAATTATCAAATGCTAATACCCCAGTCTTTACTCCTAATCGATATTTGAAAATTCTTTGTTTTATAGTATCCTTCCATATATCCATCTGTTTAGGAGTATAGAACTTACCTCGGCCAAAATTTTTATAACCTAATACTAAAACTGGAGCTATATCATTATCTAATAAAGATTCTAGCTTCTCAATCGGAAATACACCTGTAATAATATGAAATACTACTCTATCAAAGAAGAATTCGAATTCTTTAATCTTTTCTTCAATCTCTTTATTCCAATTTGAGAGACTAAGTCCAATAGTTAGTCTATGTGCTTGGGTTTCAATAAAAAGTTTTTCTAATTCTTCTTTCTGGCGAATCTCTAGGTCTCGATAGTTAATAGTAACTCTATTTAAATAACCATTATTCTCAGACCACTCTAGAATCTTTTTTAATTCATCTTGAGATTCAAAAACATCTCCCCCACCAAATGCGAATTCGATAGGTACTCTAGGAAGTTGATCGAGAACTTTTATTAATTTATCAGGATCACAAACTTTCCCCTGAGGATTACTATTTTCATGACAAAATGGACAACCAATAGAACATTTATTCGTTAATTTTATATCTAGGGACTCTGGAAAATTAGGAATTAGTTTTTCTCCAACTCTAAGAGCTCTCCTAGATTTTGTTCCATCAGTATCTATTCTTACAAAATAATTTCCATTAATCCAATTTGCCGAACTCATTATCGTATATTTCTATAGGAAATTCAACATAATCTTTACCATATTCACGACTAAGAATAAATTTCTCTCCTTGATCAAAATTCCAATTAGAGGCTCTAAGAACATCCTGTTGAAGTTGTTTAGTTTCCTTCGTCATGAATCTAACATAGTATTTTCCATCTCTTTCAATACAGCAATAACGTCTGAAGAAATACATTTCAGCATCTTTAACAAGTCTTAAACTAGTTACTTTGCCATTACTTATACAAAGAGATGCTAAAAGATCTTGATTATCTCCGTCCTCTAAGTCTTGAAGAATTCCACCTGGATAACTAAATAATTCAAAATCAATACGTCCAATTTCATCTCCAAAATCTACACTAGCAATTGCTGCAGGATTCTTATAATTATTAATATTATAAACCTTGTAAAATCCTACTGGAGATTCACTATTGTCATTTCCTAAGAATAACCATGATTGAGGATTAAAGATAAAATTTTTTAATGTTTCATCTGTCTGTAAGAAATCATTAAAGATGTCACTAGAATTATGATCTATTGAGAATATAGATCTCAATTTATCACTATCATTTTCATCCTCTATTTCTAAATCATAACCAGAAAATTCTTTAAAAACCTTTTTAATTCTCTCTATCTTTTCATCATCGTAAATAGATGCCGCAATTGCGTACTGAGTTTTAGTTATTACATCATTATATTTCTCCCATTCCCAATTAAAACTATGACCATGAATCATAATCTTACCATTATCTTCAGGAATTAATTCAGAAGAAATATCCTGTAAAGAAAATTCTTTATCACTTACTACAACTGAATGAGACGAGCTACTATTGGTTTCAGGTAACCCATCCCGTTTTACTATTTTTAGTCGCTTCATATTATTTATATTTTCTTTCATAACAAATATAAGGACTTCGTAAGGATCTCAAAAGCCTTATCTACGAATTATTAAAGAAACGTTTATAAAAATCTGGAAGACGTATTGAAAATCTAATTTGTATAAAAATGAGTATAAAATATAAATCAACAAAGAAGCAAAAGAGACCGAAAGCATTTCATCATTTTGAACGTGCAAGGTTAAATGATCCAGATGTAAAACATGTACGAATGGGCATATTTCAGCCTAGTAGTTATTATGATACTCTCTATAAATTTAAGTGGTATTCTTTAATTAAAACTTTTATACGAGGGAATATTGGAAGAAATATTGATAAAATTTACAAAGAGTTTATACAGAATATTCCAAATGAAATTGTACAAAAATATGATATAGAGAAAAAATTTAAAGAAAAAACTAGAGAAGTAGAGTATTGGGAAGAAAGAGGAGGACATAATATTATTGAAAGAGGTGGTCTTTATTATGTAAATCACCAAAATGTTCTCTGTTATCTTCCAAGAAAAAAAGAATACACAAGAAGACGTTCTTTGGGATAGAGATAATGTAAAATACAACAAATTTAAACTTTGGAAAAAATTTTCAAGATCACCTGAAGAAGATAATCCTGTTTGCATTGGAAAGCTTTGGGTTTATTATTCAAATGATAAAAAGAAATTAGAGGAAGTTTGGCTTGTCAGTACTAAGTATAACCCTGGAAGTCTTTATGCAGAAGGAAGGAAAGAAAAACGAATAGCCTCTTTATTTAAAAATATATTGGTTGAAGGTTTTGGTAATATGTGCTATTTTGTTTTTGGTAAAGGTGTAATGAACTTTACAGAATATACTAAACATAAATCTACAAGAGATTATTCATTTCTTCCAGAAGAACGTTTTATGACTAGATTTTACTTTTGTATTAAAAATGAGGATTAAGTTCCTCATTCTTTTTTTTAATAAAATAAAAAGGGAAGAATTTACTCCTCCCCTAATGCTTTGAAAAACTTTCCAAGTGCCTTTAAACCTGCTTTACCAGCTTTTTTGATACCTTGTTCAACCTCATCAGTTGCTTCAAAAACCGTCTCAATTGCTTCTTTTGCAGTAGGAAACTTGAAATCGTCGTCTTCATCTCTTATAGCTACCTCTCTTTGGGTAGCCTCTCTTTCTCTTTCTTTTTCGTCATAGTTCATTATTGATTTGGTAATTCCAGCAATACCAAAACCAGCTAATATGAACGGTGCTGACGCTAATAATACTATTGTTCCCATATTTTAAAAATTTAAAAAGAGCATCAAAGTTTATACTCTGACTACTCTTTAGTTAATCTTTATTACATATATAAGGGTTTCACTACTTTTCTAGGCCATCAATGTCTGGAATTATCCCAAGATCTAGGAATCTTTGCTTACCCTCTGGATCATGTAGAGGCCATGCATAATGAGACTTCCATACACTTCTTTCAAAAGGTTCTAGGCAATGTTCATTCGTCCTCTGTTCAGTTTCTTTCCAAATAAATCTACCGAATTTTTTCCCATCATCAAAATCATTTTCCCAGTCAACATTAAATTTTTCCTTAGTTAATTTTATTTGTTCGTCTACTGGGAGATTTTTTAATTGACTATGAGAGAAATATTTTTGTGCAACTTGAGCTTTACTATTTCTTATACAATCATTTTGACGATAGAGAATAGTAGCAAATACATCATTAAGACTTGGAACCTGCCATACCTTAGCATCAAATTGAATTGGAGTATAAGACTCTAACATTTGATAAATATCGTCAGATGAACATAGAATATTACCAGCTTCTTTATCCTTAGGAATTAAATTCATCATTGCTAGTTTGTTAAAATATCCAGTTGCAATTCCTGGAATAATACTTAACATTTTAACTAGTCTGCCTCCAAAGAATATGTCTGCATCAGGATTTTCAAAGTCTGTTATCACAAATGTCATTTCATCACTTTGTACGTAAGCTATCTTACAACCCTGAACTCCCTTACATACATAAGCCGCAGTTTCATTCATCATGTTAATAAAAATATCATCGAACGGAAGATGATACTTATTTTTTATCATTTTACTAAAACTACGACCATCAAGCATTACCATCGTATAAGACTTCTTTTCAATCTTATAATCAGTTTTATTTCGATAAAAATCGAACTTTTCTTTTAATGATTTAAATTCTTCCATACATATATAAGAGTTTGCCTTAAAACCTTATGTATGAAAATAAAGAAATTAATATGGGAAGTTTTTTAAATGCACTTAAGAAGACTATTTTTGTAGAAGAAGAAAATAGTAGCGTAGAACAAAAAGAAGAAAAACAACAAAATGTTGTAGTAGTTCCCCAACAAAGCATTACTCCTTCACCCACTGGTACTGATACTGGCTTAGAGTTAGTAGATGAGTCACTCTTGGAAAAATTTGAAGCTAAACTAAAAGCTGAGAATATTCCAGGTCCTGATTATCTTGAGCTTAAAGAAGCTGCTGAATCTGAAGACCTAGTCTCTATGGAACCAGATGAAAAGAAACGATATGCTCAACAATATCTTAGTATGAAGAGATTTTTCCCGGATGCTAAGATTTCTAAGATGAGTATTTTAGGAGCAATCGATCATTATACTGGCGTTCTTGAAGGTGAGCGTAAGGTAGGAATGCAAGAATTACAAAAGAAACGTAACCTTAATGTTGTACAAGAACAACAGGAGGTTGATAAATTAGGGGAAGAAATCTCTAAGCTTGAGGCTGAATTGGCAGCTAAAAAACAAGAAAGAGATTCTAAAAATGCTAAGATAAAGAAAAATAAAGAAGACTATGACTTAAAGGAAGCTAAATTTAATGCTACTCTTGGTTATATGCTTAATATCTTAGCAAAAGATAAAGAAAAAATAAACAACTATATTAATGAATAATTATGGAAAATAATGGCTTAATTCCTGTTAATAATGAAAATATTAGCAGAAAATCTCCATGGGAAAAACCTGGAGGAACGTTGGGAATGATTTGTGCTGGTTTGGCTGTCGGCGGAGGATTATTTCTCCTTTGGCACCTTTTACCAATTATGATCACTCTAGCATCAAATGTACTGTACCTGATTCTTATGCTTCTTGCAATAGGAATTCTTGGTTATATCTTAACAAGTAAGAAATTTTGGCATACATTTGGTTTAGCCTATTTCATCATTATGCGAAAGATTACTGGATTTTTTATAAATATTGATCCAGTGGCTATTCTAGAGGATTATATTAAAGATCTTCAGAAACGTATTAAAGAGGTTGATGAGAATGTTACAAAGGTACGTGGACTGATTAAGAAGAATGAACGTCGTGTATCTGAAACTAAAGATAAACTCGATGAGGCACTCTCTAAAAAGAAACGTTATGAAAAAATGGGCCAAGCTAGCTTTGCAACTCAAACTAATGGCTTAATTGTAATGTATGAAAAAGCACTTAAAGAGAGAACTCAAAGACTATCTACTTCTAAAAAATGGTTAGAGGCTCTTGTAAAACTTCAACAGTATGCTACTTTTAATGTTGGACTAAATCAAGAAAAAGTTCAACTTATGAAAGAAGAGTACGAAGAAATTAAACAGACCGGAAAAACCTTTAGAAGTATTAAATCAGCCCTTAATGGTGACCCTGATATTATGAGCGACTTCGAAATGGCTTGTGAAATCATGGAAAATGAAATTACTTTTAATCTTGGGGAGATTGAAGGAATGATTGATGAGACTAATGGAATTCTTTCTCAAGCAGATGCTGATAATGCAGCTATGTCTGATAAGGCTAATCTTATCCTTGCTAAATATGAGCAGCAAGAGGGAATCTTCTCTGAAGCACACTGGAAATCTTTACCGGATAAAGGGAATTTTGGAGTAAACTTCCAGAACTCAGCAATGCCAGAATTTGCTTCATCCCCTAGACAACAAAGTAGTGATAATAGTTCATATTTTGATTAACAATTTAAAACAAGAACAAAATGAAAAAAGTTCAACCTTGGGTGAAGATTGCAGGTATTGCATTAGTAGCCATTGTTGCTGGAGTAATTCTCAATGCAACAGGAGTTTTTAAGAACAGCAATTCAAAAGATCTTTCCCTTTTTGATAACGGGGATGTAATCACTGTAGGTACTAACACTTATGCTGGATTCCTTCCATTCATGTATTTGAATAATGGATTGGAACCTAATGAAGACTGTATTTTATACAAAGAGTATGGTCTCAAGCTTAAGATTGTAATTCAGGATGACTTCCAAGCAGGTCGTATAGCATTCAAGAACGGTAATATTGATATCATTTACTGTACTGTTGATGCTTTGCCTGTAGAGATGGGAGAAAATTCTGAAATATCTGACGCTAGATTCTTTAACATAAGTAATTGGAGCCGTGGAGCAGATGCACTTGTAGTAAACAAGAATATTATGAAAGTTAGTGATCTTGTTGGAAAGGTTATTGCTTGCTCGGAAGGTACAGCTTCTCATACTCTACTTCTTAATACACTTGAAACAAGTGGCATTGGATATGATAAAGTAAACCTTAGTTCAACTATTGATCCGAAAAAAGTCAATATTAAAGTTGTTTCTGATGGTCTTGCCGCTGCTCAAGTATTCAAGAGTGGACAATGTGATGGTGCTGTAGTATATAGTCCAGATGATCAAGATATTGTACAGGCAGGTATTGGAAAAGTTCTTGTTAGTACAAAACAAGCATCTAACATTATCTGTGATGGCTTAATTGCTAAACAAAGCTACCTAGAAGAAAATAAGGATAAAGTTCAAAAACTTATATCTGCTCTTCTAATGGCTAATGTTAAGATGAATACTGATCCTACTGCTGTTCGACAAGCCGCTAAAGCATTTGCTAAGTCTTATGATACAAACGAGGAATTTGCTATTGCTGGTTCTAAGAATATTCACTATGTAACTCTTGAGGATGAAGCTAATTTCTTTGGACTTAGAAGTTCATATACAGGAGTAAAAGGTGAAGAATTGTATTCTAAGATGGCAAGAACTTATGATGACCTCGGACTTTGCGAACATCCAGTATCCTGGAATAAAGCAAGTACTACATCAATAATCGAGGGATTAATGGAAGATCCAACATCTGTAAAGGGTGATCAAAGTGCTGAAAAACAAAAAACTTTTAGTGCTCCAACTGAAAAATTGGAAGAGGCAGCTGCAATTTCAAATAAATCGGTAACTATTGAGTTTGCTGTTGGTTCTGATATTCTTGATAATAACGCAAAAAGTATTATTGATCGAGAGTTCAAACTCCTAGTAAAACAATTTAGTAATGCACGAATTCGAATTGAAGGTAATACTGATAATACTGGCTCTGATGAAATTAACAAACCTTTGTCTCAAAGACGAGCTAAGGCAGTAGCAGATTATCTAACTTCGGAATGTGGCTGTGACCCGAATAGATTTGTAATTGTTGGTAATGGAAGTGCTCATGCTAAAGCAGCTGGAAGTGTTGGTCCAGATCAGACTTACAGAACAACTGACTTTAAGTTAATCAATGAATAAGTTAATGGTAGGGAGGTAGTAGAAAATATTATCTCCTTACCTAATTTTATAAACTATGAAACAACAAATATTATTATGTATAATATATTTTGAAGGAGTTGTAAATTATATCATAGGTCTAAGAAAAGAGGCTAGAGATAATAAAGCCTGGAAGACTAGTGATAAAATCTGTGACTTCTTAGAAAATTCAGGTCTTGAAATTAAAGTACAAAATGGAAACTAAAGTAAAATTATTTAAGATGGGTGGTTCCAGTGATTTTGGAAAATTAACCCCAATGATTTCAGCAATTGGAATCATAGTCATTTTGGGAGTATGGTGGCTAATATCATACTTTGGAGTAATTCCTGCAAAGATTCTTCCTAATCCAATTGATGTAATAACAAGTTTTGGAAGTTTATTTACAGAAAATCATCTAGCGGCTAATGCTTGGTATAGTATTAAGTTAAACTTAATGTCGTATGTTTGGGCTATATTAATCTCATTACCGTTGGGATTTATAATAGCTCTGTACCCAGCTTTTAACGTAGTTCTTGGAAGATATATAAATTCTGTACGATTTCTACCAGTTCCGGCTATTAGTGGTATCTTTATTGCTATCTTTGGTCTTACAACTGGCATGAAAGAAGCATTCTTAGCGTTTGCACTGTTAATTTATATACTGCCTGAAGTAGCTAACAAAGTTAACGACCTACAAAATCCCGTAAATGAAGATAATGTATACCTACAGACTCTACGAACACTTGGGGCAACTAATTGGCAGAAATTTAAGTATGTATATTGGCCATATGTAACAAGTAATATTGCTGATTCTATACGAAATCTTTTAGCAGTATCTTGGTCATATGTAGTCATTGCAGAACTCCTCTATAAAGATGGTGGAATAAGCGGTATTGGCGCACTTATTAATACAATGATACGACAGTCATGTATGCCAGCAGCTTATGCACTTCTAGTATTAGTTATTGTAATTGGATGTTTACAAGACTATCTCTTTGGTAAACTGTTTACAATTCTGTTCCCATTTAAGTATAATAAAAAAAGTATCTTTTATAAATCATGAGCATATTTAAAAAGAAAGTAGAAGAACAATCTAATGTTCAACAGGAAATAGAAGCTCCAATGATGGTAGAGCAAGAATTTTCTAGGCATGAGTCTACGAATGTTATTGACTTTGTCGGAGTAAATGTAGCATTCAAGGGATCTAATGGAGAAGTAAAGCATCTTTTTAAAGATTTAAATTTCTCTATTCCAGATTTTAAAGAAGAGGGCCAGCTTATTAGTATATGTGGACCTAGTGGCTGTGGCAAGTCTGAGATGCTCAAAATTATTTCTGGACTGAAAAAGCCACAGAGTGGTAAAGTTTATATGTATGGAAAAGAATATACCGAAGATACTGTAGTTCCTATGGTATTTCAAAGATATTCATCACTTCCTTGGAAAACTGTATACCAAAACATAGCTTTGCCTCTTGAAATGGAAGGAAAACTCAGTAGTGAAGAAATTCATCAAAAAGTTATGAATATGATTCGCTTAGTTGGTTTGGAAGGTCATGAGCATAAATGGGCTGGAAATACTCTATCAGGAGGACAATTACAGAGAGTTGCTATTGCTAGAAGTCTTATCAGGGGAGATCAGATTCTTCTCTTAGATGAAGCTACTGGAGCGCTTGACATCTTTTCGAAACGAGAAATTCAGAATGCTTTATTGAACATCTATTATAATTCAAAGCTTGATCCAACTATTATTAATGTAACTCATGATGTTACAGAAGCAGCTTTGATTTCAAATAGAGTAGTTGTTTTAAAACCGTGGCCTTGCGCTGTCCATAAAATTATTGATATAGATTATGGGGTAAAAAGAACTCAAGATCTAAGAAATACTGAGAAATTTAGGGATTATGTGGCTCAAATTGAACAGGCTCTTAGCGAAATTTAATAAAAGGAGGGTGAAATATCCCTCTTTTTTACCGTCCCAAACTAGTTTCAAAGCCTTATATATGAGAAAAGAATAACTCCTTAAGTAATATTAGAAAAGGAGATTTATTTTATTTTTTTTCAGAATATTAACAATTAAAATAAATAGAAAAATATGGAGACAATAGCAATTATCGCAGTTATCGTGAACCTAATCAGCAGTATTATTTGTACAATGGATAACATTAGAACTAAAAATCCAATGTTAAAGGCTGCTTACGAGGTTCAGGATACAGTTGTAACAATTCTAAGTTGGACGATTGCAATTATATCCAGCTTAGTAATCTATTGGTTAATCCTATATGGAACTGGATTTTGGAATACACTGGGATGGGCCCTAATCATGTTAGATACGATAGTAACAATTAGGGATTCTGTGATTTTAAGATTCATTAGGATAAAATCTAGTAAAGAAGAGGGTTAATCCCTTTTCTTTTTTACCGTTCCAAATTAGTTTCAAAGCCTTATATATGAAATGCAAAACAAATTTTTTTAAAAGAAGAAGAAAATGAAGACATTTGTAAAAGAAGGATTGAGGTTTGGTGCATGGGCAGTAGCCTCAATAGTCGGCGGCATTATAGCCGTTAGTATTTATGAGAAAGCCGCAAAGGCTTTAGTAGACGTGAAAAGGGCAAAAATTTCTGCCTGGATGGAAAAGGACAGTAACAAAGAATTATTTGCTTTCCTCGGTGCGTTACCTGTAAGCGGATGGGAAGATGAGGACGATGAAGAAAAGCTAGACGAGTATCTAGCATGTATCAAGATCATCAATACCAATCGGTTCAGTATACAGGCGAATATCAAGCGTAATAAAAAAGAGGAAACAACTGACGAGAAACCAGCAGAATAAATGCTCTCCAATATAATGGGCGGGATTACACAGAAGTGGTCCTGCCTTTATTTTCCTTATATGTGTTATGAAGAAAGGAATTAATAGAATTTTAAATGTAGCAGGTATAGCTAGAAAAGCTATAGTAAAAAACGGTAAAGAGTTTTATAAAAAGACCGTTGATGAGATTAACAAAGGTGTAAAAACCCCTGAAGAAAAGGTGGACTTTGTAGAAAATATTTTGAAAACTTGTCCGTCTGCAGATGAAGCAGTAGCTGTATTAAAAAGTTTTTTCGGATTGGATACAGAGCAGCAAGATATACCGGAAGAAAATCATAATCATGAAACATCTCCCTATTACGAACAGGTAGAAGAGATTTTTAAGATATATGATAATAGTACAACTGGACATGGTATCTCTAAGGAAGAAATATATGAGGCTCTGGATAAAATTCCTGAAGAAAAGAAGGAACAGGCTGAACAAATTATAACTACTGCTCTCGGATATGCTACGAATGTAAAAAAGTTCGTAGAAAAGGTAGACATACAATTAACTAATATTGTTGGACTATAAACCATTAATCAGGTCTGGTTCAGAGATGAACTGGGCCCTTACTTTTATACATTATGGCAAAAGAATATCCTAGTATCTGGATTACTGAACAAATAGAACCAGATGTAAATGGAAAACCAATAGTAGTTTGGGACATTAGTGTTAAATTAAAAGCAGACCTAAAACCAGTTCATTACAATAAACCTACAGAAGAAGAAGCTATAGCATTTTGTATTGACAGGTATGGTAAATATGATAGCATAAAAAGAGCTATATGAAAGATTCTAAAATGAGTATTGGCTGGCCTAGTAGTATTTTTAGGGATAGTGATAAGGTAGAAGCAATGTCTTATATCTATGTTGCTCTCCTCTTCTTAGTTATTCATACTGGAATATGCTGGAAATATATTTTAAACAGACAAGATATTATTGATTATAATACTCCAAAGAAATTTACTTTTGAGGTAGTAGACTCAATAAATCGAAGAGATTATGGTTTGAATACAGAATATATTCTAAGAAAAGGCAATTTTACTTATACAACACACAATCTCACTTATTTTGAAGAGAAACAGATAAAACAAGGAGTAAAAACATTGACAATGTATATCACCTTGGATGAACTTGATGATACAAATGATAGAAGTAACCCCGATGAATGGTTTCCAATAAGGGGCTGGGGATGGTATATACCAATGCTAGTAATTCTACCAATACTTATCATTGTATGTATTTGCGCCCCTGCAGTTTCCAATGACATTATATTCAATGAAGGCGCTAAGGATACTTTTTGGGGAAAGGCATATATTATGACCGTCATAGCTGTTATTCTCCTATCAGTAGCTAATTCTATTATACCATTGATAATCTGCTGCTCATGAAAAATAAAAAGGACGGAGTATTTAATTACTCTATCCTTTTTTTATTTTCTATGGATTCAAAGAAGCTTTAAGTTGTTGCTCCTGTTGTATGTCTTCAGCAGTTTTAGGTTTGTTGTAAACCTTTCTATTTTCATACTGATAGAACCAAGAGATTACTTGTGTCATAATATCTTTTGCCTGATTTTCGTCCATGAAATCATTTGGATCATATCTCACATTCCATTTACGCATATAAATAGTAGTTGGCATGATAAGATCATCAGTATCTATTTCACATTTAATGCATAGATCATCATTATCTTCAAATCTGCCCGCTACAAAGTGATCCTTCCATATCTTATAGTATTTATAAGATGGCGTTACTACTTCATAATTAGCGGGGATCTGATCTTTAGGACACTCTTCCCACTCTACATCATTAATTGGAAAATCATTAAATATCATATCAATTTCAGGTTCAATAATGTCTTCCCATACCCGCTGTAAAGCACAACTACCAGTTTCTGAAGTAATAAGAACTAATCTATCATCTTCGTCTACTGCAATAACTTGTCCCTCAAACAAGAAACAGTCTCCGGGTTTTAATTCTGGCTCATGACCTAAGAACTCTCTATCCTCTATGTATAAATCTTCAGGAAAGCCACCTTCAGGCTTAATAACATTACCATCTTCATCCTTCTCTACTTTGCTTTCATCAAGTTTTTTAGGGAATGAGCAATACTTCCATTCAATAATCATATTAAGTTCAGCTAAGAGATACTTTTTCTCAATCTTATTAATACCTCTTCTACAACCAACTTTATACTTCTGTCTTAAAACTTCAATTACCATAATTATTTTATTTGTTTTATATCATAATAATATTTTCTCATTATTTTTAATTTTCTCGTAAGTCTTTTGTTGTCATTTATTACAAAAATAAGGTCATCAGGGCTTCAGAACCTTAACTATGTATGAAAAATTTTAAAAAACAATGATATGTTAGAGAAAGAAGAGATTCAACTTTCACGACAGGATCGAATTAATACTCTAAAGTCCGCTACAGAAATCCTTAAAAAAGAATTTGTAGGACTGGATGACGTTATTGATGAGATTATGAAATCAGTGAAACCTTGGTATATAACTCCAGAGGTTATAAAAAGACCAGTTATCGTAAGTCTATTTGGAATGACTGGTACTGGTAAAAGCTCTGTTGTGAAAAGATTAACAGAATTATTGAAAATTAATAACAAAACCCTCTATTTTGACTGTGGACGAGAAGCAGGGTCTGATAATAATAGTATTAATAGTATTATTAATCAAACCTGTGAAATTCTTGGGGTTGATTCAGAAGATCCTAGCTCTCTTGGAAAAGCAAATGAGGATATGGCTCAAGATCTTGTATACATTTTTGATGAGTTTCAGTATGCCAGAACACTTAATGAACAACATGAGGAAGTAGTTAAAAGTAGCTTAAGACCCATTTGGAAAATTATTGATGATGGCAACCTTGATCTAACAGATACTTATAATTATGACTATAATAAGTTCTGTTCATTCTTGGAAGATCTGGAACCTTTCGCAAAAAAATATCCTGGAATTAGGGTAAAAGAAAATGTAATTACTGACCCAAATGATATTAAGGAAATCTTAGAGAATATTGGATGTTACGTCTATCCATGGCGTGAAATTCCAAGTCTTGAAAGAAAAATTAATATCCCTACAGGCGAAACAGCAAAACCTAATGAACAGGAAGAGGTTGATTACGATGGTGAAGATGAAGAAGAAAGTCATATTATAAATCGATCTTCTATGGAAGAACTAGAAGAGGATACAAGTAAAAAGAAAAAAGATCCTTATAGACCTCTAAAACTAGTTCCTATTAGCCAGATTAAAACTATAGTAAAACGACTGAATTCTGTTGATTTTGAACTAAGTAAAAAAACTATTCAAGATCTTTATTCAGCTGAGACTGTCCTTGAAGTTTACAAAATCTTAAAAAATGTAACTAAGATTTGTAATTCTCCTAAGACTCTCAACTGTTCAAGATGTCTGGTATTTATTATTGGAAATCTTGATGAAGCTTTTGGCGTCGAAGATGAACTTAATCCTGATATGGACGCTGACATATTTAATGATATTACTAGCAAAGTAACTGTCTCTGATATCAAAGAAGCACTAACACAGCGCTTTAGAGCAGAACAAATCGCTAGAATAGGAAATAATATGATCAAGTATCCAACGATGAAGAAAGTTCACTTCGAAAAAATTATTAGACTGGAAGTAGAGAGAATTATAAAAGACTTTAAAACTGTTGCTCCTAATCTAGAAGTAATTGTTAGTGAAGAAATTTATAACCTACTCTATGCGGAAGGTGTATATCCTACTCAAGGTGTACGACCCATCTTTACTACTATTGGATCAATGCTAACCCCATATTTCTCTGAAATATTAATCAATATGAAAGAAGATGATACTAGGGTTAGTATTGATATTAAAGATAAATCTGATTGGACAGACCGTGAGTTTAAAGTACCTACAACTACAATAATACTTACGTTCCAAGACGGAAGGGTAGTAGAATATGATTATAAATTACAACTTGGGTCACTTAGGAATCCTACATCAAGAGCTACACGATTTATTAGCGGAGTTCATGAATCCGGACATGCTATTATGATGGCACTTCTTACAGGCAAAGCACCACAAAATATAGTGGCAGTGTCTACTGATAAAGGTGGGTTCTGTAGTACTTATGATCCTGAAAAAGAAGGAGAAATAGAATGTAAAGCTGATGTAGATAATGATATTATGATATCTTTTGGCGGATACCTTGCTGAACAATTAATCTATGGAGGCGATAGACCAGAAAGGTGCCTCTTAGGATCTAGTAACGATATTAGATCAGCATGGAAATCACTATCCTTAGCAGTACTAAGAGTCGGATATTTTGAACCTATGTCATTCTCTAACTTCGAAGTAGAGGAAACCGGAAACGGTATGTCTTCAGGCTTTGGATTACACTCAAAACTAATCTATAAGAACCATGAATGTACTCTAGAAGAAGCTATGAGAACTAGATGGGATGAGTTAAAAGATGAAACTTACAAAAACTTATTCTCTGAGAAAAAACTTATTAGAAAAATGGGCCTTTATCTTGGAGAACATGGCGCCATGAGTCGAAGTAAGTTTCTAGAGTTCATCGATAAGTTTGGTAACCAACTTACCCTTGAACACATGGAAAGAACTAAAGAGAATAATAGTTCTTCCTACTACAAAACTGTCCTCGAAGACAGGGTGGATACTAATAATCAGCCATAAACATATTAAATAAAATATGGTGGTAGATCCTAAATGATAATAAAATTAATATAATTAATGATAATAAATAATAGATACTTATATTTGGATAAAGGATCGTTGATTATTAGCAGTCGCTAGTGGAGAGTCTTATTAGTTAAATATTATATAAATAGAGTATAAGACTCTCTATTTTTTTTCTTGACCGTTGAGAGTTTCTAATGTCTTTTATTAATCCGGCCTGCCCGGATTCCATCCGCCACTCGCTTGCTACATTCGTCACTTCATTCCTCATTCCACTTAACGCTCCCACCCCGGCTCTGTGTAAGAAGCATTCCAAAGCTACTCATCGGGACTCGGGACAAAGTCCGTCCCTCGTTTAACCCTCTTCGTTTAACGCTTTGGCAGCTACGCTATTGAATAAGACTCCTAGAACTTTATCATTGACCGAACGGAACGAAGTGGAGTGAGGGAATAAGGTAGAAAAAGTTCATTTATTTTTTATATCTTTCTCTCCTTTATAGGATTATTTTTAAAATGGGAAAAAAATAAATGAGATTTTGCCTTCTAGATCCTCTCAAGTCCTTATGTATGAAAGAGAAAAACTAGAGAACAATAATAAAGGTGAAGTATTCTAGGGTTTCTCTTAATATTTTAAAATTATATATTATGAAGATAGAGAAATTAATTGTGCCTAATGGAATTAGGTACATCAGTGATTGGAAAGAATTTAATTTATTCAATTTTGGTGAACCATGTATTCTAAATAAAGTTTTAACTGGTTGTGGCCTAACGGAGTATTGTATTAGAAACTCTCAAAATGTAATCTTATGCAGTCCAAGACGAATACTACTAGAGAATAAGGAAGACCAACACCAAGGAGAAGTTTATTATGTAAGAAATGAAGTAGAGAACCAAATTAATTTTGAAAAAGACTTAAGTATTGATAAAATTTCTAAAAATAATGGAAATATTTTATTAAGCAATCTTGGCCTGATCTCTGACAATGATAAAAAAGCTAGAATAATGAAACTAAAACAGGGGATATTAGATTATTATTATTCTTGTCAACCCTCTCCATTTAATCCAGGAAGACCTTGTAAAATCCTAGTAACTTATGATTCTTTCAGACATGTTAAAGAGGTATTAGGGGAGGATATTAAGGACTTCTATGTGGTTATTGATGAATTTCAGAGCATTTTTACTGACGCCAAATTCAAGTCAGATACTGAATTAGAATTTGTAGAGCAAGTTAAGGATCTTTCTCATGTATGCTACGTTTCAGCTACACCAATGCTAACTAAGTATCTGGAAATGTTAGATTATTTTAAAGATCTACCTTATTTTGAACTTGATTGGGAGAGTGAGAATAGGGATTGTATTATAAAACCTAATTTAAATGTAAAGTATTGCGGCAAGGGGAATACAATACAAGCAAATATAAAGAAAATAATACAAACATATCTTTCTGGTAAGTTTGAAACTTATAAGTATACTGATGAAAATGGTTTACTTCAACAAATAGAAAGCAAAGAAGCTGTAATATATGTTAATTCAGTTAAAGATATTACTAAAGCAATAAAAGGGTCTAATCTTACAATTGATCAATGTAATGTTTTATGTGCTGATACAAAAGAGAATGAGAAACAAATTAGACATGCATTTGGTGGAAAGGTAAAGGATGGAATTAAGTATATAGGCAAAGTTCCAAAAATAAATGAGCCGAGAAAAATGTTTACCTTCTGTACAAGAACAGTATACTTAGGTGCTGATTTTTACTCCACCAACGCAAGAAGTTTTATATTCAGTAATGCTAATATTGATTCTTTATCAGTGGACATTTCAATGGATCTTCCACAGATTTTAGGTAGACAGAGATTAGATGAAAATCCATGGAAGAATAGTGCTGATTTATATATTACCTTACGATATGATAAGAATTCTAAACAAGAATTCATAGACTACATGAATAGAAAAGATAAACAAACTAAAAATCTTTTACAAGCTTATTCTGAATCATCATCTGATGAGATTAGGGGATCTTTAGCAGAGAAATATGAAATTGATGCTAAAAATTCGAATTATAAAAGAGATTATGTGGCAGTAAATCATCATTCAGGCTCTAGTATAATTCCAGTATTTAATAAATTAATGCAGATAGCAGAACTTAGGACTTTTGAGATACAAGAATATGACTACAAAGATCGTTTTAGTGTCTTTTCTAGACTAGGGGAGAAATATAGTACATCTTCTTCTAAAAATAGAATAGATGCAACAATAAGTAATTTTAATAATGCATTTACTAATTTTCCGGACAAGATGAAATATTTATGTGATCAAAGGTCTATACTAGATGAAACTGAATTTAATATTATATTATCTCTTATTCCCGATGATTATAGGAATTATTTAACTATATTTACAGTAAAGGAGATTAAGAGCAAAGAATATCGCAAGTTAGACTTAGAAAAAGAGTTTAAAATACGTTATGAAAATCAATACATTAAACCTAAGATTACTAAAGAGATTACAGCAACTTTTATAACTGGATCAAAATATACAAAATCAGAGATTAAAGAAAAATTAGGAAAGATTTATAAAAACTTAGGATATAACTCTACACCAAAAGCAACAGATCTAGAACAGTGGTTTGAAATTAAGTCTACAACAATAAAAAATCAGTCTGGTAAGTGGGTTAATGGTATAGAAATAATAAAAAAGAAAGGAGATTAATTTCTCCCTTCTTTCTTTTCGTATAATTCTCTTAGGTGTTTAGCTTTATCTTCCATACTTTGAATTTGTCTAAAGATAAATGTTTGCATTTCTTCTCTACACTCTTCCTCAGTTGTATAGAATCTTTCTTCGGTTACAAAATTCATCATAAACTCATCAAATTGATTTCCGTTAAGGATAGATACTTCTCCAACTCCAAGTGAGTTTGTAACAAAGATTTTTCCAGTGCATGGATTAATTTCTCCTTTAAGAACGAATATAACTGTATATTTACCAATTCGATGAATTTGTTCAATCTCCTCTTTTATTATATTAAACTTATCGTCCCATTTGAATATAGTATCACCAGGTTTCAGATCTTTGAACTGTTTGTAAGATTTTGCCATTTTCATCTGTTCCAATCAGGTTTGGGTTATATTCTGGAAAATTTTCTTTTATATAATCATAATCTGCTGGATTATTTGGATCTAAAAAGTAATCTTCCTTATAAGCTTCTTCTAAGTGTCTCTCCTTTATATATTCATCTGTAGTTGTTACATATAGAATATCGGTATACAATTCCTCACTATATCTTCTATTATAGTTTACGCTTACTTCAGATCCTCCTTTATCAACTTCTTCTATAAAAGCTCTTAGTTCCGGAGTCTCTGCATAAGTATACATATCTAATTCAAGGTAGACAATTTTCATAGTTTTTCTTGAAGTTTTTGAATTTCCTTTTTAAGTTTACCTATTTTCTCCCAGATCAACTCTTTTCTTTTAGCTAGAGCGTCTTTCTTAGATGTAAAGAGATAAAAATAATTATCTTTAGTTTTTATTTCAGTTTTTCCTACTGTTAATGGATCAATTTTAATTTTAAATCGTCGTTTTGTCGTTAATATAATCAAAAATGTCTTCCCATAAAAGTATGATTCTACAAAGATATATTCTTCCACCTCTAGTTCATCTACATCGAGTACATAAAATGTATCTCCCTTTTCCAATTCATTAAATAATTTTGTCATAATAAAAGTAGGCCCGTTATAGACCTACCGATTTTTAGTTTATAATGAATTAATATAATCAATTAATGCATCTTTATTCATAGCATCAGCAATGCCATAGGATTCTAGAATCAAGCCAGAGATAATTCCGGCTATATCTTTCCCTTCACTGTCCTGACTATGAATTACATTATCTCCTAGTAGTGTTTCCCAACTAGCCTCACTTTTTACGCGAATGCCAGCATGGTCTACTATATTAATATGAAATACATTCCATTTTTGTTGCGCAGCTGCAATAAGGTCCTTAGCTTCCATAGTAGGAACATCTTTATCACCAAACTGTCTTTCTATACTTTCGCTTTCCAGTTTAGGGTTACAAGGTTCATCCCCAATTGTAATCAAGACTCCTTTCTTTCCTCTTTTATCAAAAGAATCTGTCTTAATGTGATTAGCTGCGTAATAATGTGCCAAGGTATAAGACTCGTGCCAATTACCTCCACCTCGTCCTTCAAGCCAGGTTAGTTTTAACCACTTATCTAGTAGTTCATCGCTTGATTCAAACTGTCCAACTTGAATAGGTGCTCGATCATAGTAGTGATCTCCAATTCCCATAAAACATACCTGTGGATCTTTAATTCCTTGTTCCATAATTACTTTCATAATTTTTGGAAAGGCATTAGAGATTAGGTAGTATGGAATTTTTCCCATCGAACCGGTTACATCAAGTGCCAAAATGATAGGAAATGATTCTGGATGCTCAGTACTATCGCAAGATTCACGATCTTTACCTTTAATATTCATCTCTTCTGGCATAGTCTTCGACGTAAATGTCTGACTAATTGAACTAGATTCATAACTCTTAGCTCTAGTTGCCGATTTTAAATAAGAATAGCTTCCACCACCCATAATTTAATATTTTTTAATTGTTAAATACATACATAGGTAAGGAAAAGAAGGGTAGATTTTATTCTACCTCTTCATCACTATAATCATAATAAATCTTATCTAATCCTTCATATATAACTGGTTCATGTGTCCCATATATAACAACCCCAAAAGGAGTAGGACTAAATTTAAAACTTCCCGCATTCATTACAATATCGGGAGCTAATCTATCACCAGTCATTGCAAAATCAAAGCGTGTATTTGATGGCACTGAACTAAGTCGACCATATATTGATACTCCAGCAAAGTAGAGTTTAATAACTTGGCAACCTCTCTCCTTTGAGTATTCGCTATGGTCTATACCTTGTGTACAATAGTTAACATACCCGAAGCCACAGCTTTTTTTGATGATACCGTTTTCTAGGAAATCTTTAACTCTTCTTTTATCATCAGCAGTTCCTCCACTAATTTTTACTTTTGTATTTAACTTACAAAGAAATCTTAGGTCAGCACCATTGCAAATTTCTCTTAGGTTATCAAGAGTTGTCAAGCAGAGTCTTTCAGCAGACCATCTCCAATCCCCATCAGAATCAAACATCACAAGACTAGGGCGTATTTCCCTAGGGATAGATTGTTTTTCAATATAGTCTCCTAATAAACCTTCATTAGATCCTATAAGTCGTGTATTAAACAATTCTCTATACCTAAAACTATTAAATCTTGGATTATTTTGTAAGCTTGATTCTACTTCTGGTGTAATTTCCAAAGAATTATTATCAATAATATCCTCAAAATCCAAGTAATCTATAAAAGAAATTGTATGACTAAAGAGTTTTTTCGCAGCTACTATAAACTTTTCTGCTCCAGTAGAAAGAGTCTTAGCTTTAAATCTAGCTTCTGCCTCTTTAATCTGATCAAAAATTAATTTTTTTGCCATTTTCTTCGGTTGGGGTAAATTTGGTGCGGTTACTAGACCAATCAATTGATATAATTTTTTCTGGATTCTATTTCTAAATCATTTCTCTCTCGCATATCTTTATTATCTACAAAGATTATATTTTCTTTTACTTTAATTTTTGAATTATCTGGTATATTATACCATTTTTCTTTTAAACATAATTTACTCATACATAGATAAGGCTTTAAAAAGAAAAGGAGTATTTCTACTCCTTATAGTATTGAGCTCCATAGTCTTTAATTGCTGTATCGTAAATTTTAAGACTAGTAGCTTTGTTATTAATACTTGCCATACAGTGATTCAGGAATACAAGTTTATTCTTAAATCGTCCATCCTTAACTAGGTCTTTTACTGATTCCGCAACACAAATATCTTTTGCTAATCCTGCAATAAAGATTTTATCAAATCCAGCACTAGCTATATTATCTAATAGGTTTTTCCTAAATTCAGGAAGTGAATCATCAGCATAGGAGAATACACTATACATCTCGGCTTCATCTCTATAGCCCTTATCAATTGTTTTGTAATGAAGTCCATTATGTACCTCCGACCACTCTTGTAGTACCTGAATTAATTCCCCACTGAACTGTTGTCCATGAGATCCATGTATACAGTGGTTAGGCCAAAGTGTATGCTGTGCCCCCTTTGCTTCTATAGCTTTTAAGTAGGTAATAGCATACTGTTTTTCCATATATCTAGGCTTATATTCTCCCTTTTCTACTTGTAAAGCTGTAATCTTAGTAAAAGGATCTACCAATCTATTATTTTTGTCTAGCCAAGCATGACTCATTCCAATTTGTGTATGATAATGATCATCCCTAGTCAATAGGATTTCACTAATCTTTTCTCTATTTAGTCTAATGAAAGAAATTAGATTTGCATTGGCTTCTTCTCCTCCTATAACATATAATGAACCATCATGAGAAGCAAAGTCATTTTGCATATCAATAACCAATAAGAGATTCTTTTGTCCAAAAATTGCCTCTTTTTCTAGGAGGAATTGTTCTGTAATTACTCTTCCTTCATCATATCTCACCGAACATACCTGAGGAAGTTTTCCAGTAGCTATTGGATCAGCAGTATATGCATCCTTCCTAGCCTTGGTTATTTTATATGCTTTATTTTTAAATTCTACAAGAAGTTTATCCTTCTGTTCATCTGTAAGCCCTAATCCAAGAATTTTATTTAGAAGGGTACCTTGTGCATTTATAAGACTTATTTGATCACTAATAGAAGTTGTCAAATCTATTTCTCCAATAAGATCTTTTACATAGGTGAATAATTCCCCTACATCTACTTTTCCTTCAATAAGCTTTGTAAGCTCTTTTACATCAGCTAGATTTAATCTAACCTTTCTCTCTAATAATTCTTTTATTTTACTCATATCTATTTATAAGGCTTTGAAAAGAAAGAAGGACATATAGTCCCTCTATTCATTATTAATTTTAAATTCAATTTTATACTTCTTACATTGTTTGTGAGCTTGTTTAAGTTCCAATCTTAATGCTACTCGTCTCTTTAGAATATTTTGAACTTCATCTTTAGTCAACGACTCTCTACTTGCTTTTAAAGTAGCTGTTAGGAGCTTGATTTTAAGATTTAATTGAGTAGCTGTCGCTGCTGCATTAAGCCAACATCTCTTGTACCTAGATGCTCTCTGATTTTTAATAACCTTGTTTCTCATTGCTCGCTTGTTTATTTACAATTAATGTTTTCTTTTTCCAATCTTTACATCTTGCGTGCCATATTTTCTTGGCCAACTTATGTCTATTAATATCTTCTTGAAGATTACTAGTATCCTTACCAGATGCTTTATCCTTATTGCGTTTTTCTATTCTTAATTCTATCTCATGTTCTAAAGCATGAATTTTATATATTGCATTATTCCATGCTTTCTTACACATAGATGCTTTTTGTTGTAACATTGTCTTTTTCATATATGAATTACAGTATCACCCCATCCTTTGCCTAGTAAACTTGGTGAATGTGTACTAAGAATGAGTTGTAGGTTAGGATAATATTTTTGAAGATTATCTATTAATTCATATTGATAATCTAGACAAATATGAAATTCTGGTGTATCTAAGACATAAATTCCATTTTGATCGATACCAGGTCTAGTCATGATTAATAGTAAGAGTAATTCCCCAATACTTAAGTCATCAATTTTTAAGAGTCTATTTGTATCTTGTTTAGATATACAGAATTTTCCCTCGACCTCTAAGATTTCAAAACTTTTATCATTAAAGATATCTTGAAAAAATTCTTGCTTCAAGTCAAGATCATAGTTTCTTATATTTTGTTTAACTTCTTCAATTATTTCATCAGGATCCCAATACTCATCTGCCCAATGATTAAAAATACTTAAGTTTTTCTTTATGTATCCTTTAGCATCGTGAAGTTCCCTAGTATACTCAATCTTAGCAATTGAACCAGGTGTCCATACTACCTCTAAGTCCTCATTAAATTCAATTCGGATTTTGCCAGTAACAGGGATATGAGGTTCAAATATTGTTTCCTCTAGTGCCGATTTTAGAACTCCAATAATATTATGCAAAGTCTCAGTTTTTCCCGATCCATTATAACCAGCTAAAATATTAACATTGTCTTTTAAGTTTAGACATATATTTTTCTCTCCATCTAAGAGACCGTCTATTATAATTCTTTTTATTTTCATTTTCACAAATAAGGAAAAGAAAGAAAAGGAATTCTAACCTTTTCCTTGTAGAACCCTTGCTATATCAACGACGAAGGTATAAACAGCACTCACTATTTTAACATCTTTTTCTTGCTCTATTTTCTTTTGCATATCTCTATTTCTTCTACTTCTTCTGGATTATATTCATTAATTATACATAGCCAATTAAATGCTACTATATCTTCACTTTTCTTAATAATCATACATATGTAAGGAATTGAGGGAATGAAAAGAAACCCGATGTAATCTCTTACAAAGGGTTTATAAAATTGTGCTACCTAGTCAGCCACGTACAAGATTCTGGGGCATAACTGCTTCCCCTACACTTTCGTGATGAACTAATTCGTGGATTTGATTAAGCTTTAAGACCTGAGTCTTTAATCTTGAACCACTCATTATTGAGCAAAATAAGCTTTTATCCTTCATCTTTCAGCTTTTGATCTTTAACCTTTGAACCATAAATACTGTTTCATTAGTAAATTGATCTATTAACCTATAAATCGAAGGGCGCTATGTTCAGCATCTTTCGACTAGGTATCACAATATATTAATCATCAATCACGATACATGTCTTACTGTTACTTTCAGACAGAACAAAGTCTACATTTGATTCAAACTCATCAATGTATGCATCGAGTCTTGCAATCTCATCATCAATACCAATAGCATCTACTACTGAAATCTCTTCAGACTTCTTATAGTTTTCAACTGCTGTTTCGATATCTGCTTCTGATTTATTATTTCCATTACCTGCGAATACCTTACGAAAATCCTCTGCTGATCTAGTAAGCTCTAGTTCTGCAATTTCAAGATCTTGATTATTGGTTGCTTTCAGGTCTTGGAGTTTTCTAAGCAAGGACTTCTTCAGCGTTATAAATTTCTTTTCAACCAATGCTTGCTGAACGGTCATTTCAACCTGACCAATCTTAATCTTCGTCGTAGCATTAGATTCATCAATCCTAGTCTTAATCATAATGATTCTATCCATAATGGACATAAGACTTTGATATGCTGATTTAGACTTTTCTGAGAAGTCTTTCGGTGTTTGCGCCGTAAATGGTCGACGAAGCTTTGTTCCCTGCTTTATAGCTATAACTTGCAATTCTTCTACTTTCTTATCATACTTCTTCTGTTGAAGTTTAAGTTCTGACAATGCTCTAGTTATCGTTATTTCCATATTCTGTTATTTTTATTTGTGTCGATTAAAATTTAAACATAATTCTTTTCAGAATTATATTTCTTGCGTAGACGTTAGATCATTGGTTACGATGTAATCAAATCTCTTTTACTCTCTAATTTCGGTTGCCCATGAGAAACGCCTCTAGTCAATCAGGATGGATTTACACCAACATCTCCATCAACTCCTGATGGGCTTTATAATTAAGCTACTGACTGATATGTTACTCTTTTGTCGCGAAGTCTAGACTCGAACTAGAATCTTAACCTTATGAGAGTTATATGCTAACCAGTTACAACACTTCGCGATTTTATGTGTCTTGTACTTTCTCTAGTCACGAGGAGTCTAACCTCGGTCTTTCATTTTCATGAATGTTCTGACCCGCTTGAACTATGTCCTAGATTCTGTACTTGGTTGTGTCTATTAATTTTGTAATAACTTTTCGATTTCTTTCGTCCTCTAGCACGTCCCATGCGGGTTCTATGCAGGCTATTACTCACATATAAGGATTTCAGGGTTTCCTAGAATCCTCTTACATTTCTAAGGATTTCAAGGGTTATAAAAAGAAGAGGTGGCTTATACCATCTCCTCAATTTCAATATGTTCTAAGTTAAATAGAACCATGCTTTCACAATCCCAAGCATTCAGGTCAATACTAATTTCAGTAAGGTGACATTGGCTGTTACCACACTCAGTAAGAAGAACTCCATCATACCCATCTTTCTCTATATCCTCAAAATTTATTAATCTATCAAAAGTTATAGGACGAGGTGGTATTAATGGATACTTCTTTGATACTCTTACTAAGTCTACCAATGAATCTATTACTAAAATATTAGCTGTCTCTTTTAACTTGAACTTTGTCCATGTTTTTAGACTGTCTACATTATAATTTTCTCCGATGCACCAGTCTTTCCAACTACAAATAGAATTTACGGGGCTGCACCACAATCCACCACTCGGTTTGTTTAGGTACATATGTCTCCCATTTGAAATTCTGTTAAACTTTTCGGGATCTATGTGAATCCCATACGTTATAAATTCTCTTTCCATGTAATTAAAATTTAAAACCTAGGGCTATTTCTAACTCCAGGTATTTATTATTTATACATATATAAGGCTTTGACATACTTATTAAATTCCTCTTTAATTAATGTTTCTTTATGGATTAGACTATATCTCCTCTAGTCCAAACAACTCTGCTTGTGTTAATTCATCATATTCATCAGGATTTAAACCTTGAATTATACAAGAAGAGATAAACATTTTTGGATTTCTCGATTTCTTTATAATCCATTCATCTTCATCATATTGAAATCCCCAATTAGTTCCAAATTTTTCTATCATTTTCTCTCTAGCTTCTTCATAGGTTCCTTCTTCGATATGAAATTTTCCATCATTAGGACCTTCATCACATAGAAATGTAAAATAATATTTCATATCTTATATCGTTTTAATATTATAGTTTTTCGTAAATTCTCGATTCTCTCGATCAAAGACAATGTACGATTTAAGTCACATTCATAAATTGGCATAGTATCTCCTAAGTTATAATCCCCAGGGCAATTTATTAGTGAAGAAGATATAGCTAAATTAGTATTTTTCTTAGTTAGATATTGATTAAATAATAAACCGTAAGTCCCTTTCTGTCTATGTGCTATGAATAATTGATAGCCTCTTTCATTTCCCTGAGCACTACATCTATTCATAGTAATATAGGCTGTTTCAAATTTTATTAATTTTCCAAACTCGTCACCAGGCTTTAAATTACATTTTAATTTTGAAACTGAGCAGGATTCGTTATATAGGTCATTAATCTCTTTAAATATCGGCAATAATAGATCTTTAAATATTAGAACATCCTTGATGCCTCTATCCAATAGTTGTTCCGATATATAATAAGATTCATTAGTCAATTCTATACCGGTTGACTTTTGTTGCTGTCTTACAAATGAAAAGTTTATTGAGGGTATATGACTACTAACTAACCAAGATTTTAAAGGAAGTCTTGTACAGCTTTTTATCCAGCAAGATATATAACCGCCATTTTCTTCTCTTATGTAGGTATTAGTATCAAACTCACTAATAAACAACTTTTTTAATTCTGTGCAGGAATTTTGCTGGCTCATTTTCAGAATAAAATATTAAGTCACGCTCTTGTTCATCTGGTTGAATTCCATAACAAATCTCATAAACTTGTGCATAATAGTGTTTATGAACTTTTTTCAGCACAAATTTTCCATCGTGATGATTCTTTCTATAAGCTTCAACTTTATGTCCATTGTTAGATTCCAGACAAAGATCCTCCAATTGATATAATTCTACCTTAACATCTACTGGACCAACTTCTGGAGCATCTGTTACTTGTTGTTTTAAGATTGGTAAGAGGTTAAGTATTTTCTTATAATCATCAACCTTAATTACAATTTCATCTGATCCATGTTGCATAAACTTATATTGAACTTCACTAGTATCTAAAATCACTTTAACTTTTTCTGATACATGAGCGATCATCCACTTTTCAATTCGAATTGCTCTATCTGGATTCAAATTTCCAAAGATAACTTCTCTAAAGTACTTTGACTCTCGAATATAAGAATTCAGTGTTTCTTCTCCTCTTACTTCAAACTTAGAAATCCATTCATAGTATAAATCATCTATGCTTTGTCCGAGCTTAAGAGACTTTCCAATAAAGAATTCTGGATTGTACCATAACATTGCCTGGAAATTTGCTTTTCTTAAATCAATGCTCAAGAACCACTCTCCAACATGCTCAGGATTATATACATCTTTCTTTTGTGTATTTTTTAACCACTCTTGTTCATTATTATAGAAAGATGAAATAATATTATCCCTAGAGCTTATTTTTCTTTCACCAGAGTTAAAAAGTTCCATTAGATTCTTTCCGTCTTTATTTGTCTTGGACCATAAATTTTGAAGCATTGCCTCTCTTCTTTTGTAAAACGCATCCAAAAATGATTGAACAGATGGATACTCCTTTTCTATTCCCTCTAAAAGAGAAAGCCACTTAGTTCTTGATTGATGGGTATTTTCATAAAGTGAAATATAAAAATCCCAATATTCTTCTTCAAATACATCAATAGGAATTTTATTATCCTTTGTAAATCTAATCTTAAGCTTATCTAATTCTTGTTTACTACTCATATCATAATTAAGGAAAAGAAATCAGAGGACTTTATCACCAATTTTATTTCTGGTGTCTCCCCTAATTTTACACAATACAATTATTAAAATTGCATATACTATCCATTTTATTATAATATAAATTAGATTTATAATGGTCCAACAAATTTCTTTACTTGATTTCCTCTCAAAACAAAATTATGACTCATCCATATTTTCCTTTCATGTTCAGCTTTTTTCTCTTCGTTAATAGCTGAAAGTTTAAGAATTAGTCGTTCCTTTGCTAATGATTTATTTCTTACCTGTGATCTCTCATCTTCTGCTAAAACACTAATGCCAGTTGGTTTATGAATAGCTCTAACGGCTGTTTCAACCTTATTTACGTTTTGTCCTCCAGGACCGCTAGATCTGCAAGTTTCATAAGAAATATCTTCCTCTTTTATATCAATGGTATCTGCTTCAGAAAAGAAGTTTATACCAACAAACCAATTCTTTCTTTTGTGTTTTGGTCTGAAAGGATTTGATGTAGCCACCCATAAGATAGTACCTTCCCATTCAGATTTCAAAGATTCTACATTTTCTTTAGTGCTTAAAATTACAGAGAGCATACAATTATCTTCTGTATTATGATCTTCATGATCCACTAAGGTTAATTCTATCCCTTTATTTATTGCATCAGCTATAAATTTCTTTAGTATTAAAACTACAGCTCTACTACATTCTACTGGACCTCTCCCTCCAGTTATTTGTATATAAGTTTTCATATTGATTTATATAAGTCTATAAGATTTCTATACCTAACAACTTTTTTTATTCCTATTGATAGAAATATATTCCAACCAAAATAAATACATAATGCTATTTGATATCCTATGAAATAGTATACTGAAGCTACAATCCCCAGAATGAATATATTCCAAAGTGTAATTGAAAGGTATAATAAATTCTTTTTATGTTTTGGTGAAAGAATAGCTACTGCATAATGTTTTGTTGTTAATTGAGCACATACTATGGTTTTTAGCCACTCTACCTCTGGATCATATGGTTTCCAATTTTCTTTTATTCTCTCGATTGCCGTTGATTCTAGTATTTTAGGCTTATTATCTCTACTTAAGTAACCTAATTCTATTTGTTCTTCTATAAAATCTTTCATCACATTAATAAGGATTTTTGCGTTAAAATTCATTCGAGAGCCTTATACGTGAAAGAAAAAGGGTGAGTTTGTTGTGTGGCTTAGTTTCCTTTTTCTTCTTCCTCTTCGAACATAAGCTTATGAAGTTAAAAAGTATTATTGCGTATTTAGGAACATTTCCTAAGATTATGAGTGAGAATAGCACTAAATTGTTTGCTTTACTCATTTCTGCTATTACTGGAAGTATTTTGGTGGCTATAGTAATTCCATTCATTTTAATTTATGATGTTATTACTAATGGTCATGTTGAAACTAATCTCACCGATCTGGGCGTGTTTATCCTGTGTACAGGTGGATTTATTTTTGGAGCTGGTGTGAATGTTAAAGTTCCGGAATTAAAGGATCATGATAACAAATCATCACATCCAGGAAGAGTGATGTCAGAGGAAGTTGATGATACAGAATTTTGTATTCCGAAAGAAGAAATAGAAGAGGAGGCGGAAAAATAAATTCTGGAGAGAGGGAAAGCTATGGGTCGGCTTCCCTTTCTTTTCCTTATTTACGGTAAGGTTTACCAATATGAAGTCACAGAAAAATTTTAAAGAAGAACAATTTAACGAATGATTAAAATTTTAACAGGCTAAATTAGTAAATTTTGAATTTTAAAAAGTTTATTAAAATTGGATTAAAAGTTGCAGCAGCAGCGATAGCAGGTTTTGCCGCATTTGTAGGGATCGGACAAATTTTCAGTGAGAGTAGTGAAAAGAGCGAAGTAGAAGAGGCTCAACAAGAAAAGGAAACCGTTAGTACTGGTATCCAAGTAGTGGAAGGTTTGAGAAAGACTCAAGATGTAACTGGCAAATTTATTACACTCATTCAATCTATCACAATGGTAGCGGAGAGTGTTGTAAGAATGTTTGATAAAAGTAGTTCTGCATCTTTATATAATACTCAACCTCAGTATTATGTAGGTCCTGGTTATACTGCTCTTAATAATCCTTACAATAATCCTTGGGTAATTGGTGGTGCAGCTCCAGGTTTTGGTATTGGACAAAATATTAAAATGGGAGACTCCACGTGGACCCGCGTTGATACAAATATTATAGAAGCTAGATAAACTTCTTAGTCTGTTAATAAAGGTGATTTAAAATGGTTGTGTAAAATAAGGGGTTATGTGGATTACCCTTAATTTTTTATTATGTTATACTTATTCGGAAGTGGTTCTTATAAAGGAAATAGAAAAGTTGTAAAAGTAGGTTTTACTGATGATATTGAAACTAGAAAACAACAATATCTTCTTCATAATCCTCTTGGAGAGTTCTTAGGAATACGAGATGGCGATAGATTACTAGAACTAAAATTACATCTTAGGCTAGAAGATTATAAAGTAGAATTCCTAGATGAGTGGTTCTACGATGAGGAAGAAGTTGAAGAGATTTTTGGTAGTACGGAATCTCAATTAAATAAATGGCTTTGGGAAAATAGGAATACAACTCTCCTTGATCCAGAAATGCCTAAGCAAGGAACAATGAAATATGAAATTTATGAGGAATTGAAAAGTATGTTCGATAGTACAGGATTAGATTTTGGGCAGAAATCCTTATAAATGTATGAAAGAAGAAAAAATGAAGTTAGAAAATATCGGAATCGGTAAGTTAATTTTTATAGTTGGATTTCTTGCAGTATACGGATTTTTGTGGAAAGAATTGTTAACAGATGGAACAGATATTCCAAGTACAATGAAAATTATCTTATATATTCTCCTCGGTTTAATGCCACTTTTAGGTTGGGGAATAGTAACAGGAGGAGGAAAACCTACTAAGAAATAAAAATATATTAGACTGATAGGGATATTAGCAATTATTGAGCGTATACTGATATTAAGCGTACTTAATATTAATGGTGTAATAAAAATAAAATAAAAAGAGAAGGATTAATTTCCCTCTCTTATAATTTTGTTAATTTTACGTCTTCCCACTTTCCACATCCATGATTAGATTCAATATGTGTTAAGATATCTACTCTATTTCTCCACCTCTTATTCATACAGTCGTGAATTGTATAAGTACCATTAATACTAGGATCAGCCTGACAGGCTAGCTTTATTGTATCTCCATAAGAGAATTCTCCTAAAAGATCTCTACTAATTGCTACCCACCTAAGTTCCTCATTTTTAAGTTTTCTCAGGTCAATCTCACTATTATCTGCTGTAATAAGAGGATCTTCGTCACACTGGTTAATCACTGGATTATACCTAGTTACAGTGACAAGACGCTCTGTCTCTTCTTTTGGCTCTATTTGAGTCTCTTCTTTTGGCTCTATTTGAGTCTCTTCTTTTGGCTCTATTTGA